TTATTGCTTTTTGCATTCATTATCATTCAGCCAGTCTGCGTATTTCTGTGCTGTTTCCTTGTCACGGAAATACACATTGTAATAATTGTCGATTGACGCAAAATCCCGACCATCGTACATTTTGTCAGCAACATACTCTCCGCTGCTATCGTAATACTCTTCCGTATTCGACAAATCGCGTCGAGAATACCAACCGCATATTTTATCACCCATCAGCTTGAACTCTGAGCAGTCGGATTGTCTAACCTCGAAATGCGGCAGCCTTTTTGCGCATTGACATTTTTCTGTGTATCGTTGACCAGATGGAGAGAAAAATTCTATCATCCTATTTGCATCACACTTATCGCATTTCGGTTGCTCAACACCAATATTTAAGACTTGATATAACATAGTCTGAAAATCTTCCAGAAGTTTAGATAAGCGTTCTCGTCTGACCTCGCTTCTAATCTTATCTCTGAGATTCCGCTCATCAAACTTGAATTTTTCTTTTGCCGCCTCAAGTTCTCTGACCTTTGCATCGTAATTATCCACGATGTCTTTCATATGCTCGTTTTCCTTTTGAAGCGTTTCGAGCTTTTCCTTCAGTTCTTTAGTTACGCTATCACGGAGATAGTCTTTTAATTCTTCGCATTTTTCATCGAACTCTGACGGTTCGTAGTATCCGGTATCATATTCCCAATATCCCATTAACCAGCCTCGCTTTCACGTCCAAAAGCATCTTTATATTTCATGAACAAATTATTTATTGCTTCTGCCATAATTCTCTGTTCCGAATGACAGTCCTCCTGATAATATAGGTTGCGATACCAGTTAAGAATTTCCAAAGGATTCGTCATGTGATATTTCTCAACACCTTCAACAAAGTGATTGCATTTCGCAATAGGTTTATGACTGCTTTGCTTATACGTCCTGTTTTTAAACTCATCATACGACATGAACACAGGACACTTGCCGACACCTCTGCAAACATCTCGGTCTTGATTGAGTCCGCACACAAATGTTTTCTGGTGTGAAAGCGAAGGAACACGATTTGCATATGGGCAGCTATCAGTCTTCTCAGGCATAGAATCGACTAGAATTCTCATGATTCACACCACCTCAATCTTTGGAGTCAGCATGAAAAACTCACTATGGCTGCCGAAATCAAACATAGTCGAATTCCCACCATTCCACATTCGCACATAGTAGACCGGTTCATTTTCTTCTTTGCAATGTTTGTTAATTGCCGCAAACGCAACATGACGTGCTTCTTCGTCAGACATATTAGCATCAAGCGTCTGAACGACACTTACACATTTGCCGTATTTGAAAAAAAGTTTACGTTCCATTAAATTCCTCTCATCTAAACACAACAACCATACTTGGGAATGGCGCACTTTCTGCCGCGCCAACAAAGCGCAATCGTCCTTTTATGAACCTAATTTCAACATTTGGTTTATTGTAGATATATTCGTGAAAATATTTCGTGTCCGTTCTAGCTGGAATCAGCATAACAACAGTAGTGTTTTCTTGCTTTGACTCTTGCGAACATTTCTGAACCCAATTGCCGATCTCACGACCATACGGCGGGTTGCACCAGACTGTCTGCCCCACCCAATTTTGTTTCAGCCCATCATCTGATTCAGAAAAGAAATTATCGCATTTATGATTCGTTTCATTCGCGCACGCATCTAATGTAAAATGGAATTCATTGTCAATTTCATCAAAGAAATCTTGTGGCGTCTCCCAATCCATTTTCTTTGACGAAAACAAAGCGTCAAGTGCTATATCTCGTCATCCTTTCCCATAGCAGCCACGCATTGGCCGGATTTTCGCACGCTGGCGTCCTTTGATTGCAAACGGGGCAACAGACCACCACACATGGCTTGTCCCGTCCACGCTCAAAAATTTCAAAGTCCTGCGGCATGCCGCCACATTTGCACATCAGCATTTGCCTGTGCTACCGATCCCGCCACGGCTCTCATTATTAAGGTTGTCCACCTCGCGGAACTCGATTTGCGGCTGATGCTTCATGATTCTGAATTGGCAGATACGATCGTTTGCGAGGATGGTCGTTTTTCTCAAGGCAATAGCGGGAAAATACCACTGGTCGTTGTCACCACAATAGCTCTCGTCAATCAGTCCCATGCTGTTTGCCTGAATGATCCCAAAGTTTTTGAAGGTAGAACTGCGAGGAATCACATGGGCTTCATAACCTGCTGGGAGCTGCATTGCGATACCTAGCGGAATGAGCTTAAATTCCATCGGATCCATGTCTACGGTTTCTGCTGCACGCAGGTCAATCCAATCGGATTTGCCGTCGATGTACGTCAACTTGTCAATGCTATCTGTAAGATACTTAATGTTGATTGTCTCTTTCATTATGTCCCTCTCTTTATGTGCATTTTGGATAATTTATTCTATTGCTTCGTCGCAAAACTCCTTGGCAGAGCATTGCGCGCATTCATTTACCGAGCGCGCCTCCCAATCGCAAGTGAAGCCACAGTCTTTGACCATCGCAATTCGGTCTTTTGGATTATCCCAGTCTAGTTCTGACTTGCCAAACCTATAATACTTGTCCGCTTCTTTCATCCTAAGACATTCGATTTTCATGAAATCTACACCGTCGCAAGCATCTGTCCATTGCGCAGCAACCTTTGCTTGACCTCTTGTTTCTGCAAAGACGATTGTTGCGACAAATTCGTCTTTCTCTCTGACGAGCCATGCCTTCAAGATTTACAACTCTCTTTCTCATGAAACTTTGTATATTGGCTTTTTTCGCCAGTAATACATCTCAAAGCTGACTTGCTTGACAAGTTACACACACGATGCCAACCGTTTTCGGACAGGATGGCGCGTGCGTTAATACACGTATCACACTTCATCGCTGTCACCGTCCATCTTTTTTGCATGGGGAACAAAACAATTTATCAATCCAAGATACTTTCCCACTACCACCAGTAGCGCATTTCTTCGACTGGCAAGTTCTGTTCTCCTTGTGATAATAGATGCAGTCCTTACATGGGTTTCGCATTATTCTATACCTCCGTCCATTCTCGCGCCGTAGCTGCAAAAATCATAGGGGTGCGCTGGCGGCAAAATCCCATGATAGCGTGGGTGCCCGCAATTACCCATCTCAGTCCTATGGGCACAGTCCTTGCAGTGCACCACCGGCGCAACGTCGGCAACCGGTGCGCCATTCAACAGAAGCAAAAACTCATTATACGCCTCTGCGCCAGACGCCTGCTTCAGCTTCCTCTGCATTTCGGCTGATGTAAGCTGCCCCATCAGCGCAGCACAGTCAAAGTAGTTAGCCATCTTTCAATCCCTCCACTAACTTGCTGATTTCGCCCACGAGGTCTAACTCAGCGCTTATCGCAAAAATCTCTGCAAGATTGCTCCCACGGGGCTTACGTTTAGCCCACTCGATAAACCTGACAGCATCCCTTCTTGATAAGCGGCCAATTTCTTTCGCAGAGTTATTCCATTCACTGTCGATCTTGTGCCCAACCAGCCACCAACACGGCCCATGCCGCAACTGGAGTTCAAAATAGTCGTAATCATCCGGGCTAACTGTTTTCTTGATAATCTCATACCAGTCCAATGACGGCATGGTGTACTCAAACTTGAATGGTTCAGCCATCCTTCTTTCTCCTTTCATCCGCTTCCTTCAGCGCCAGAAACACCATCTCGTAGAGCTTCCGCGATGTTTCGCCGCTGATCGGTATCAGCGGCGCGATGTAGCTCCAGCAGTCTTTGTATGTCAGGTCAGGCATTGTTAATTCTCCTTTGCAAATGGGTCATACTCACTAGGTTTTGCCTGATTTGCCCATTCAACCCACTTTACTACTTTCTCTCGCAATTCGTCATCGAGCAAAAATGCCTCTTGTACGAGGATGATTCCTGGATTTTCCCTCATTATACTTGCGTTGTTCACAATTTCCTCGTAATCAAGGGGCGTAAAACGCTTAGAATACACTCTGTCGCTTTTACTGGAAATTCGGCGTGTACAAGAGCATTCAATAAGCCTGAACCTGTCATTCTTGATATGACAAGGGTCACTGTATTTTTGAACACATCCGATTTTCATCATGGCACTCCTTCCTTTCCTGCGCCTCAAAGTAAAACTCAATCGGTTTTTCGTCCTCGATGACATTGCCATAAACAACGCCGACCTTGTAAATATAGTTCTCGCGCAGCTTTCGCGGAATTTCTGCGATGTACCGTCTAAAAGTTTCAAGTGAATTTGCACGCTTGTAGTGATTGCACATTCGGCAGGCTGGCATGAGGTTGTCAAGGTCATCTGTTCCAGCGTCCTCAATCCCCCACGCCCTCAATGGTTGAAAATGGTCTACCTGCATATCCTTGTAGGCGATTTCGCGCCCACAATACGCACAGTGGCCATTATACTTTCGGTAGACCGCTTCACGCTTTGATTTGCTAATTGCCATACTTCATCGCCTCCAATGCGTTCTCCGCCTCTTCGCGGGTGAGAAATACAGTCTTTCCGAACTCATTAAGCCAGATAAGCGCGAACTTAATAGGCACAGCGTCAACAATAAAACGCCCCGGTGATTCCTCGACGTATTGCAGCCGATACACCGTATCGCCCACCTTGCACGGCAGCACCACCACCAGACCGTCTTTATCGGCCTGCATCAATTCCACCATGCGCGCAATGGAGTAATCATGCTCAGACAGCCCACCCTCAATCTTTTTTGCTTCTTCACAAGCGCTAGGGGACAGGCCGCTATCTTCGTACTGTTTCAGGCGTTCCCACACCTGTCGTTGCGTACAAGCGTTGTTACACGGACACGGCAGCTCCCGGCACTGAGCAATGTCGCAAAAATTGCCGTCAAACGTCAGTCTCTCCATAATCTCTCCTCTATAATTAACTACACGCCAGGATCTTCAACACGTCAAAAATATCCTCTCGGAATGGCATTGAACTTATCTACCAAGGAAATCAGATAGTTATACTTTGCAAGAGAATCCTTGATTTCTTCCGGTGTCAAACCTGTGTCCTCATATGCTGCAAGGGTACTCCACGCAACTTCTTCCCATTTGCATCCGGCGGAGCAGTTGCCAGAAACCTCATGACATTCAGGGCTAAGAAAATGTGTACAACAAACGCCGTTCTCGTGCATGGTGCAGTTATTCCGTTCAGTAAGCCGTTCCATCATGTTCGCCTCCTAACAGCCATTCCCGATTCCGTAATTAGTATCGCGGCTCATGTTCGCTCTCAATATTGCGAACTCATCGTCTGTCAATGTGTGATTGCTTGCGTATGCAGTAGACGCTTTGCATCTATTCGGGCAAGCAATGCATTCACAACGATTGGAAGAACTCGTTGTGTTGCTACGAAATGGGCAATTGTGGTTGAAGCAATCCATCACTCCACCTCCTGCATCCAAAAGTCGTTACGGCACTGTGCGCATTGATTGAGGCCACAAAGTGGCGAGTCAAAATCTCCATCAAGACAGCATGGATTGACATTCGGGACTCCATATACCAACGGTGCTTTTGGATATTTCTCTAAAAATGCATCTTTCAACGTTTTACGCGGGTGTTCACTTGACCACTGCTCAACGATAGCAATATAATCCTCTGTGATGCCATCAACGGTATTGCATCCGGCATCGTACTCATGTAGCGGACATTCCATGCACTTATAAGGTCGATAAAGCGGATCGTCATTATAATAGTGGCACATTCGGTTTCGTTCTTTAATGAGTTCAAGCGCGTCCATCACTCGATATCCTCCAACCAGTATTCTTTACGGCAATCGTGACAGTCGGACGTCATATCTCCACAACCGCCCGTAGATTCATCTCGTTTTCTAGCATCAATATAGGCGGGGCATACGTTCAAAACACCATTACTGTCAAATTGACTTGTCGGGAAAAAACTTGACATCACGTTTTGCCTCGTTCGTGCCGGATTCCTTTCTGACCATGCTTCCACGATTCTTACGGCTTCTTCGGCTCCCGCTCGGCTGATTAAACTATCACACAGTTTTGTGCAATACTCGCTGTTATTTAAACCGCAACTTTCGCACTCCATGTCTTCAGTATGTGAATTACACATTCGCGCCTGTTCAACAATAAATTTTACCGCGTCCATATTAGTCTCCTTTGGATATTCCTTTTCAAACAACTTTTTGACAATAATTCGCTCTTTCCGCAGCCAATTTTCAAACATCATTTTGAATCGCCGTTGCCATTAGATGACCAAGTAAAACAGATGAACGGTAGTAACAGCCACCACCAAAGAAACGCTGGCCGATTGAAATGAATGGCAAGGGCTGCGACACACAAAATGAATACAACCTGAATTACAAGATTCACCAACATAACAAATTTAAGGTTACTCATTCCACGACCTCCTTATGTTCTTGTTCAAAAGCTCTTTCTGCCGCCTCTTTCGTAAGGTAAATATCTTTCGGTGAATAATTTGACCACATACGCGGTTCTGGGTCTTCGTCTGGACTAAAAGAGATGCAGATGCCGCCAGCCACTTTACTAACTCCGCGAACCGTTCCACTACGGACTTTCGCTTCAGTAGTTTCCCAGCCAATAAGGCAAGGCTTTGAAATCCAAACTTTATCGCCGACTTTAAATGGAAAGGCAACCCAATATCTTTTGCTTTTACGGCTCGTCTTGTTAGAAAACTTTTTGATAATTTCTACAGCCGCTTCGACAAACTGAACAGTTACAATAACCACAGAAAGAAAAAGGAGATATAGAAGTGCAACAATAATAAAAGTTTTCATTTTATTTACAGGTCACGCGTTCTTTAATCGCTTTACACAACATATCTGCAAGATCATTTACGCCAGCGACACTTGCCAGAATATTCCCTTCCAACTTTTCATCCCCAATGGCTTCCCAAATGTCGTACTCTTTGATGAGCTGATGTTCCAACTTCAAAACGACTGACTCGTCGATGGTCTGATCCAATTTGCGAGTAAGGGCTGCTGCTTCGGCACGGAGTGCTTCATTCTCCTGACGGATATATTCGATTTCTGTAGTCGTAGTTGTGCTATTGTTATCCATGTATCTCATCCTTTCCATTTCGACTAATGAGGGCACTTCTTATTCACCCCATAATGTAATCTCTTGATTCTCAATCGTCTTTTTCACGTCGATCAGACGTTGATTGCTGCTCCCTCTGAATTTCAGAGAGATGTCACGCAGATCGTCCACATACGCGCCGTCAACAACAACGTCGCAGTCACGCAACACCTGACAAATGTCTTCTAAGGATAGTTTCAAGCCCGTGTATAGCCAAATGTCTTTGTCCGGCCAGCGTATCTTACATTCTTTAATAAGTGAAAGCACGCATTCAATGTTTTCTTTCTCCAAAGGATGCCCACCGGACAGCGTAAGCCCTTGAATCCACGGATGGTCGAGCGCTTCAAAGAGTTCTTGCTTCGCAGTATCATCAAACGGCTTACCAGCATTAAAATCCCATGTCTGCGGATTCTGACACTCTTTGCAGTGGAGCGTACAGCCAGAGCACCAGAGTACAACTCTGATGCCCTCGCCGTTAGCGATGTCGTGCTTTGTGATTTTCATGTAGTTCATTCGTCGTTATCTCCGAGATGGAGCACACGCTCTTTGATTTCCTGTACACGACCCTGATTCCAGTCGTTCGTGCCAAGATAGCCACAAGTGCGTCGCACGATGTTCATTTTTGATTTGTCTGCGTTCCCGCAGTTCGGGCACTTCCAAATCAACTTACCATTTTCGTCCTCGACAATATCAATCTCGCCATCCCAGCCGCAGACCTGACAATAGTCGGATTTCGTATTCAGCTCAGCATACATAATGTTGTCGTAGATGAATTTCATTACGGACAGCACAGCGTTAATGTTGCCAGTTAGATTCGGAACTTCCACATACGAAATCGCGCCGCCAGGACTCAACTGCTGGAACTCAGATTCAAATCCGAGTTTCCCGAAAGCATCAACCTTTTCCGTAACAGGAATGTGATAGCTATTCGTGATGTAATTCTTATCTGTGATGCCCGGAATAACGCCAAAACGCTTTTTCAAGCATTTAGCGAACTTGTAGGTGGTAGTTTCGATAGGAGATCCATAGAGGGAGTAGGCGATATTCTCTGCCGCTTTCCACTCTGCGCACTTATCGTTCATGTGCTGCATGATAGACAGTGCAAATTCCTTTGCTTCCGGGTCGGTATGCGACTTGCCGGTCATCGCCTTCACACATTCATACAGGCCAGCATAGCCAAGAGAGATAGTCGAATAGCCACCATGCAACAGCTTGTCAATCGTCTCTCCCTTTTTGAGGCGAGCAAGCGCGCCGTACTGCCAGTGGATAGGCGACGTGTCAGAAACCGTCCCCTCAAGTCGCTCATGGCGCAGTTTCAGTGCTCTATGGCACAGCTCAAGGCGCTCGTCGAAAATCTTCCAGAATCGATCATAATCTTTGTTTGCGCTAAGACCAACGTCAACGAGATTGATAGTCACAACGCCCTGATTGAAGCGGCCATAATACTTCGGCCTGCCATTTTCATCAATGTATGGTGTCAAGAAACTGCGACATCCCATGCAAGTATAGCAGTGGCCGTCTCCGTTTTCGTCTACTTTCAGCTCTTTCATCTTCTTCTCAGAGATGTAGTCCGGCACCATGCGCTTGGCAGTGCATTTTGCTGCCAACTTCGTCAGATACCAATACTTGCTGTCATCGTGAATGTTATCTTCCTCAAGAACGTAAATGATTTTCGGGAAGGCGGGAGTAATCCAGACGCCCTTTTCATTTTTTACGCCCTCGATACGCTGATTCAGAACTTCCTCAATGAGCATTGCGAAATCGTCTCTTGCACGACCTTCAGGCACTTCATCAAGGTACATAAAGATAGTCACAAACGGCGTCTGACCATTCGTAGTCATCAACGTATTGATCTGATACTGAATTGTCTGGACGCCGCGTCTGATTTCTTCTTTCAGCCGGTCTTCTGTGATTCTTTCAATCGTGTCAGACCCACATTCGACGTCCTGAAGCTCATCCTCAACGTTCTTACGGATTCTCTGACGGCTGATGTCAATGAACGGGACAAGATGTGCAAGACTCTCTGACTGACCGCCATACTGATTTGACGCCACCTGCGCCATAATCTGTGTTGCAATGTTGCAGGCCGTAGCGAAGCTATGCGGCTTTTCAACCAGTGTTCCGTTAATCACAGTGCCGTTCTGCAACATATCATCAAGGTTCACGAGGCAACAGTTCATAATGTGCTCAAGGAAATAATCTTGGTCATGGAAATGAATGATGCCATGTTCGTGTGCGTCTTTAATATTTTTCGGAAGCAGAAGCCGGTTCGTAATGTCGCGGTTTACTTCGCCAGCGATATAATCGCGCTGTGTCGCAGCAATCTTTGGATTCTTGTTACTGTTTTCCTGAATTACGGTTTCGTTACTACCATCTACGATAGCAAGGATTTTACCGTCCGTTGTATTGCCATTCCGGTAGAGCTGACGTTCATATCTGTATCGGATATAGATTTTGGCAACGTCGTAATAGCCCTTTTGCATCAAGGCCATTTCGATTGCGTCCTGAATGTCCTCCACAGCGATTGCGTGCCCATCAACCTTAAATTTGGCATACAGTTCACTTGCGATAGCAGAAATCATAATTGGAGAGAGGTGATCCACCCCAGATGATTTTGCCTCGTCATTTGCCTTACTGATCGCGTCAACGATTTTCTCTTTACAAAACGGTACTTCACGTCCGTCTCGCTTTGTTACAAGCATCGACACTCCTCCTTGTTAGATTTATTTATCCTTCGGAATGAAAGAAAAGAGGATTTTTTCAACTTCGTCCTTCATCACGAACGATTTGATGATTGAATACACGGCATCCCACGAATTTGCCCGGTAGATGTCATGTGCAGCGGCGTTGAAATCACGATTGTGTGGTGCTGACATGAGGATTTTTCGATATCTCCCTCCAATGAGGTTATGCGGGGCATCATCAATCAGGATGTCTCCACGGATCATCTGTTTGTTGTTGCAAATGATAATGTGGTCTTGCGACAGGAACGGGAAAATCTCAAGCAACCTGTCAATCTTCGCACGACAAGTCCTGTAGTCCGTAGCTGTGACCATGTACAGCTCATGACCGTCTGCAATCAACCGCTGAAGATACTCAATACAGCCGGGGAGGGGAGTGACCTGTTGCCAGAAATCGTCCTCATATAAAGGAGAGAATACTTCTTCTGGACTCAATGTCGGGAAAGCCAACGTCATATCCCACTCTGTAATCTCGTCTTTGTTCACAGACGTCCCGTGCCGTCGATTGAGCGTGTTGACCCAACATTCAAGCAGATTCTCAGCAGTATCGTCAGCATCAAACAGGATCGTCAATGCCAGACACCTCGCAGCATATCAAATGCCAGACTGATTGCTTCTGCACGGAGGTCTTCAATCGTCCCGTCGTTCTTAATGACCCAGTCCCACGGATAATCATCAAGCGCAGTCTCCGATGGATGCTCCTGCTGAAAATCTGTAAGGCAGCTCATATAGGCAGGTCGATTTACACGAACGAGATTCACGTCAAACCCGTAAAATGCAAGCACCTCAAACTCATTCGGGAACCGACAGTCAGGAATCAGGACATAGTCCCATTCGTCATCAAACATCTCAAGCATATTTGCGATGAAATCCACCCAAAAATCAGGTGATTTTGAGCGAATCTTATTCGTTCCAACATATTGGAGCAAAGTCCTTCCGGCCTCGTCCTTTTTACCGTCCCAGTCGAAAAACTTTTCGCAGATAAACTTCAATAGGTCTGCGAAATGCACGATTAGCACGTTCTCGCCATAGCCCTCAAATGTCTCTTTCATCGCCTGAGCGACTTCATCTTTGCCACTACCGGCCTTGCCGGAGATACATACGACTCTCATTTGGATTCCCTCTTTTCTTTACGGCCACACGATTTTTTCTCGTTGCAGTAGCCGAGATATTCACACTTTGGCTCAAAATAATGATCCACGATGTACGCCCATTGTTCTGAGTATTCCGAAAGTGCTGTTGCTACATCATGAAACAAATCTCGGAACTCATGATATGCTCTGGTACACATTCTCTGGTGAGACATATCAATCAGGTTGCGCAGATTTCGCTTGTCAACGATCGTTGTGGTCATGCCGAGCGGAAGACCATTTGCGGCATCCTCTTTCGGCACACCGAGGTCAACGAGCCACGCAAGATACTTAGCAATGGAGTCCATCATCTCTTTGTATACGGTGAGTGTCGCTGTCGTTTTCTTCACGCTATCGGGAATGTAATAGTCGAACCCGTGCTCGTAATCGATGTACCGTGTGCTGCTCTGTAGGCGAGTCGGCAAACAACCGATATGTGTGTACCATTCTCGGATAACACGTGCAGAGTAGCCGTCTAGGATCATGTACACATCAGGGAACTCGAAGGCTCGACCGTGACCGCTTTCAAGGCAATCGATGCCTCGCTTATAATTTTTCTCTGGATCACTGGTATCAGCTCCATAGCAAACACCAGCTTCCATTCCAATCATTTCGATCGGATTTTTGCAAGTGAACTCTTGAATAATTACTCTACCCATAAACCCTCCTTAACTATATGTGCGGAAAACATGACCGCCGATTGTACAGAAGTAGCTCCCATACCGCAAACAACCAGTGGAGAAGTAAACCACCTCTGTGCTATTTTGGTTTGACTGCGAGTAGCCAGACAATGCATCATACCCAGACAGGGCATCCCACACTGCTTGCAACTGCTTCTCCGTGTATGTGTGCCCAACAGCGAACTGATTTCTCGCGCAACAAATGTCCGTAATTGAGCTGCCGTAGCCTTTCAGATAACGGTTCAAAATGACCTGTGCAATCGCCACCTGACCGTCATAGGATTCTCCACGAGCCTCAGACCAAACGACTCTCGCCATCAGCGTTGCTTCGTGCTCTGTGAGCGAGATGCCTGCGTATGGGCTTACAAACATTGCAGGTTCGTCCTCCGGATCGCTCTGCTCGACCTCCTCAACCGGAGTCTCAACTGCGTCGCTTGCTACGGCCTCTGCCTGAATATCATTCTGCTGTTTGGTCATTTTATCTTTAATTTTCATTGTGTATGAGGTAAGACACATCGCCACAATTAAAATCGTGATGACCACCTGCCAAATTGTTTCCTTTCTCACGACCTGCTCCTTCCAACCATTTACTTTATGCATTTCGGATAAGTGGCGCTTCAAGAAATGGGCTGTCCAATATTCTGGACAGCCCGTCCGAATGAGAAAATGTCACTTAGCAAAACGGCATTTCGGTTAACTACATACTTATATTACACCATGTCTCGGCCTGTGTCAACAAAAAATATGCATTTCGGATAACTTTATATGACGTAGCCGAATGCGTTCAGATACCAGTACCCTTTGTAGTTTTTTGAAACATCTGTCGCCAAAATCACGTCATGCTTTGCAACCGGCTGTTGGTCATAGATGTTCGCACGTAAAGTCAGACGAGCCGTTTTACCGCTGCCGATTGACCGAGTCCACAAAGCATAGCCCCATATCTGCTTGTCCTCTTTACCGATAAGAGGACGGATGTCCATAATCATAAGTTTGCGACGATCTTCCAGCTTGTTGGTTGTAAGGTCGATATACCCCATGTTTTCAAGCTGATTTTGCATTTTCGACTTGTAATCGAAGTCGTGAATATGCAGGTCGCGTATCCTACGTTCAAATTCGTTCAGCAGCCCATGCATATCAAGGATGGTATAAGACTTCGCGGGCGCGCCTGATTTAGATACGTCAGTAGAATACTTCCTCACGATTTTCTCAAACTGTGCAGACAGTTTCTCTTTAGAGATTTTCTTCATCGTTCCGTTTTTGAAGAACGAGAAAACCTCTACCATCCGAAGTAGCTCTTTGGCATTGCCGTAATCGGAGAAATAATCAACCTTAATGAGGATGTCGCGCTGACGCGAGTTTAAGGACGTTTCATTGTCGATACGCAATAGCAAATCCATGAACGTCTCAGGCCGGTTGTCATGCGCAAGCGCATAAAGCTCATTACCAATCGCAGCACTCATAAACTTGACGCTTGCGATGCCTTTTGCAATGACGTTTGTATCTTTATCGTACTGGTACTTGTCCTTTGAGATACCGAATTTCGGAGGAACAATACTAATATGATAGAGATGCGCCAACTCACTGCCGCCTTTGACATCATCGTCCGTCTTTGCATTATTTAGAAGCGCCGTAATAAATTCGGCGGGATAATAATAACGAAGGTAAGCACAAAGATACCCGATCATGCAGTACCCGATACTATGATTGTCGTTTGATTCTGTTGTTTCCAACAGCACAGACTATATCTTCAGCATTACGCTGTTCTTGCACTTCCGCCAGTAGTTCATCCTCTAGCGTACTCCCTTTATGGGATAGTCGTTACACTTTTTGATAGTTTTTCCCAAAAGTTATACTGGTTACAAACTATCAACTTAGCACGGTATTGCCTGCTATCTGCGTCACAGACCGTAGGCTCTCTTAGTCAGTGGCTTCGTCCCTTTATTGCCGCATATCTTCCTGTAGGACTTCATACGGCGGTCTTATTCAACTGATACCGTTAGCACCGCTTGTGCGGTACACCCATGAACAATCTGGTTCACAAGAAATGAGCAAATCAATTACCCAAACATATAGCTCGATGCATCTTCGATGATCTGAATAAACTCTTTGGCTTCCTTTTCTGCAATTTCACGAGGTTGCGGAGACTTAGAGCAATACCCATCAAGGACTTTAGGCAACGCTGCCTTCAGCGCATCTTCGTCCTTTCTGGCGATACAACGTCTAAGTTCATCGGCTTCCGACCCTGTAAAACCACAGATTTCCTGAAGAAATTTAATAATGTCCTCCTGATAAACGAGAACTGAAAATCAGATGTCGGTCGCTACACCATTTGCCTTTCAGCAAATAATAGACTATATCATCATCCTTTTATGGATGCCCACCGCTGGATGTGCCAATCGCTTGCACACCACTTAGTCGTTGAACCTTCCGTTTCCGGTTTGGCTGCTGGTTCTCCATTGTCAAAGCACTTAGGATTTGACCATATGCCATCTCATATATTCTTTTTGCTTTCACGGCTTTCACGCCTGGCACTATACGCACCTACGTTGTAGCTATATGAGCTTTAGGATTTTCCAGCAATTCAATGGGTTTGCTACACACATTGCTGTGTGTAGGGGCTTCTCGTTAACCCGTTGTTCTCCTTCAGGAGTTCGTCAATAATCGGCGATGGATTGTGATGTGTCTTGTGCTCCATCAAGTCGTTACGGTACGACGCGCCAGACGGCCTGATAGCTGCCGTTACAAGGCTCATATCGAAAATGGTTTTCGGCTTATACTTACACAACATTTGAAAAGCGTAGTCTCCGGTGAACTCGAAGATTCCAACAGGTGAGCGGAGCATATCTTTCCAGACTGCTTTATCGTCCCAGTCGATTTCATGAGCTTTCGGGAACGGCTGACCAAGAAGCCGGTAAGCATCACGAATGATTTCAATGTTACTCAACCCTAGTATGTCATATTTCACGAGTGAAACTTCGTGAACACAATCCATGTCAATCTGAAGCACTTCCTTACCATCAGAAATGAACGTACCGTAGTTGTCACGCAGCGTAATAGGGCTTGCTACGATACCTGCCGGATGCATGGACTGTGAAACGGCAGTGCCTACAAGGCCATCAAAGTAATAGAAGACTTCAGGATATTTGCTTTTTGCCTCATCAGGATTTGAATCGTACAAATTCTTGATAGAGGCGGCGAGTTTCAGCGTCCAAGGATTATCTGCTTTGATTGCCTCGTTTCTGGCCTTCATTGCTGATATCTGCTTCGTTAGGACGCTGATTTCATCCTTGTTGTGCTTCAGGTTCTCTCCGCCGCCACGCAACTCGGCGATTCTTGCTTTTAACGGACGCTCATCCTCGCAATTTTCTCGCTCCCATTTAATGCTGAGAGCACGGCATACGTCATCAACGACGCCTTTGTCTTTTGTCGTGCCAATGGCAAGAATGTATGCTGTTTTCTCTTGTCCGAATCGGTTGATAATGTACTCATATACTTTATCACGATCGGACGGGGATACGTCAATGTCGATCTCTGATACCGCCACTTTCATGGTACTTTAACACTCTGAAATGAGTCGGGATAGACTATATCTTCACCCTCATATCGAGGGGCGCAGCACTTCGATGCACGGAATTTCACCGTGCATCTACTCCCACAATGGGATAGTCGTTTGAGCCTGTTAAGCCACAGGATTACCATATCATTTGACTTAGGCGTTCCCTGTTAGCATGGCCTCAAGCCGCCATTTCCTGCGGTGCTGTTGTTCTCCATAGGCCACACACCCGGCATTTACCGGTTCACTGCGTTTTTATTCAATACATTACTGTAAGGGGAAACCGAAAACCAATCTCCAATTTCTTTTCGTGCTTCTGAAGCAAATCGTGAAAAAACGGTATGCCACTTTTCAGGATTCAAGTCTGTTATGTTTGTGATATAAGCGACTCGGCTACCGCCGCATGAACCTCTGTTGAATCCAATCGGGATATCATGCGATTTACACCAAGTGACAAGCTCGCTCATGAATAACATGAAGGCAGACATATCAATTTTATCAAAAACTCTCAGTTCCTCGTCAACCGCGCTCTTGAACGGCTCAATTTGCTCCGGTGTGATAGCACCGTCTGCAATCTTCGCTTCAAAGTTTTTCTTGATTGTCTCTCTGAGTATATCGCCATCCCGTTCGCCATATAGAATCGGATATTTGAACGAAAAATCCAATTCAAACGGCTCTACGGATTCTGCCATGCGGTTCGTATTCTCGATTGCTTCAAGATACAATTTTTCGGGAAGCGCATCTTGCTTTCGGAACATTTCGACCAGTTCATCATATGATTTGTATGTCAGGTCGAATGCGTCCTCGTCCGCGAACATAATCCGCTTGCTTAGTTGTCGGATACTACGGCATTCAGCCTTGTATTGGTTCAAGCTGTGCGTATCCGTTCCGGCAATAAGCGGGATTCCATATTCAGCAGACATTTCGGCAAGATGCCGGTTGAAATCTACCTGCTCCTGATAATCATGTGGCTGGATCTCAAGATAATTGTAATGCTTCAAAAGCTCAAAATACCTTGGATGCATGATCGACAATTTGTTCAGGGGAGATGCAAGACAAGCACTGATACGGATAACATTATCTGACGTACCGAGGAATTCATCAAACGTGATTCTTGGCTTGTAGTAGAAATGATCCGCGTCAGACGAGCGGCTGATTAGCGTGTTGATTTCTTGCAGACCAGCATAGTTTTTCGCAAGCAAAATAGTGTGGTAGTTGTCTCTTACTTTACTTTGCTCACCGGTGCATGGGTCTGTGACTGCCAACTTCTCCGTGAGATATACTTCGCACCCGTGGATGTATTTCAGACCTGCTTTGTCGCAAGCGATTTTCTTTTCCACCCATTGATATACGTTGCCATGCTCTGTAAAAGCAATCGCTGTTTGTCCCAGTTCAACCGCTCTATTGATGTAATCTTGAAAATTTGTTACGCTATCAAGCAATGACAATTCCGTGTGCAGATGGTATGTGCAGTAGTTCTTGCTTGAGATAGGCATCACCGCCTTTCTTCACGATATTTTTACACATCCTCTTGATTTAGAATGCCGCGTTCAATGACGCTTTCGTAGAATCTTGCGTAATATTATACCCAACATGGTTATAGCATTCGCTTACTTGACGCGGTGAATATGGCGGATCATATAGGACACCATCTACAGTATCATCATCAAACAACCGTAAGAAATCTAAAGCATCCAAATGGTAGTCGGTATCATAATCATGGTTTAAATCGTTCGTGATTGACGCAAATTTGTTTCTGTTTGCAAATGGGTCAATCCACAATCCATCTGTCATTTCAGAAGTGATTAAATCATGAATAGGCTTGATTTCAAAAGTGTTCTTATTAGGCATAGCCCAGATTCTATCAATAACGATATTATCTATTAAATCACCAGCTTCTTTCACGCAATTTCTTGAGATTTAGCTTGCATTGCTTCAGCAATCCGGTTCGAAGCGATTGAAAAATATTCTTCATCAAGTTCAATACCAATAAACTTACGGTTCGTGTTCACACAAGCAACGCCGGTTGAGCCACTGCCCATACAATTGTCAAGGACAGTCATTCCTTCATCGGTATATGTCTTAATTAGATATTCCAACAGAGCAACTGGCTTTTGCGTAGGATGAAATTTGTCCTTATCCAAAGTGAACTTCTGAATAGAACGAGGATAGCGAGTCCCAGTGTTTTTACTCACGACCTGTTTAATTGGTGTACGAACAGAACTGTTCCCGTAATCATTCCTCTGCTTCCCTGAAAGCCCTTCATACGGCTTGCCAGAACCCATTTGTGGATTGTAAATCATATTGATTCCGCTCTTGACATACGACGTTGGAGCCATACCAAAAACAATAATGTCTTCATGAACTTTTGCTGGCTGGTACTTAAAATTCAAAAAATTTGCCCCTGAAGGTTTTTCCCATTTCCAGTCATACTTGTACATATCAAGATTGCTCATTCGTAATGCACTACTGAACGGTTCAGAACCGAATAGGACAATCGCTCCACGATATTTAATAATACGTTTATACTGTTCCCAAAGAGGTTCGAATGGAATAACGGAATCCCACTTGCAGGCAGATGTTCCATACGGCAAGTCGCAAAGGATCATATCTACGGACGCATCAGGGAGCGTCCTCATATAATCCACGCACTCACCATAAAACAAATTCACATTTTTAATCTCTATCTATCGTCACCACCGATTTTATGCAATCTACACCTTATTAACGTGCTCTATACAGCGACTGATAGCCGAGGGCTTCAAGGACTTCGCAGGCTCCATCGACATTATAATCGTTTAAAATAATATCAAGGACGCGCCGACCATTTTCATACGCTTTAATCTCATAATTTCCGATATATGCATTGACAACCTCAAAAGTCTTATACATCGTCACCATCCGTTTCCACCGTTCCAAAAACCTCATCCTCTTCATTCTCAGCTTCAAGTTGCGGGGGCAAGGGGAGCGGTTCTGTATAGTTTTTTGTATCCCATGAGAATTGGCGTCCATATTCCTCTGCATCCGTAAAGAACCGTCGTGATTCAGGATCGTAGTAGATACCCTTATCAATATTCGACCGCCCAAACATTCGGTCTTTGATAACCGTGGCAATAACGTCATATTTCATGAGTTCTTTCTTGCGCGGAGACAGCCTTCCTTTACTATCCCTCTCATCCTGCGTCACGCGCCGAAGACCAATCGTTCTATGGGCAAGATTGACGATGTTGCTAGAACCTGCAATGTCGTAGATGCCTACGTTTGCTGTGCTGTCCATCTTGCGCGGATGACAGACAAGAATAACCGCCGCCTGATATTTCTTTGCAAACTCGATGAGGCGCTTTACGGTTGCCGTCTGTGCTCGAAGTTCCTCTGCCTCCATATCCGTATCAATGCACATGAAGTTATCAAGAATCAAGCATCTGACTCCATACTTGCGAACAACGTCGGTCATGGAAGAAATCAGCGCATCAAGGTCATTATCGTGATCGTCACGGTAGATGTACCACTTATTCTTGTAGGCGATGTTCATCTGGACACGAGCTGCGGTTGGAATCTTCCAATACTCATTGCCTCGACGGGACACAGCCTTTTCAAGATTGCGCTTTCCAGCAAAGATATAATTCAACCACGACTTTTCAACGCCATTCGGAAGTTCACCGGAAAACAGCCACGTCGGAATATCGTTGTCTACGGCATTGCAAATTAACTGAGCAAGCAGGCTGCTCTTACCGCTGCCCGGCTGACCACTGATAATCGTCAGTGTACCGAAAAACAGGCGCATGAGTTCATCATCAAGAGCTTTCAGGCCGAATGTAATGCCGTCCACGTCTTCATATTCTGTTGGCTCAACGTCAGACAAGTCAACGACAGAAGGGACAGGCGTATCCTCAGCAGACAAGATCTGCTCCAAAACAGCATCCTTACCACAACGATATAGATATTCGTTTAGGTCTTTTACAGGATAGCTCTCGCCGTCGATCTCAACGTGCTCCGGCAGATTGATAACCTTACACCGCCACGCCCCAAGCATTGGAGATACCGTTTTCAGGAATTTCATGCCGGATTCATCGTTGTCGTGGCAAATGATAATGGATGAAAACTGTTCCAACCAGTCATAGCAGACCTTGCACCACTCGACATTCCCATCACCGAGCGGGATGCTCACCGCGTTTGACCATCCGGCTTCGATTGCCGCAGCACAATCAAGTTCGCCTGAGCAAATTAAGAGCGGCTGCTCTGGATTGATGCGGTTCATGTTAAAGAGCAGTGGAGTCGTATCTGCTCCGGGCTGACACCAGTTCTTTGCCTCGCCGTGTCTGATTTTTCTGGCCGGGCGATACTTCACCATCGTCAGCACATCGTTCTCGTCATAGTAGTTAAAAACAAGATTGCCGCGATCATCCTGCCTGATGTCAAGATAGTCTGCCGTTCGCTCACTGATGTGTCTTTGTGCAAGGTACTTATATACGGCGGACTTATCAGCACATTCGACCTCTTTCGGATACTTGTAATACCGCTTTGTTTTGACGTGTTGCTCTCCCAACGGATACGGCATATCAGCCAACTCGAATAGCTTCTTGCAAGCATCCACATAGGTTGCCCCCTTGTACATCAGCACATCAAGAAGGTCATAGCTGCGACCACAAGCGCCAAAACACCTGAAGTTATATGCCTTTTTGTTGTAGATGAACGATGGATGGTCTTCCTGATGAAAAGGACAGCAGCAACGCATATTCTTTTCATCGAAGTTCGTAATGCCAAGCTCATCCACAATCAGATAAGCATTTTTGTCTCCGAGTTTTTCTTTGGCCTGCATAATTGCCGACCGGTCAATCTGCATTTACTCACCCCACCCTCAAAACATTTCAAAATACTCACATTCTCCACACACGTCACACAGGTTGTTGCAGAAAAAGAAATCTCCGTTTGCATACCAATTATCTGTGCTTGTGATTTTTTCGATCAGTTCGCTTGCCCATTTTTCAGTTTCGATGTACTTTTCACGGCCAAAAGGCTCTGTAATCCATGCGCCAGTACGGAAACAGTTAAATTCCAGATAATCCGGATATCTTCCGCACAAATTGTACACTGCTTTTGAGTACACATAGAGTTGCCGCAGATATTTATCCAATTCTTTGTCAGAAGCGGTCGCTTTCTTGCGCTTGGAGCGCGGTTTCAAGTCTCTGGACTTATGGTCAGTGATGTACAACTTTCCATCGGCATCCTCAGAAAGCCAGTCAATAAATCCGATAAACGGATGCCCGGCATACTGGAATCGCACACGCTTTTCAACGCCAATCGTCTTTCGCTCCGGTAAATTCAACTCCGACAAATACTTCTTGCCTTGCTCGAAGTAATTTGCGTAAATTTTCTTCGACGGGGCTTGCGAATGGATGTCTTTCAGATATCCAGATATGAAATCATACGGCAAATCCTCTTTTTTTGTCTTGCCGGTCAGATATTTTTGGAGTAGGGAGTGTATGAGGCTCCCGTACTCCGCAAAAAACTTGCTTTGACCTTTGATCTTGAAAATGTACTTCATCAACCACTGATACGGGCAACTTTCATAGGCGGTCAGCCGTGAATAGCTCCACAGCATCTCGTCAATTTGAAGATCGTACCGCATTTAGTGATTAAAACGGCAGGTCTTCATCATCGTCCGACTCAGGCTCATCATCCGTCGCGGCCTTGCTTGGCTTACTTGCCTTGGCAGGCTTCTTTGTTTCGCTGGACTCGCTAGAACTGCTCTTGCTACCACAGAACTCGACGTTATTGACCTGAACATCCCACGAAGTACGCTGAGATCCATCCTTTGCAGTATAGGTGTTCGAAATCATTGCGCCGTCGATAAGAATTTCCTGTCCCTTGCCGAAATACTTCTCGATGAACTCAGCCGTTCCGCGCCATGCATTGCAACGGAAGAAATCTGTTTCCTTGTTCTTGCTATACGGTCGATCCACCGCAACAGAAAATGTGCACACTTTATTGCCATTCTGCGTGGTCTTAATTTCCGGTGTGGCCGAAATGCGGCCTTTGATTACAATGTGATTCATATGATTTCCTCCGTTTATTCTTCTGTATTTTTATCTTTCTTTTCAGACTTTACAGCTTTTTTCTCTTTCTGCTCATTTTTCTCGTCGGACTTCTTCTCAGACTGAGCAGAAAAATCGGCACGCAGCTCATCAAGGAGTTTCTGAGCATCATCCGGCTTCTCGATGTTGAAATAGTCCGCGCTCGGCTTGCCATTGCTGTTACGGGCATACTTTTTCACGATTCCGGCAACGCGCGTGCGTTCGGCCTTAGACTCTTCTACGTCCGTAAACTGGTCAAAGTGATTGCTAACGAGTTTGTTGATTTCCTCCACAATCGACTTGGCAATCTTGATATCCTCTTCGTTCTCTGCGGCTTCCTTAACAGACTTCCAATTGTCAGGATCGTCTTTCGGCGTAGCAACTTGGAAGAACTTCAGCAGGAAATAGCGGTTGCAATAGGTGAGGCCACTGCCGACTGCCTGCGACGCATCCGATTTCTGTCCAATCATCGACCAATGCACACTCAGTGTGTCTTCTGGATTGTCCACGTTGACCCATGTGTAAAGCAACTCGCCCTGCACAAGAAATTCGTTGACGATTTCTTCAAACGTGCCACCGCCCTTGAGCGGTTTGACTTTCGTGTAAGAATACGGCGTGAGCGTCATCGTTCCGGGCACGATCTCCGAGTAGAGGTTGACGCCGTACCTGTCCATACCGGCAATGACTTTTGCAAGGATAGTTTCCTCGCCAGCGTACTTGTAATTGTGGCCTTCCTTGTTCTTCTGAACGACCTCAACGATTTTGCGAATACCGGCAAGTTTTTCGTGGAGGCTCATGTCTTTGATTTCTGTCTTTTCAGGCAAATGTATTTCCCCTTTCGTATAATTGTGCATTTTGGATAACTAGGTGCAAAAAAATTAAGCATTCGTGGCTTTCCAAACGGCAGTATTCCGATTTGTAATCGCACTCAAGCGCGATCCGCAAACGTTTACCTCGCCAGAATGTAACATTTCAGTTAGGCGAGGACTGACAAATTTTTTATCAACATACGGAACATTGCCTCTTTCAAAGAGTTCATTTGCAATTTCTTCCGCCGTCAATCCACCTTTGTTGTCTTCGAGAATACCCAAAATATTCTGCTTTCTTGTTGTGCATGTAATCGCGTTCACACCTTCACCACCTTTAAATACCTCTCTACTGCGTTGTTCCACGCCTTGTTCACTGATATCTTTTTGTATGTCCAATCACCTTCGAAATCACAAAAATTACATTGACGTCGCATGCCTTTCGTAGAATACCATGTGCTTGTATTTTTCCTTCCGCATATCGGGCATGGCTTAATCGGCATATATGATTTCTTTTTCACGAGGTTATAGCCGAGCTTATCGGCTTCAATTCTCAGTTCGTCGATTGTCATACACTTGTTCACGGATAAAACGATTTGACTCGTGCAACACATTTCGCAATTTTTTTCGTAGCCTCAACAATTTCACTTCGTGTAGTGTCAAAACCCATAGAAATGCGAATTGTACAAGCCGCCAGTTCATCTGACAGTCCAATTGCAGTCAGCACATGAGACGGCGAACCAGCACCAGCACTGCACGCAGCACCGGCAGACACATATACGTCCTCTTGGTCAAGCAGGAGCAGGAGAGATTCGCTCTGCACACCTGGGAAAGTGAGACTCAGGATGCTAGAGAACTCATCACCGCCGTTAACAGTGAACTGTCCTGGCAAAAGCTCACTCAGACCTTCCAGCATAAGCTCACGGTATGTCTTCCACATATCACGATGGTCATCCAACGTCCGCATTGCATATTCAGCAGCGACACCCATTCCAACAATGCCCGCCACGTTTTCCGTTCCGGCTCTCAGTCCGCGTTCCTGTCCCCCACCCACAATCAGTGGCATATTTGTCCGGACTTTATCGCTGATATACAGTGCTCCAATACCAAGCGGCGATCCAAACTTGTGACCAGACATGGATAGCGCATCAATGTAATTCGCCTGCACATCAATCGGCACATGACCGGCTGCTTGCACGGCATCCGTATGGAACAGTACGCTATGCTCTTGGCACAGCTCACCAATCTCTCGAATCGGCTCTACGGTTCCAAGTTCGTTGTTGACCCACATGATAGAAACGCTTGTAGGCGTCCGTTTGGGGAGTTTTAGCCACTCTCTCATGTAGTCGAGATCGACAACCCCGTTCTTGTCCACTTTGACCTTAGTCGGGATAACGAAATCGCTTTCAGCTAACGGCTCAAGAATGGATTTGTGCTCAATTCTTGAGGTATAGACCTGACACAGATCGTCACCACGCATTAGAAGTCGAAACCACGTGTTGTTTGCTTCCGTGCCGCAAGATGTAAAATAAATCTCATCAGGATTTGCGTTAATGAGCGCAGCGACTTGTTCTCGTGCGTTTTCTACGGCCTTTCTTGCTCTCACACCATTTGTGTGTAGGCTCCCTGGGTTTCCCACATTCCGTTTTTGATACCATTCATCCATTGCTTCGTAAACGCCCGGAGCAAGTGGGGAAGTGGCAGCATTGTCAAGATAAATGATATTGCATCGCCCTTTCTTTGTTAATCAAGCACACCTGTTCTTTCGTAATGTATTCAGCCATTTTCCTTCATCCTTTCATCCGCTTCCTTCAACGCTTGGAACACCATCACGTATATATCCATATCGAGAGTACCGTTTTTGGCAAGAATCAGCGGTGCTACATAGTTCCAACAGTCCATGTAAGTCAAGTCACCCATTTTCACCACCTCCGTCCATTCTCGCGCCGCAGTTGGGGCAGATAGGGTAGATGCCATTTTTATGCCATTGATAGTCTCTGTGCATTGCCTCCCCGCCGCATTCCGAACAGTCGCAGCAATAATTACTGTTCTTCCAGTGTGGTCGAATCCACCGCCCATACACCACTGGCGCAACGTCGGCGGCGGGTGTGCGCCACACAATGTTTCGGACAAGTTTTTTGGCAGTTGCGATTGTAACAGCGGCTTTTTCATCCTCTGGCGCATCCGGTTTCACTAATGCAAGTGCCGCCCCACGTTCGATATACTCAGACATTTTATTGTCCTCCATACCTTCTAGCAAGAATCTTGCCGTACAATCCGCATTCTTCCAACGGGACTTCCCGAATCACTTTACATGACGGTGCACGAACTTTTCCAGAGCCATACTTCGGGACAACGACCGTGTTCATGTCCACTTCAACTTCAAGGATTGCGAGATCAGGCCAACAACTCCCGTATGCCAAGCACCAACTGAGATAGGCCATGTGGATGCCGTTCCCACAATCTTCGTTCGGGTCAGTGCAAAAGCCGTCTGCCACAACTGATTTTCCGATCGTATACATAAAATCTGAATCCCAGTCCGACCGGTATAGCCCGTCGCGTTTCCTAACCGCCTTAAACAGTTTCGCTTTGCCGTTGCTGTTCTCAATGCCGTAAAAATCGACATATTCGTCAATGGAACACGGATCTCGCACAATGCGTGCATTGCCGGATGTCTTAATTTTAGATGTATCGCTCTTTGGGCTGATTTGACTGTTCCCCCATGCCACGACGGAGCTGTTCCCCCGCGCCATGACGGAGCTGTTCCCCCATGCCTCGACGGAAGCAAAATCATATTTCCGCCTTACGATAGCCTTATCATACGGCGTACCGAATTTGATGTAGATTCTTCCGTGGTAGTCACGTGGAAGATTGTCAAGTTGTTGTTGCGTCGTTACTGTGATTTCGCTCATGTTATTTCCTCCTCTATATCATGTTTCGGTTAAATTGGTATCGGCGACGGGACTTGAACCCGCATGGTTTCCCGATGGATTTTAAGTCCATTGTGTCTTCCATTCCACCACGCCGACAAGATTCGCTTGCCTGTGTTATGCATTTTGGATAACTTGTTCTTTTGAAAATGGGCTGTCCAATATTCTGGACAGCCCGCCCAAATGAGGAAATGTCACTTAGCGAAAAGGCATTTCGGTTAACTGCATACTTATATTACACCATGTCTCGGCCTGTGTCAACAAAAAATATGCATTTCGGATAACTTGTGCGTTTTGTTATGGGGCTGGATGCTACCAGCCCCAATTTGATTATTTAGCCGTTGCCGCCAGCTCCTTAAATGCGCGGAATGATGCCTGCAACACGCATCGTGACTCAGCGCTTTCGTTAATATTGATACCCAAAATACAAATAAGTTTTTCAATTGGCATTTTTAAGAAGTTAATTGTGCCATGCTGTTGCTCATACTCATATGCTCTACGAAACGCGCCAGACATATATATCTTCTTGTAAGTCAATCCATACTTGCGTTGGTTCAAAGCATTGAAGCGCGTGAACATATTCTTGATATCAGATCTGTCAAGTTTCGCCTTTTGCCTAGTACGGAAAAGGTATTCGGACTTTTTGTATTGGGATACAGACGCATATATAGTGCCGTAGCCCACACTATCAATATATGCCTCAATCGCGCGCATTACAGCTCTGTTAAGTTGGACTGCCTTGCCATCTATAATAACAGAAAGGAATGACACATCAGATTTCCTAATTTCGCACATCTGGTCAATTGTGACACCGCACCATGCAAGATAAATTGCTGCAACAGAAGGAAGATACACATTCCTATCAGCAGCATCAGACGAAAGAAACGTTTCTTCAACAGCCACCCTTAGCGTATCGAAATCCGGAAAATAAGTTTCGTTATTACCATCGGGGACTGGAACATCCTTGTATTTTACATTATCCAGCAATTTTAGTTGCGCATTCGTCATTTCTCCACGACTGATCGCAAATTCGATGTATTTCAGAATCACATTCTTGTAACGGCAAAAAACTTTTATATTTCTTGAGTAGAATGATTGACATACTTTAATGCAGTCTTCTTCCGTATGCATATTCTCAAAATTTGCATCCAGTTTGCCCATCAAAATTTTGACGCGACTTGTTGGTAGCTCTATCTGAAATGCATTATTTTCTACACATTCAACAAATGCATCACGCAGCGCATTTTCACTCATGACGCCTGTCCTCCTATTGATGTTGCCATGTTTTGATTGTCTCAATTATAGCACCACCTAAAATTCTAGTCAAGAGGAAAAATCCAAAATGCACAATTTTGCTTGAGCTTATCCGAGCAACGAATGCGCAATTTCTTTATTCATTTCAAACGCCGCCTCATTCATTCCGGCCTGTTCATACGTCTGATTAAAAAACTCAGACACGAAATGCCTCAGTTCAGCCTCATCCAAAAGCAACACACATGAAAAGTTGTCGCTATATCCATACGAGGCCAGATCGTAAAGCACCATAAGACCGGCATGATACGTGGTGTACTTACCAGTCGTCTCATCAACATCAGAGAAAAGCCGCATATGTTTCATGTCCATAACGATAGAGATTTCTGCGCTATTACGTACACGACGCTTGATTTCCGTCAGCTCATCATCTGCGAGGTCGTTTCCAATATCTATCGCAATCTCTTCGCAAATATACGACAGAAGTTCATCCCATACTCCGCCGTTATATTTTACGATAGGGGAATTACTATTCGCTGATCGCAACTCGTAGTTTTCAAATGGCACATCCGCAACGCCGGTTTTGGTCATGTATTTCTTTCCTTCAGCAAACACTTTTCTAATTTTCATTGTCCGAATCCCCTCCATATTGAAATATGTATTGACAATCGCCATTCTTAGCGGTATATTTACCTAAGATATGAAAATATTCTATTGTGTTTGTGTGGACAATGGTATAGAAAATTTTCTAACATGGTCATAATATATCACGCCCACTATGTTATGTCAATATAAAATTAGATAAATTTCTAAAACGGTGTGTTTTAATGAAGAAAAACATTTTTGATCGCGTGCAAGCGCTATGTCAAAACAATGGAATTGCTATCTCGGAATTAGAAAAGCGTCTAAATCTGAGCAATGGAGCAATCGGTAAATGGCGCAAGTCCTCGCCGACAGCAGAGAAGGTAGCGGCCGTTGCATCCTACTTTGATGTGTCTACGGACTACCTGCTCGGCCTTACGGACGTGGAGAAGAACGTTTTTAAGGACAATATGCTGCTGTCACTCGAAAAAGCCATGTCTCGCATGACCGACGATGATAAAGACAGAATGATGCGCATCCTGAAGGCCGGATTCGATGAGGCGTTCCAAGATGATGATGCATCTGCAAAATAATCTACAATCGCTTTCTTCAATTTAATACTACCATTTTCAAGATAAAAAATCAAGTGGAAATTATGCACAAACATAATTCGTTCGATTTGGCGATCATGTGCGTGATCTGAAATCAACTGTTAGTGTGTATGTTTTTAGCTCTGTATCGGCTTGCAAAATAAGCAGTATAGTTTGACCAGTAGATGCCTAAAAGCCGAAATTGACACATAAACCTCTATGTAAATGCAAAGATTCTGACAACACAGCTCCGCTAATCCCCGCACATTTTGTGTGGGGATTTTTTCTACGTATTTTTGCTTACTTTACGGCAACTCTACAAATGAAATCTTTCCAAATGAAGAAAAATGTCATCATAGTGACATCCTATTTACTGGAACGCGAAATGAGGGTATCATTTGTACAACAGAGTAAAAGAAGCCCGTGAAGATAGACAAATGAAACAGGAGGTGCTTGCCTATGAGGCTGGTATAGCCAGATCAACGCTCAGCATGATTGAGACTGGTGCACATATTCCAAGGGTAGATACGGCAATCCGAATCGCAAGAGCGTTGGGTATGATAGTGGAGAATTTATGGGTTATTCAGTAGGGGAGAAGCATGGGAAATTTGACATACGACCAAGTGACGCGACTAGCGGAACTTGTAGAGGAAGAAAAGGGGATAGCGGACGTGATATATTCCCTAGATTTATCCGGCAAGAGCTGCGGAATTGACATCCGCTGCTTATCACATATCGCAACATGGATTTATCGGCATCAAAAAGACCTTGCAGAAATATCGAATCAACTTGAATGAAGAAACGCCGTGGATCATTCCACGGCGTTTTTATTATGCATTTTATTTTTATGCTTGCGCCACTCGCGCAAATATAGGGCTTTTTCTTTAACTGACCAGTCCGCACGCGGATACTGCCTTTGATACGGCATATTTGCAACGACGGCGCTTTGACACAACCCAGTTCGGCACATAATATCTGAAACTGACATTCCGTCAACTTTCATGCGCGCAATTTCATCCGTTCTATCTGTTGAATATATGCCTGCTGTGATGATGCACCGACGTACCACTTGTTCGTTCACGCCCATGATTTCAGCCGTCTTGCTGATAGATTGTGTCGCAGAATACATGTACAAGATTGTATCATATCGTGACATGATTTTTATCCTCCAAGTTCTGTTACCGAAATATTATCCCTTTTTTGACACTCCCAATGACCAAATTCAGGGGATTCTCGCTTCAACGACCATTGCCTATTACTAGGTCTTGCATGATCTCCACGAGCGTAAATTCGGGCGTGTCCAGCCCTACTATATGGTTACGCCAGCAGGCGCAATCCTTCATTCAAAATATTCTGTGCGGCGTTCACGTCTCTATCGTGACGTGCGCCGCAGACGGGGCACGTCCAGTTTCTCACAGACAAATCTTTTGTTCCTGCCCACTGCGTTCCGCAGCAGGAACAAAGCTGACTAGACGGATAAAAGCGATCGATTGCAACGACTTTCTTTCCATACCAGTCCGCCTTGTACTGCAACTGTCTACGAAATTCTCCCCAACCTGCATCTGAAATGGATTTCGCAAGCCTATGATTACGCACCATGTTTTTAGGTGCTAAATCCTCGATGCAGATCACGTCATTTTCCCGGACAAGTTGAGTAGACAGCTTTTGCATTGTGTCACGTCTCTGATTTGCTACGTGTTCGTGCGCTCTTGCGACATGGATTCTAGCTTTATTCCAGCGATTGCTCCCCTTTGTTTTTCGGGAGAGACTTCGTTGTAATTTGGCTAGTTTCTTCTCAGATTTCGTAAGATACTTGTGATTCAGATACTCAACGCCATCCGACGTGACCGCAAATGACTTGATTCCCATATCCAACCCGATAGTCGCGCCGGTCTTTGGCAGCCGCTCCATTTCTACATCTGTGCAACAAATAGCTACGAAGTATTTTCCGCTAGGGTTCTGACTGACCGTCGCAGAAAGAATCCGACCTTTAATTTGTTTCGAGACACGACATTTGACTTTTCCTAGTTTCGGAAGTTGAATATATTTATCAAAGACTTTAATGTTCCCGTTGCTACACTGGCTTCGATAGCTCTGCCGGTGATTGTGTTTGCTCTTAAACTTTGGGAATCCCGTTACTTCTCCGCTTTTCACTCTACGGAAGAAATACTGGTAAGCCGCGTCTAAGTCTCTAAGAGAGTTTCTTAATGCAGTTACATCCACTTCACGAAGCCATTTCAACGATTTCTTTAACTGCGTCATATCAGCAGAACATTTATTGTAATTCAGTGTTTGACCGTCAGTTTCGTATAACTCTTTCCTTTTTGCAAGATAGTAGTTCCAAACGAACCGGCAACAACCAAATGTCTTCTGAATCTGCTGACTTTGTGACGCAGTTGGATATATTCTGAATTTTTGACAGTATTCCATCATATCTCACCGCCTTTGACATTTTTACGCCAACCGGTGCCTATATATTCTTGAGTAACGTAGCATTCGTAATGCTTAGGGTAGTCAATCAGGGCTTATGATTTCTCACAAGCCACCGGCTTTTGCCGTAGGGACGATTGACGAGAAAATGTGCTCTGCAACCAATTCTTCCATTTCAGCGATCACGGCCTGATAGTCCTCGCCATTCACGATTTTTACAACAGCGTCGCGTCCGGCTTGCGCTTTCATCCGATTCGCCGAACGTTCATATTCTCTCGATTTCAGATAGGCAAATGCTCTCGGATATTTCATCTGCATTGATTGCAAATCGTACTCAGGAGGTGTTTCGTCCCTCCTTATATACGACCATGTAGCCACATCTTCTAGCGCTGATTCGACCTCTTTCAAGCCTGGAATAGCATCAATTTTGTCCTGAAATTCCGAAGCAGATGCCTGTTCAGCTTTTTGACGTGCTTTGAGTGCATCCATGATTTCCTTTTTGTATTCTTCAATCAAGAGTATATCTTTTGCGGAGACGCCTGTCTCTATGGCAAGCGTATTTTCGTCCCAAAGCTGAATTCTGTATTTTTTAATCAGTCTTACTGGAATTTTTTCATTGCAATTATTCATTTTTGGCATTTACTTGCATCTGAATGCCAATCCACTTTAAGCTCATTCTCCTTACTCCTCCACTTGTTCTATGATATTGATTTGGTTGAAGATACTATCCAAATCTGCCTTTGGATATATATTTTTATACCAACTTATAGCACCTCGCTGCAAGTAGTAAGTTAAGGCACAGTTGATTAGCTGCGCCTCGTCTTTGTTAATGTTTAGCTCCATTTGCATTATTCCTCTGGATAAAGTTCTTCATCATCCGGGATCAAAACACCCTGTATACAAGTATCTAAATTGCCAGTATCGATCCACGCTGCAAGACTGTCTATATCGGGAAAATACCAATATGTTTCCGCACCTTCCGGGCTTTTGACTTGCGCGCGCGGTTCGATCGGCGCCCAATCTTTAGCGTCATAATAGATATCCTCAGCCAATACGTAAGTGATACCGCCAAAAGTAACATTTCGTAAGGCTGTGCCCTTAATCATCTGTATCACGATATATACCCCCCCCCAAAAAAACTACGTTTAACGTTTGCATTCTTCAATCAATAGCATATCTTTTGATTTTGACATTGTAATATTTTCCGTTGCCGCTCACCATCCTTTACATCCGAATTTGGCTGCTTGAAAATCTGCCGTATTTCCGAATAGCCGACACGCAAGCGGCCTCATTATCCGTAAGCTCTCTGATAACACCATGAACAACATCGTCCCACACAAGTCGGTCGTTTTTACACCGGCAAAAGCCACCTTCTACGCCATCAGCAATCGGATAGTACGGATTGATTACGACACCGAAATCAAAAATATCTCGTTCGGCAAATGCGAGTGTTTCTCCGTTGATCGTCATGGTGTGTTTAACCGAATGAGCGCCGGTTGGCTTCACTTTCCATTCCGAAAACTGCGCACGACATTCCGCTTCGCGCACTTTCTCAGCAGCCTCTCGTTCTTCGCGTTCACGCTGTTCACGATTTTTTCGTTCCTGTTCTGCTGTTGCTCTTTTCAATTCAAGGGATTTGTAATACTCGACTTCTTCGTCCGTCAAAATCCATGCCCAATTAGTCGTAGCTGAAAATTGGCCATCACTTTTACGTTTTGGCAGATCATCCATATCAATATGCGGAAGATGAATCAGTGTATCACGGATGCCTATGAATCCGATTTTCTGAAACCACTCTGCCCATTTTGGCTTTTCCTCTTCTGTTAGACGTCGTGCCTCACAAATGCTTGTGCCATATGCAGGCGCGTATTCAAGCACAATGTATGTTTTCATGTTTTTCCCCTTGTCCGTCGTTTTTTAATGGTTGTCAATAATTGGTTGGAAATACTTCTCTTCGGCAACGTGCCGCGCCTCTATGGCATCTTCCTTGTTCTCATATCTGCCTAGAAAAATCTTTTTGCGACGCAGCATAATCTCAGCGCCCCATTTGTTACGCCGAGAATCATACCACACGCCAGTAACACTAGATTTATTCGTTCGACGCGGCTTTTTCGATTCCGTTAACTTACAAGGCGCTGTTCCATCTTCGTAAAGCGATTTTGCAAAGTCCTTTTGCGCGTAACCACAAGATATTGTTTTTCCACATGTAAGGGAATTCACGTTTACTTCCACAGTTTTTCCACAGTCACACTGACACAACCAATTGTATGTTGAACGCGCACCATCTGGAACACGTGTTGGATGGAGCGCAACAAGCCGTCCGAAACGTTGTCCAGAAATGTCCTTGATACGATGGATGCCGTCTCCGCAGTTTGTAATTTTCCCGCGCCGCAATTCTCCGGCCGGTGCTAAACGTTCTCGCCCACAATCGCAACGACAGCGATACAAAGCGCGACCTTGGTTATTTCGTTGCTCCGTGATACCGAGGACAACTAATCTTCCAAATCGTTGTCCATCCAAATTAGCAGGTTTTCTTGGCATAACAACACTCTTCTTCTGTTCAGCACACAATGGCAAGTCTTACATGATCTCTGCCCTAATGTTATAGCTTATATCCCAATAGCTAAAGCTAGGGGGTTTACGCTATTACTGATAATAGCGTTTGTTCTCAAATTTTACAAGCCCCAAAATTATCGCGCGATCGGCAACACGACTGCGCGCGTACCACCGTTTCCCCACATGGTTTCCTCAGAAGCCACATACAGGTAATAAAATTTGTTCGACCATTTATCCGATCTGACCAGCCAGCAACGCGCATTCTTCCCGACAGCCTCAATGGCATCTTTTACAAGCTTTACGTTAAATAGTCCGCTGACGCTTCCAAATTCACCGTTATATGCTTTCAAATCAATAACAGGGGTAACATCCGACGGGCGTCTGTAATAGCAATGCTCCCGCAACCATTCGGGAATAGCCGTCATTAGCTCCGGCATATCGGAGACAAGGTATCCGCTGACCGAATCAGAAACGATACTCATTTCCTGAATGATATCGAATCCGGCATCAAATGGAACGTCGCTGTTCTGGATTTCTTCTCCATCCACAATGGATGTGTCGTACTGGACAACAATAACGCAACCATCCGTAACAAGAAACGACGTGTGTCCATCTATATCTGTTCTGGCATATTCGACCGAACCTTTTCTGTTTCGCTTTGCAATCCGCTTGAGCGCGGCGATCTGTTTTTTGGTCATTTTCTGTTCATCCTTCCTACCAATTAACCCACGCTGTTCAGCTTCGCCGTCTGTCTACGCAGAGACTCAAAAAATCCAACATCCAAAAACATCGCCGCTCCTGTTGCAATCATGTTTCCGGCCGTGATCCGAGCCATGTCGTCCGCAGACAGGGTAGAGATATACGAACCGATATTATCCTTTGGTACTGTTTCCGGGCTGTTGCAAATCACGACGCTATCCTGACGCAGACCGGAGGCCGTCGCTTTAATCGGCACATTTGTCGGCAGGTATCTGTTCTTGACTTTCGACGTGACCGGCAGGGCAATAATCGTTGACCCATAATTGTTGCCCTTGTTGTTTGAAAAAATCACTCCTGGGCGAAGGCCGCGCTGTGCGCTGCCCTCGCCGTCAAATCTAATCCAATAAATCTCTCCGATTTTCGGATTCATGTTCATTCCTATGTATCCTCCAATTCCGTTCAGTGTTCTGTTCTGTTTTACTTACCAAAGCCCATCCGGCTTGTACGTTCCGTTCCGCTTACTTTCCGCTACCCATCTGCATTTGTCACAATAATATTCCGCAGCAACAAATTCCAAGTAGCTTTCACGCAGAAGGGAAACGACCACATAAATGATGTAGAGAAAAATTGCCATCCAATGAATCACTCCTTTATGTATTTACTTTTGTTCGGATGATACGACGAACGCCATACATATCCGTTCTTCCTGTTTTGTTCTGCTCTGTGTCGATTGCCTTCTCGTTCCCTACGCTGTTCATCCTCTAGGCGCTCAATCAAAGCGTTGAGCGCCACAACTTCGTTCTTTTCTCCGTACATGAGCAGACAGTCATGAATCCGATATAACAACGTGAGATCATCCGCTTTAATTCTCATGGTTTGTGTCATCCTCTTCATTGACGCGTCTAACAAGATCGTTCATGCAATCGAAAAATTTCTGCGAGACAGCAGCGTTCTTGTATCTTCTATATGACAGACTATCGCAGCGCTCGTTCACAATGGTAACAGACACAAGTTTTTCATTGATCCATCCTTGCGTCCGAATCGGAACGTTGACACCATAACGACGCATGAGCATGAGCACAATGGACGTTTCCACGCAGTCTCCGTTCGGCTTATAGAACGTCAATGCATCGTTTGACAGCTTTCCGCCGTTTTTGATAATCTTGATTGCCTGATACACGGCCTGTTCTGCTTTCTGGTTTGTCTCTTCACGCATCCGGCGCTCTTCTGCTTCCTGTTCTGCTCTCATCGCAGCGCGCTTTTCTTCCTGCGTCCGCTTATAGATTTCGGACAGACGGACACATTCATCCAATTCATCCATGACACAAGCGCCGCGAAAATCCGGGAAACACTGTCCGTTCGTGTTCTTGCTTTTCAGATAATGGTCAGTGTGCGCATCCAAAATCTTCTGAATGCGATCCGCCCATCGCGCCGGTTCGTGACCAATACGCTCCACCATTTCGTCCTCGCGCGCGATTGCATGATCGACAGCGCTGTTCGCAGCTTCTCCATAAATGCCTCCGTTCTCGCTATTGTCTGCTCGCAGGCCGTCAAAATACTTGCTACGGCCTACCATTCCGCCGTATAGTTTATCCATCGCCGCATTGAATCCGCAATCACTTACCATTTGATACTCCGTGCATTGCAGCGAAACCAGATAACCGTTCTGTTCCACATACAGCAGGTATTTATCCGTTTCTGTTCGCGGATATTCGACGTCTTGTTTTCCGTCTTTCCGATAGAGACGGAAAGTTTTTTCGCCGTTCGAGACTTCGCGGTCAAAGACAGCGCGCATCCTGCGTCCGTCACGGTTAAACATTCCATTATAAAAAAGAGGCTTCATCAGCGTGCAGCAATCCATATTAACTTCGTTCATTATGTATATCCTCCTTAAATTTTATCGAAAGTATTTTCACGCCAATCCAAATATTTAATAATATTTTTGGCCTTTTTCAAATCTCTTGATAGCAATAATAATATCGTCCGTATTACTGAATAATGTTTCGACATGGATATTTTTATGCTCATCGTTCCAAATAACGATTTTCCTATTCGGATTTGTTTTTTGAACCTGATATAAAGTAGGCAGGCCGTTTTCAAATGACACAGACTTTCCGTCTCTTGACATTTCCATAGCCTTTTCATTGATAAAATACATATGTATATCCTCCTTCTGTTTTATCTGATTTCGACGATCAACAACGTGTCTTTTGTAGCAGCTTCAAAACAGTGATTTGTGTTCTGTTCATTATTCCTGTTCGGGAGTGGAAGCCTCCGAAACACTCCGCAAGGCTTCCGCTCCATTTCGTTTCTTACAACACAAGTTATCCCATGCCGTTCCAGCAACACGGCGATTTCATCCAAATTCAGGCCGTTCATGTTTCGCCCTTTCTTCCCAATACGGCATATACTGAAATGCAATGCTGTACATTGGCCTTCCTGTGATATTGTCTTTGAACGTCTCAAGAAACACTTCTTTGTTAATACCTTCAGCAACACACCAATCATTGATAACGCGCGTCGTAACCGGCATAACGAATACATATAGATCAGAATTATGGTTGAACATCTGTTCGCGCGGATAACCTGCCTTTTCAAGCGCTTCCATTAGTGTAATACCCATCGTTTATTCCTCCGCCTTTGTCTCCTTATCCATTTTAAATCCATCAAAGTTTTCATTTTATATGTACCTCCTTATTTAATCCTCTACGTCGTGCCATTCGCGGCCGCTTGCCTTATACAACGGAATCCAATGCGCTTCATAATAATCATAGCCACTGCCATCAATGCAGAAGAAATAGCCAAACTGACCAGAACGGAAAACACGGAATCCGCAACGTGAAAGTGCTTCAATACCATCCTGTTCTGCAATCCAATGTGTATCAATAGCATCGGAAAACTGCCATGCCCACAAGATTTCATCTTCGCGTTCAACGTCAAAGCATCCGCTGTTAACAGACACGTGCGTTCCATCGTCCAGACGAATATCATAAATTGCATAACTCAGTTCGCCTTCATCGGTTTCAATGCCGACGATATCGCCGTATCTTTCATCCGTTTCAACGTCAGCAGGCATATCATACACATAGACGCGATCCGACAGGGAAGGAAGCGTAACTTCTTCCCAATCATCCGGTTCAAACATCATCAATTTGTCGATCATTCCGACGTCGATTTCATCGAATCCATTCACCCAAAGTTCTGCACATTCGCGGATAGTTCTGTATTCTCTAATCATTTTTTTATCCTCCATTGCAATTCTCAATTCGTGGATCAAGTTTCTCAGATCATCCAGTTTGTATTCCTGTGTTTTTGTCAAGTTCTTACTATGAAACTTGAAATAATCGAAAATATCATCAATATTTTTGATAATATCGCTATATTTCACGTTGCGTTCCTCCATTCAAACAAATTCATAAACCGGCATCTGCGTCCAACGTGAAAAGACATACAATTTAACTTTATCCGCAGAAACGCCGCATTCATCCGCGATTTCTTCCTTGATACCATCCAAATTCCATGCGCAGCAGTAAACACTCATGCCGTCGATTTCTTCCGCGCTGTTCGGCTCTTCGTCCAGATCATCCGACACCATCCATTCCGTGCCTTCGTTGAAGTAAAGCGTTTCAAACCGTTCAATGTTTTTATCCGTGAATGCGGCCACAGGATAAAAGACATTATTCCAATCGACTTGTGCGCTTCCGCGAATCACGTTCCACGTCCATTTTTCGCCGTAGACAATAGACAACACTTCACAAAGGAAATTTTCTTTTGTGTTCAGATATCCGTATGGAATGTTATTATCATGGTGTTCAAACTCCCATCCATGCGAATCTGTAAACAGAAGGTTAAGATCGTAAATATCTCTATCCGTGTAGCGTTCTTTCATCGGCGGCAGGTAATACATGATAGCGTCAGCGGCATTTGCATATCCGTAACTGCTCAAATTCTCCAACACATAAGCAAGTTCCCACGAATTAACGATTTCCTTCACGCGGTCAAAATCTTCGCTTGTGTAGTCTGCGAAACGTTCATTTCCGCATACGTTAATCCGCTGTTCTCCTTCCGTATATGCTTCCATAAAATAACCCGCGTCTTGGTATTCCGGCGCAATCTGTCGTGCGTAAATCATTATGTGTTCCTCCTGTTATGTATTTGTGTTCAATAGTCTTGTCCGGCCGTGCAGCAAAAATCATCCGGCACAAAACAAACACCATCATAGTGTTCAAAAATGATATCATCCGGAATTTGTTCCGGGAATGTGATATCATTCGGAAGGATATCCTGCGTTTCATCCTGCCAAAAATAAGACGTTTTCAGTTCGTCAAGTTGTTCACGGTTTAAGTCCTGCACCATAAGCATTTTTTAATCCTCCAATCCGTTTTTCATGCGGGCATACAAATCTTCGACCGCCTGAAAATTTCGGGCGGTATAATCACCGACAAAACGACCATTTTTAACGATATTCCCACGGTAAACGCAATCAATGTCCGAAAAGCTATAAGTTAGGCCGTCGCAATCTGTCAGTGTGTCGGAATACCATAAATCAATGATTATATTTCTCCCGCTATGCATATGTAATCCTCCATTCTGCTATCCGTCCGGCAGGCGTTAACGCCTGCCGGTTTCCTGTTCGCTGTTCATGCTTTCCGTTCCGCCTGTTCCGTAGCAAATGCAGCCACTTTTCGCAATGTGTCCGCCGTCATGGACGCCGGGACAGTCTCACGGCCTGCGAGCATATGCGCCACAAAATCAAGCGCGCATTCGTTCTGTTCGTCGATTTCTCCAAGAAGCGCCGCCCAATCACGCGCGACGGGGAAGGAGGCTCCGCACCACGCGCGAAACGCTTCAGGGCTATCAAACCAATGATCCGAATACTCGCCGTCGCACGATCCGCTGTTATAGGCTTCCAGGACCACAAGGCCGCAGGCCGGATTATAAAACAGACAATACCATTGCCAATTCTGCCCGTCGTAGCTATCCCAACCGTTACCGTCGATCCGTTCCGCCGCTTTATAATCCGCAGCATAAAATTTCTTTCCGTTCACAATTTTCATTTTATGTGCCTCCGTTTTCTATTTTTGTTCTAGGCTATTCAAGCTGTAACATCCATCACAATTTTCCTAACATTTTTCATAACAGAATCTGGAACTCCTCTAAATGTACGGGCTTTTTTCCATGTGCTATTTGATTTAATATATAGACCGTCAACCGTAGGCATAAATCTATAATCGATTCTGGAGTTATACAGCCGAAAACATTCAACACCATATGGTTTTCCATCTGTATAAACAAGGATTGCTTGCAACGTGTAAGAACCTATTTTTTTGTGATAAGTGGCATTTAGAAAGCGGCTTTCTACGCTGAACCCGGCCGCGCCCAAACGATCAATCACGGGTAACGGCGAAAAACCATCGGGGAATTTCAAAAAGAAGGTATTTTCGGGTGTGAACCAGTCGATCCCCATTCGGCGACATTCTTTCAAAGTACAACCGCTTGTTTCTGGTGAATTTTCTGCATATCTACAAGCCTTTTCCAGCTTTTCAATTGTCTTGCGCACACGCACTCTTTCGTTATTGTACATTTCAATTTCCGTTGTTGTCTGCCTATCAGTAACGCGATCAAAACACCAAAAACAATTGATACAACCGGCATTTTCTCGTTCCTTAAAATGTTTTTCTTCTTCTCCGCGGCGAATAATAGCGCCACAATAGCGGCATCTTCCATATTCACCCCGCACATCGTCAACCACGCGCAAAATTTCGCTATCAAAAATTCGTTTTCCTTCAATTGTGTTATATTGATTGTGGAACAAATAGCGCGTGTCAATTTCCGCCCATTTCCCAGACTTCAACAAAGCTTTCATATGTAGTCCTCCGTTCCTGTGTCCGGCGCGCTTCCTGCGCGCCGGTTATATCCGTTTATGTACCTCCGCTTATTTATTTATCTTTACCAACCCATTTTTCCGCCATTTCAAACACTTTCTCGCGCGCGATTTCAAGAAAATAAATTGTGTCCGTGTATCCGTTGCGTGTATCTTCATCAGAAAAAATTTTTCCTGAATCATAATCGGATTGCACAAAATCTCGCGCCTGTTCAAGAATATCTGCCATCTTGCAATATTTATAAATTGATTCAATGTAATTCATTACACACACTCCGTTCATCTGTCCGGCGCGCTTTCAGCGCGCCGGTTATATCCGTTACAAACTAATCTGTTTACGCGTCAGCAGTAAATACAAGCCGATTCCGCAAAGGATAAGTGCGCCGCCTCCGTCGCGTTCTTGCAATGTTTCGCCGTCTGCTACCAATACAAAACAGGCAACAGCGGCAGCGATCAACAGCAGACCGAAAACCTTTTGCGCAATCCATGCGAGCGCGTTTTTTCTTTCAGTGTTCATCTATTTATCACTCCGATCGTGTTTTTCGTATTTCATCAGGCCGAAATTGAAATACATTGTTTCGTTTTCCGTATAAACGCACGACCGGCACGTCTCATTTCGGCAATCATCAATTTTTCCTCCGTTCCCGTGTCCGGCAGGCGCGCAGCGCCTGCCGGTTATCGTTATTTGTTCAGACAATCGCGCCGCACGCCATCAAACGACGCGTTTCCGCGTCTGCTTCATGATAACGCATCCACCAATTTTCCAGCCGTGCCTTCTCAGCAGCTTGTTTTTCTGTCAATGCTTTATAATCATCCTGGCCGATGACATAAACACGGCCTTCAAATGCCCGATCGCTAGACGCATACCACACACTGGTATGCAAGCCCTTAAAACGGAAAAAATATGCTTCGACGGCTTGCATTTCATGGAAACTAGCGCAAGAAATTTCTGCGCGTTCATATCCATATTTTAAGCAGCGAAAACTTGCATTAAGATTGTTACGCTTGCAAACAAGCGCAACTTTATTTTTCCAATCTTCCATTATGTAAAACCTCAGTTTCATGCCCGGCAGGCGCTCCGCGCCTGCCGGTTATATCTGTTACACCTGCGCGGCCGTAATAACTGCGCCGTCTAGCATGGACACATACCAGATAGCGCCGTCGCATTCTATCAGACGGACGCGGACGGAATGCCCGTCCGCGTCGATCGTCTCATCCGTAATATAACGCCCGTAGTGCAGCACATCGCGCACGTCGTTGCTCATCGTCGGCACCTCTTCAAAAATCAACATTGGACATATAGCGATCATTTTTCGACGCCGCCGAAGGTTGCATATCAAGCAGCCATGCAAAAATCTTTTTCGCAGCTTCATTGACTTCGTTATCGCTGAAATTATAAGAAAACATTGAATCCGTTACCCATTCTTTTCCGCATTCACGGATCCCGGCGTGCGAATTATATTTCCCGTTAACAATCGGCGTTTTACTTGCAAAAAATTCAAAAAACGGATTGTCATCGACTTGGTAATAGTAATACATATCGTTCAACGTAAATGAAATGTAGGAAGTATGCGTGACGGTAATAGGATCGTTTTTAATTGCCTTCAGTTCTTCCAACTTTTCAGCAATTGTTTCAATGTGTTTCTGCCGCATATCTGTATAATTTCTGTCCTGTGCAGCCATGCAACCATCAAGAAGCGCCTGTTTTTCACGGATAGCGCCGGACAACGTGCGATTAGAAATAATCGCCGTGTTAGTAGGTTTGACGCGGCCGCCGTTTTCGACAACCATTTTTGCAAGGTGTGAAATAACGCGCGCGGCGTTATATTCCCAATTAGTCAAATACAATCTGGTATTGTCCTTCGTAACAATCATTATGTAACATCCTTCCCGGCCGTGTCGGCCTGTCGTGTGTATGTGTCCGGCAGGCGCTGCGCGCCTGCCGGTTTTCTTATTTAGTGTATGTATCCGTTTTGCAGCAGAAATGCGGTATCTTCATCCCAACAAATTGTTTCGCCGTTGTCCTCCGCTTCTTTGAATTCGGAATAGCTTTTTTGTGCGAATTCCAGGCCGTCCCATTGAAAAACGTTTTCAATAACAAAGCCCTTTGAATACTCCGTGCACGGTATCAATTGATACCGGCCTGCGCGCTTTGTGCAATATCGAACCTTCGCGCATTTTCTGCCGCTTTTAGATATGTACAGCTTTTCGATGACGCCAACGCGAAAGATCCAGCCGTTCCAGCCCGTGCGCATTGGTGCGAATTCGAATGCAGGAACCTGCACCAATTGCCCGACAAACGGTTTTTTTACTGCTTTCATGTTGTTTCCACTCCTTTGGCCGTCAAGATATATCCCACGTGCAAGACGGATATTCTTTCGGCAGGCGCTTGATCGCGTTTGCTCTGCATGTGGCCTTGATGGTGCATCTGACTTTCCGCCCCGTTGCGTTTTCTACTCCGGTGAATTCTATGTACTTGTATCTTTGCCCACGGACACCAGATTTTTTCATGCGGCCTTCAGGCAACATAACATCGATCGTTTTTGTTGCCTTGTCATAACTGCCTACGACCGTTTCGCAGTCTGCATAGCTGGTCTTATAGCGCCGGTAAAGCATTCTTTCAATTTCCATGTTTTCACGCCCTAAAAATTTTGTTTGTGTCCTGCGGTAATTTCTTCACCTTGACGCGCTCGCTTTGCTTCGTCGCGCGTTTCCCCGGTTAGGATTTCCCACAGGCACAACATTCACTTGACAAGGTACAGCGCGGGCGCTATACTAATAGCGCTATGTACTATGCTTGCATTTCTGCAAGCGCTTCACGCGCTTCTGATTCTGTCGCGTATTCGATCCCCTCCAGGACGAATCCATAATCTGAATACATAAGCGCACCTCCCTTCTTTTCGTCGCGCGTCGCGTGCGCGTCGAATTGATTGGAGACTGCAAGCAATTAGATACAAGACTGTGTAAGTGGGCTTGTTATCTCTTGCTTACGTGTACTATTGTACACGAATATTCTAGTATATACAATTGACAATATACACGAAAATTCAAGTATATTGTTATCTATATTGTACATTTATTTTCGAGCATATATGCGCTATAATTAAACACTCGCAGGAGGATTAACAAATGCTTGTGTATAAATTGGACATACTCGCAGCATTAAAAAATAATGGATATACAACATACAGGATTAAAAAAGAAAAAATATTAAGTGAATCAACGTTACAGAAGTTTAGACATAAAGAAGGCATATCCTGGTCAAACCTTGATACACTTTGCAGTTTGTTACAATGTCAGCCCGGCGATATCATCGCCTATATACCAGACGATCAGCACCAGAACGCAAAGCCATAAATGCAGCTCACAACAGGCACGGCCGAAGGCCGTGCTTTTTTTGTGCCTGAAGCCGTACAGGAAGCAAGACCGGACACGGACAGACACGCCAAACCAGAAAGTTACATTATGCATTTCGGATAACTGCAATTAGCATAGCACAGCACCGGAAGCACGTCAAGCCCATGAAAGCATTATCAGCACCTTACACAAAATACAGTTAATCAAAATGCATACTAGCACCAATCAGCACAAGAACAAGCTAAAGCAGTTACAACGGATAGCACAATCAAATACAAGCATTATTTAACGCTTAAATCGTTTTTGCACGCTGACCATCAAACTATACCGGCCAAACAACAAAACCGATTACAGGCCAAAAAAATATAGTCTCTACGTATATAAGCCGAATGTCAAACTGTACAAGCACAAGGACAACGACAGACTGCGCACCGTCCTAGCCAGATCACCTGCACATGATAGACGTGGGACAGCAACACATATACATAGCTACACATATACAAACAAATAACGAGCATATAAGCGCTTATAATGCCTATAGCTATAGTTACACTGCTACAAGCGCAAAACAGCATAGAGGATAAATAAACACGGTTAAACAAAGAGAAGCGGAACAAGCAATGGAGCAGGAAGCACCAACGGAAACGAAGATACCATAAAGCAAAAAAGAAACGGCCTAAATCCGTACACACTAAAAGCCCTTCATGCTTCCGGCCTGCCGTAGTCTATCCGATCTTATATTTTGCCGTATATCTTGACTTTCTATTTCTCAAAAATGAGAATCATTCTCATTATAAAACAAGATGTGAAGATAACGAAAAGCAAAATAGGAATGATTATTAAAATTCTTTTTAAGACTTAAAGAAAAATCATCTCTAAAAGTCATTAAAAAATGAGAACATAAAAAGCCTTTGATTTCTCAAAGTCTCCGGAAGGATATAAAGATCGTTTTTATAGCAAGATATACCCGTGTTTCAGTTCTGTTTTTTCATGGATTGCAGTATTAACACCTGATTTTTATGTGCTATCCGGCTAATGGGGGGATATCTGACATTTTTAGCTTCATAGCGATTTTGTGACAAATGTCTAGTACATTCATCCACACCTCTTGCTTTCTCATTTTCACCTTATCAAACCTCTCATTCTTTTGGCCTTATAGTCTCAATCTAGCTAACTGAATATGAGACTCAATCTCAATTTCGTTCCAACCCATGAATAATTTGAGAATTTTGAAGAACCTGAAAAATGAGAAGATGTAAAAATGACCGTAAAACCAATTTGTTGTAGCATGGCGACTACCACCTCCACGGCTAACATCACGGAACTAGGTACGATATGGGAAACAGAAGAAAAAATAAAAAACCTTAACCGGATGGGAAGTCTATAGTTGGATGGTTGCTGCTGACTTCGGATTATTGTGTACGGTTACAAAAGAAGTTATCTGAAATGCATAAAATCAGTTTGACTTTTTGACCAATTCCTGATATAATAAGAGCATGAAATCAAAGACTTTTGTTGTACGGCATAAAGGGAGGTTACGACATTTTGGATAATGCTAGATACCAGTATTCCATCTTCGATACGGACTTTGAAGTGATTTCTACGGGTACGATTGGTTCCTCAAGATCAGTTGCTCAGAAGCATGAATGTAAGATTATAGACCTTACACAAATGTTTCCGAATCCGACATCGAAACCAAGGAACAACAACGTAGGAAAGGAGCAAACCGTATACCCTGTAAAGGACAAAGACCAACTTCAAGCGATAGCTTTATGGTTAAAGGCGAACAAAGATCCCAAGTATTACTTAGCATTTGCGATCGGAGTAAATACTGGCCTTAGAGCGAATGAATTGCTGAAACTAAGATGGTCTGATGTTTTATGGTCAGACAAAACCGTAAGATACATTGATGATATTGAAGACACGACAGACAGCATCACCGTATATCAAAGCAAGACGAAAAAGAAAAGAAAAATATTTTTAAATTCAGGATGCCTGTCTGCACTCAGGTGGTATGTACGGAAGGCTGGCAAGCAACCCAGCATGGAATGTTTTTTATTCCCTTCGAGAGAGGGAGGAGCTATTAAGGTAGACACGCTTCGTAAGGTTCTGAAAGAAGCTGCACTAGCTTGTGGTGTACGGCAAAACATCGGTACGCATTCATTGAGAAAGACATGGGGATGGAGTGAGTACACATCCAACCCGACACTTCAGACAAACCGAGACATTGGACAACTCCAAATGCTATTTGGACATTCTAGTCCTCAGACCACCTTACGGTATCTTGGTATTATGGACGAAGAGAAGAAAGCTCTATATCACGATATGTCTCTCTGTTTCGAATAACTAACTTGCTGATCCAGACATCTTACTGGTAAGGAACTAACTTATGGTTTCATTACAGGCGTCCACGCCTGATTCAATAGCGCTAAACCAAACTTATGGTTTCATTTATCTTAAATTTCGCTTAATTCAAACTAAAGCGCCTGCGGCGGAAAGGGCAGAACGAGCGTAGCGAGGGCACTTTCGTCATATAGTTCCCTCCCTTATAAACAAAAGTAATTTTTGCTTTTTTCAAAAACCTAGGGTTATCAATGCTTTGCGGGTGCTTTTGGAGATATTTATGCAGAAAAGTATGTAGTCCGATTGCATATTTTGCGTTTTTCTCGAAAAAATGGCCACTCACTCTGCGACTTCTTCATTCTCTCCTTTGTTTCTCCCATTCTTTCAGATTTTGCACGTTTTTCTTCTTGTACGGTTTATTTTTTTACGTTTTTTCTAGTTCTCGTTGCATTTTCGTTGAGATTTCTCTGACTTTTCTGTGGATTTCACAGTTTGTTCACAGAATTTCACGATTTTCGTGTGATTTTATGGTGCTCTTGTGCGGGGCGCAGCGGGGGCAGTGGTCACATCTTCCGGCAGGTCGATTGAATATCGCCTGCCGGTTGCTTTCGCGCAAGTTATCCGAAATGCCTAAAATATTGCTTGACAAATCCTGAATCATGGTGTACTATAATAATGCAGTTAACCGAAATGCATAAAACATAATCGGCCAACCGCAAAGCCGGACACCTCAGATGAGATGTCCCTATTTAAAAAATATGAGTTATCCGAAATGCATAATGCCAAAATTTGAATTGAGGGGAGAATGGAATTGACTTTTAGAGAGTTGCTGCAAGCCGAGCATCCGGACATGGTTGACGAAAAGTGGGCTGGCGGGTGCTGTGGATGCCCATGGGATTATGGGTATGAGCCAAATGGAGCGGAAGAGAGTCTTTGTACGGTGGGGCATGACTGGCGAGATTATTGCAGACGTTGTTGGGACAGAGAGTCCGGCCTTGAGATTTCTGCTTCGTATGATGAAGATGACATAGAGCCGGTGGCGGAGTCAGATGATCTGGATGAGATGGACGAGCCGACGTGCAATTTCTGTAGTCATTATAAGGACACGCCGTGGTGTGTGGACTGCGAAGACAAGTGCCATATGTGTGTGCATAAGGCTGTGTGCCGGTTTACGAATGAATTTTTCGGTGAGCGTAAAATCTGCCGAAATTTTTTAAAGGCATGAGTTAACCAAAATGCATAATTTGAAAGGATGAAGAAATGAAGTACAAGCTGAAGAACGGAGAAAGATATGGTCTGCCGAAGCAGGTTGAGGCGTTTCAGTACAACGGAGTGCTTTACGGTGAGCCGTGGGTGACGAAAGCGTTCAATGATGGGGTGCTGTTTTGGGACTCAGACGAGTTGGGCGGGTATCCGCGCAATCCGTTCCTAAGAGTTGAAGATGATGATTATAGTGTGGATTGCGGTGATTATCTGATTCTCTGTGGCAACGGTGAGATCGAGATGTGCTCTAAGGATGTTTTTGAGTCTGTGTATACGAAAGGGGTCTGATGGATGGAGAGCCTTGAAGAATACATGAAAGCCAATGGCTACACATTGGGCGAGGATGCAAGTCTGTGGAGCGTGCTTGGGTATGCAATGATGGGGTTATATGGCATGGGTGTCATTACGGATGAGGAATGGCCGGTTTTTGTAAAGCGGTTTGCTGAGAAAGCTTCGGAGTCTATGACCGAGGTGGGCGATGAGTAAGAAAGTGCTGGTCGCCTGTGAAGAGAGCCAGAGAGTGTGTACGGCGTTCCGCGCGGTCGGTTGGGAGGCGTACTCGTGCGACCTTCAGCGGTGCTCCGGCGCACATCCTGAATGGCATATTATTCAGGATGTGCGCCGGGTGATGAATGGTAATTGTAAATTCGTAACGTGTGATGGCGTTGAGCACGAAATAGTTGGACGATGGGATATGATAATTGCTCATCCGCCTTGCACGTACATGAGTGTAGCTGGTGCTTGCCGGATGTATCCGCACAAAGGTCAGATTGACCCTGCGCGGCTCGAAAAGGCGATGGCTGCGAAAGAGTTCTTCATGGAGTTGTATAACGCTGACTGCGATCGAGTGTGCATCGAGAACCCGACGCCGTTAAAGGTCGTTGGTCTGCCACAAGCGACGCAGGTCATTCAGCCGTACCAGTTTGGGGAACAATGGAGCAAGCGCACGTTGCTGTGGTTGCGCGGTTTGGATCCGCTTGAGCCGACAGGAATAGTAACTGACTACAAGCCGTTTGTTCCGAGCGGGACAGGGCGTAAACTTGGCGGCGAAACATACGGCGCAGCAATACCGCACGAAGGAAAGGCAAGAAGTGTAACGTTTAAAGGCATCGCAAAAGCGATGGCAGAACAATGGGGTGATTTAGATAAACAAATGTGCAAGTTGGCATGAGGCAAGCAAGGATGGGAGCGTGTATCCAGCGGATAGGTGCTGGGGAACAAGAGAATGTGATCCGTGCAGTTGCGGAGGCGATGAGACGAAGTGTGATTTCTATCCTGAAAAACGTAAGGCGGCTTCGAAGAAAGAGAAAAAACATACTCAGCAAACCAATATCGTTTGGCATAAGGGAAATAAGTTGCCGAAAAAGGATGGCGAGTATCTGTGTTGCGAAGTCCCGTACTATCTGTATCGAGTGCTCGATTTTGCAACTGATTTGTCTAAAGTGGACGATGAATTCGCTGGTATTCGCCGTCCTGGGTTTTACGATGTCGATAGTGAATGGGGCTATGTCGCGGTAGACGATGTTGCATGGTGGGCGGAAATCACGCCGGATTGTCCGGGAAAGAGGAATTAACATGATTGATATTGGATTTGAGCCGCCGCTTGAGCCGCGTGCATATCGTGTGCCGGTTTGTCCCGTGTGCGGATCTGAGACGGACACGATTTTGCGAGATATGGATAGCGTTATCGTTGGGTGTCCAGAGTGTGTGGAAGCGGTTGATGCATGGGCATTAGAAAGAGAGGTTGTTGATGAAATTTAAGGTAGGCGACAAGGTGCGCGTGAAAGATAGTTCGAAAGTATTACATTCTCAGTACAGAGGAAGAGTTGGCAAAATTACTGCTGTTGCTCTTTTTGATGTTGATGAGCACGGATATGAGGTCGATTTTGCTCCGGGATATTATTTCTTTGCAGATAGTCTTGAGCATTATGACGCAGAGCGAGATGCCGATATGGAATATAAAGTCGGCGATCGTGTTATTGCGGTTGATAATATCGGTAAGCATCCGAATGGTTCACGTGGAATTATTACTGCTATTTATAAGACCCCGCCACAAAACGATGAATTTGATTATCGTGTCAAATATGACGATGATGATGCCTACAACCTATGGAGCAAAATCGTATCTCTTGAATCGGGCAGTATTTCTGCGGCCACATCTGAAACGCCTGTCGTTGCACCGCTCGTGCATGGCAAGGAGTCGGTACTGGAAAGCAAAATGGAATATCCGTCGATCGTAATTACTTGCAAAGGCCAAAAAAACAAAAGCGGTTCTCAAACGTGGCGATGAAGTTTTGAGACGCGCGACGGCAAGTTGCCATCTAGAAGATGATTTTGACCAGTACGTTGGTGCGAGTATTGCGCTTGGTAGACTGTTTGGCCGACCGGTTGATATGGATGCTTATGAGCGTACTGAGCACTCCGATATGTCTAAGCCGTTCGAAGGCAAGGCTGTGTGCGTGGAGAAAAATGAGTCATGCCCCATTTCTAAGCGTTTTACCATTGGCAAGGTATATGAGTTTAGCAACGAGTACGTTGTTGGCGACAACGGGGTTTGTTATGCTGCGGCATCAACGATGGATGAAAACTGGTTTGTCTTGGGTGCAAAATTTATTCCGTTTACTGGCGTGAGTCCTACTGCGACACGGTACGAAGGCACAATCGTTTGCGTAGATTCTAATGCGAAAATGTTCACGCCCGGCAAAGCCTATAAAGTCAATGATGGTTGCGTCTACAATGATGCTGGAGTCCTGACGATTAAGGTTGATAGCGATAATATTGATGGCCTTAACGATGAGTTCGATGTCATCGGTGCGCGGTTTGTGGAGTTGGTGCAATCGTGAATATCTTTGATGCAATCGAGCTGGCTGAAGCGCACCTGTATAACGTAACGCATTCTGAAAACGCGGTTCCGGCAGAAGCGGAATTTTACTCGTTGTGCGTCAAGGCTCTGGAGGAATACCGTTGGCGTTACGAGTAACGAAAAGCCAGAAACGCTTTTCGCGTTTCGATCTGATGATATTGGCAAGACGGTATTCTTGAGCGACCCGGATGAAATGGGGTGATTTAAGTGGGAGATTGTATTGATCTGTGTTCGTTGTGTGTCTATGGTTCTCCGAGCAGCTTGAATGGTGGTTGTTGCATTTGCCCGGCTGTTGGACGTGATGTGGTGAATGAATATGACATAATCCGGTCTATGAGCGACGGAGAAATGAAGGACTGGATCCGTTCACTGTGGGACGTTGCGTCGCACATGGGTATGCTCAGAGCTAATGAAATTCAGGAAGCCACGCAGAAGGTTGTTGATGAAACGATAAAGCGGCGAGAAGAGTACATGAGTAAGACGGCTAAGTTGTTTATTGATGATGACATGGAGGAATGGACAGGTGGATGAGAGAAATCTTGTTGCGGTAAGCATTAAGCATACGATTTTTGGTTGGAAGTTTGGGATGCCGTGTTGGCTGTGGGGACGTAGGACAGAGAACGATGAAAAACGGTCGTTCAGTGGCTACACGCAGTATCCTAACGTTGCTGAAGTGTATTCGCTTAAAGAATGGCAAGAAAGTGGATACGGCGCAGGCGATGTGTGTAAAGTGGACGAGCCTGTGCAGATGTGCATTGGCTTCTGCAAGAAATGGAAGAAATATGATACCGTGCTTGTCCCGTTAGACCAGTACATCAAATACTGTGAGTGTGCTTGTCTGCCGCTTGATAAGCCGAAGGAGAGTTGACGATGAACGGGTATGTTTCAAAGGATCAAGTGATTGAATGGTTTCGACCATATGGTCATTTGAATGAAGGTATTCCATACTACGAGCTTGTTACGGATATTCGTGATATGCCAGATGCGGATGTTGTTCCGTCAACGAAATGGACATTCGTTAGTGAAGGATTGCCGCCGGAGGGTAAGTTGGTTCTTTGTTGGTATGCGTATTTCCGTTCTCGTGCTTATAGATTGATTCAAACGTTTATTATTGGATACCAGTATGGTGGGCGCTGGATTGGAGAGAAAACCGATAGGCGTGAAGGCGTGATAATCGCGTGGATGCCTCTACCTGAGCCGCCTGTGAAGGGATAGAAAAATGACTAAAGAGAAAGCTGTCGAGACTTTGATTGCCTCGGCGATTTGTTCCAGTCCGATTTTCTTATGCGATGTGTGCCCGGCCTATAAGAGAGAACTGTGCGATTGCGATTTGCCGACAAATGAAAAAGTTGAACAGGCTATTCGAGTGCTGCGCGGTGGAGGTGTGGACTGATGGTTTACAGGGTATTTGTTACAAAAGAAGTTGTTGTTGACGCTGACTCTTGGGAAGAAGCCTGCGAAGTAGCCTTGGATGAAGATTTCAAAGCAATTCAGGTTGACGAATATCTTGACGATGAGCGGAACTTGGAGGTTAGTCATGAGGCTGATTAACGCATACGATCTGAAACAACTTCTGCTTGAGGAACGTGCTCAAGTGCCTGATGGCCGGTTCGGCGATGCAGTGCGTTGTGGTATCAGGATGGCTTTAAGATGCATGGAGCGGTGTGTTCCGGTTGAGATTGTCTATTGCAAGGATTGCAAACACTGTTCATTTGGTAGTTGTGAGCATCCTCGACATCATGGAGTCTTGCCTTCGGCCTATCCTTTCGATTTTTGTAATTACGGGGTGAATAAACATGGAAATTGACGTTTGTCCTGTGTGTGGCGCGAATCTCTTTCACACGACGATTCATGCGTCTGTGCTGATTGATTGCCATTTTTGTGTGGAGTGTGGCTATCGTAGAGAGAAGATCCGTAAGACGCCTGGCATCAAATCTGGTCGGTGCGTGAATGGGAAGTACAGAGAGGTGCGCTATGGTATTCGATAGGAATTTCGAACCGAATGTTGACGATGCGAGAGCCGTTATCGCTGATCTGAAATATTTGCTTCGCAACAACCGGAATCATATACATCTTTCTCCGTCTGCGAGTGCTGCTGTTTCGCAAGCTGTGCAGGTAATTGATGATATGATTGAGGCGAGGCAGACGGACTACAAGATTTTTCGTGCTTACATGGATGGCGTGAGGCAGGCAGATGTAGAAATTAAACGGTACATTGAGCAGTACCAAGAAAAATTGTCGAAATATGAAGGCGAGAATGTTGTATGAGAAGAATTGAATACTATCGGGCGATGAGTCCAGATTTGCTGGCGTATGCAATGAGCCAAAAATGTATTCGTAGTATTTGCGATATTGTCTGTGACGGAGATTGCGCGGCAATCCCGAATCTCCAATATTCGTCGAATGAGGTTTGCCGCAGGATCATCCGGAATTGGCTAAATGAAGAGATTTGAAGGGACGATAGCTAATAAAAATTAAGGTTTGCGACTCCATTATGGGTAGCGGGAAGACCGAGAGCGCCATTACTCAGATGAATGAGGATTTAGACAGCCGGTACATTTTTGTGACGCCGTATCTTAGTGAGGTCGAGCGTATTAAGAATGGTTGTCCGGAGCGCAATTTTGTTGATCCGCAAGATTATGGACGAGGAAAGTATGTCGATTTCCTTAGACTCTTGGGAGAAAAACGGTGTATTGCGACAACGCACGCTTTATTTAAAAGGTGCGATCCGGAGATGACGCAACTTATTCACGACGGTCATTATAAGCTCATTTTTGATGAATCGTTTGAAGCCGTTAAAGAACTTAGCATTGGTGAAAGCGACTTCAATACTCTTCAAGAATTGAGGCTTATTAGTATTGATGCTGATGGATATATTGATTGGATTTCTACGGATGATAAAAATGTTTTTGCTCAGAAATATAAAGACATATTTACATCTGGGCGAGTGAGGCGCTTTAACAATACGGTTTTTGTGTGGACTTTCCCAATCAAAGTTTTCGAGGCGTTTGAGGAAGTCATCATCTTAACTTATTTATTTGATTCGCAGGTTCATAAGTATTATTTTGACATATACGGTATTGAATTTGAGAAAATTGGAACTGTGGTCGAAGACGGGCATTATCGGTTTAGCACAGAGGGAAAAAATCCAGAATATGCGCGGTTGCTAAAATATCAGATTCACATTCTGAATAATAAAAAAATCAATTCAATTGGCGACAAATCTACCGCTTTGTCAGTCGCATGGTATCAGAAAAATCGTGGTAAGGACGAAAGAATATCAGTTCGGCAACTCAGCAAAAATTTGGCGAACGTTTTTGGCAACATTTATAACGCGAACAGCAAAACGGCTTTGTGGACAACATACAAACGCTATATGGATGATGTTGCAAATGGACGCTGGAAGAAGAGCTACCTTCAATGTGCTGCACGAGCCACTAATGAGTATAGAGATAGATGCCATCTTGCTTATTGTATCAACCCATATCTGAATCCGTTTATGAAGCGATATTTCAGCAGCTATGGCGTTGAGGTGAAAGAGGACGAGTACGCTTTGAGTGAGATGATCCAGTGGGTGTGGCGAAGCGCGATTCGAGACGGCAATGAAATCTGGATTTACATTCCGAGTTCCAGAATGAGACGGCTGTTTTCTAATTGGCTGGACGAGCTGGCAAAGGGTTAAAGAAAGGGTGGTTGAGTGAACGACATCAAAGAAACTGTCATTGAGCACATTTATGGTGATAGCTGGTGGGGTGTTTCTACGAGCGAATGGACTTGGCGTAATAAGATTCTGAAACTCAAAGATAAATTTCCTGACAGTGTACAGATTGTTGCTGACAATGAGGATGGCAGTCTATACGCCAAGATTCCGTTTAAGTTGGTAAAGATTTCGAAGCCCAGACAGGTTCAGATGACAGATGAGCAAAGAGCTGCGTCTGTTGAGCGGCTTAAAAAAGCAAGAGAGATGAGGGGAACAAAAACGTAATGGCAAATAGACGAGGCACGTGCCTGTGGTGCGAACAATGTGAGGCGTGCAGTACCAGATGCGGGCACTACACACCGGAAGATGATTTTAATATGAGCGAGTCATTTTACATGAGAATCCTTCGTGAAAATGCAAGGACATATAACAACATTACTAAGGATTTTAGTCACGGTGGTGATATTTTATAAGTAACACTAAAGCGGTCTATATCATTTCAGCGGATGCCAAGGATTTATTTCTCTCTAACTATTCCAATGACTTCTGTAGCGGGTATGGAATTAGGTATCGGACGGGGGATAATCGTGGCGCGATCAACACGAGGAAGTTTATAAACACCTTAGATTACAGTAAAGACCTTATTAAACTTCCTGAAATCTATGAGAAAGTCTACAGGCGAATGGACTTTTCATTCAATATCCGAGGCAAGGAGTATTGCAGAAGAGTTATTAACGTCACGTTTAAGTATAGCGTAAAGGAGTATAACCGCTTTGTGAGCGGCCTCTATATCAAATTTGGCTATACCCAGTCAGATGTAACTATGAAAGATGGAGTGTGTCTAATTGACGGTGAGTTGGCCGCAATTCAGCTTGGACAGCCAGTAGACAACCCAATTTCAGATGAATTGCTCGGCGATTACTTCTGTTTCGAGGATGGCGCGTACCAACTTACAGGCAAGGCAATGAAAGTCCTGTACTCGGTGGCGCAACTTCGTGAAAAGTTGTACAAGGATGGATTTGTTTGTGATGGCATTCGATTCTGCCGGTTTAAGCGGAGCAGCGGCAGTAGCCGTGTAGGTAAATGTTTGTTCATAGACGAAAAACTGTACAGCCGTATTCACAAGTGGGAAATGTGTGGACTCAAGATCAAGGAAGGGCAGCAGGTTGACTTAGCAGCTCTCGAAGCGTATATTGCGCTGTCGTTGAGCAGCATTATCGGACTGATTAGCATCCGGCCTGAGAATTTCTTAGTCATTGACGATTACAATAGCGTATTCAAAGACAAGGTTATTGCTGTCAAGGCGGACAGCGATGGTTGGCTCACATCTGCGCCGGAGGAAGTTGAGGTCAGCAACAGCATTTGGGACGGTCAGTCTCTTATTGATAAGAGTTTGCTTGGAGAGTACGAGGGCAAGGGCATGGTTCTCTTGCGGAACCGTTTCTTCAAGTCAGCGTGCTTCAACTGTAACCTTCAGCAATTCTTTGCAGATCACGGGATTACGGATGTCAGTCAACTCAATGGCCGGACATTTGCCAATGATATTAGTGATGTTAAGATCGTTACGACGCCGAGCAGTATCAAATACCTGAAATTTGGTACGCTTGAAAAATGGTTGCAGTTGCTTGATGAGGACGGAGACTTCGGTGTAGTGAAATACGAGAAACCGACGCATTTCTTTGACGGCGACATGGTTCAGACGCACTATCAGCTCTTGAACACCTTGCAGATGTCTCAGGACGATGTATCAGCGCTTGTACAACCGTCTCTTGACTATCTGAGTCTTATTCAGAGCGACCCGACCATCTTGAGATTCCATATCAAGCACGGCGGAGCTGATGAGAAAATCTCGTCTGCTGCAACGACAAATGATGTTGTGTATCAGATGCTTGGGCTTACTGATAAGTTTTCTGGGACAAAACTGTATCATGAGTTTGTGCAGGATGTCTCGCGTGCATTCAAAAAGAACTTGCGGCGAGGGCATTTGCTGGTACATGGCAACTACTCGACGTTGCTTGGCAATCCGATTGAGATGCTGTATTCAGCAATCGGACAATTTGATGGGACGAGTCAGATTGGTGTCGGCAATGTGTACAACAAGAGTTTTGCCTTTGGACAAACTCTGCTTGGTAGTCGTAGTCCTCATGTGACAGTGGGGAATGTATGGATAACCAAAAATAAAGATAACGCGGAAATTTCGCGGTATATCAACGCGACAAATAATATTGTGTGCATCAATAGTATTGGAGAGAACGTACTGATGCGTTTGTCAGGTGCGGATTAACCTCAAAAGTCCGCCATGAGCAGGAATGTTCATGTAAAAAGGTTGGTGAACCTCTAAATAGAGGGTGTCTCAAACGAGGCTAACGGTAGAAATCTAATCGATATGTATGATGTTACCGTGCCAAGGCTTTTGCAAAAGCGAAAGCAAGGTGTAACGATCACCGGAAACAGGCTAAACAGGAATGCACGCTTAGACCGGGTACACTGCGGTGAAACTCCGCAGCTTGGAAGCGCCAGCCCACCTATGATGGTGAATGAGATGATCTACTCCCGTATTGAAATATCGGGAAACCGAGGGTATAAAGGTTTGACAGTGACGTTGTCATGTTAACGGACAATCCAATTCTAATTGGTGCAGCGCAAAAGAACTATGATAAGTTTCTTGTGCCGACGAGCCTTGTTGATGCCAAAAAGGTCGTGCGCCATTACACGAAAGAAGAGCAGGCCGATCTTGACATTAAGACATCGGTAAACAAGATCGGCGAGATCGTGAATCTATCGCAGGAACTCAACACGAAACTTTGGGACTTGCTTAACAGCGGTTGCAGTTTTGAAGATGTTGAGGGACTGTACTGTGACATCGCAAAATTGGATATTCTTTCCGGAATTGAGATCAACTATCGGTCTGCGCATACGGCGACGTGTGCGTATATCTGATCGAATTGCTGGGACGCTGTGACACACCGGCTACAACGTAAGGATGAAATAAGCCTAAGCGTGAACGCGGCGAAAGCAGAAAAAACGGTGTGTAGTGCATAAGGTTAAATCCTAAGTGTATTATGTGTTTATTAGTTATATTGGTTATTATTGTATGAGCGAATATGCGTAGAGTAAAGAATATAGTTGAAGATATTATTTTGAACAAGGAGCATGAATACGCCTCCATTATATTTCGTGATATTGATGTTGAGGTTAAGATTGACATTGATGATTGTGAAATTGTGAATTTGAATGACATAATGATAAACAAGACCTATGTGTATATTATGCAGGATGGACGATGTATTTCTCTTGCACGGGTGTTGTTGCCAGACTCTCGCGGACGTGTTTATCACAGAAATAAAGATCCTTATGATTTTCGCCGTGAAAACTTATTCTGTGGGAATAAATATTATGATATGGAGACTTATTATATTGGAGAATGTTTAGACGGAAGAACTTTCAAAGTAGATAAAGATGACTTTGAAGTAGTGTCAAAGTATATATGGCATATTGATAAAAATGGATATGTTATTGCAACGACTAAAGATAGGAACGTCGTAAAACAGCATAGACTAGTTCTCGGCTTGTCACAGTCTGATAATGTAGAGGTTGACCATATACATCATGATATAACCGACAACAGAAAAGCGATGTTGAGAGTCGTTGATAGGTCTTTGAATTGTTATAACAGGAATACATTTATTAGCAACACCTCCGGTGTGAAGGGTGTATATTGGAGCAAACCAGCAAATAAGTGGTGCGCGCAAATAAATGTATTTGGGGAAAGACGGTATCTTGGGTCTTTTGAAAAATTCGATGATGCTGTTCTTGCGAGAAAAGCAGCAGAAAACACATATAATAAACACATAAATAAACAGCAATCAGCAGCGAAGCCCTGAACAGGGGAACGTTCAACGACTATCCCGGAAGGGAGTAGCTTCAAGCGAAGCAAAGCGGTCAGCACGTCATGTACGTGAAGATATAGTCTAATTCTTACGTTTGTATTTGCGTGTAGCGAACGCAGAGAGTAAGAAGCGATAAGGCGAAGAAAGAATTTGCAGTTGATAGTGTCGCAGAAATCAAAAAACTGAAAAAGAAATATTGTGAGCACGATGAGCGTGGACGGCAAATCAAGCCGAATTTCTTTGGTAAGATTGCGCGGATGAAAGGGTATTACGATAGCGAGAAGAAGAACTATCGGTTCCATGATACGTCGATGGATTACCTTCAGCATTGTTTGAATGGCAATAGAAATCCGAATTACAAGTCTGAGACGATTCCGTTTTCTGACCTGCTCAAGCCGAATGAGTCTCGGCAGAGTGTGTGGTATCCGCAGGTCAATCGGATTCTTGGACTTGTGCGAAACATGAGAGATCAAGTTAAGGCAGTCTGGAATAGTACGGACGATGGGCTTGACAATGAGATGAAGGCTATTATGACGGCTGAAATCAAAGACGAGTGCCAGCAGTACATCAAGGCAATCCATCTGAATCCGAACACGGCGTATCGTCTGTTGCTGGCGATTGAAGATCCGGCGAACAAGGATATTTCGCGCAGCTTGTTCTCCATGTTGTTCTCAATCCCGAATGATAATTTTGTCAGTTTGCTTGAAGAACGGCGAGAACCGTTGCAAGGAATCGTTCAAACGGACGCCGGAACCATTGAAATCTACGGTCGCAGGTATCGTAAAGTCCCTCTGTTATCAACAAAAACAGCGTGAATTTTCGTTAAAAATGCACAAAAATTTGCGATTTTGCAAGATTTCGTATTGTAGTTGATTGCAGAAACCGTTGAAAACACTAGGTTTTTTAGATTGGTCAATTTGTGGTCATATAGGATGGGGAAGAAATTCTCCATCCTATTTTTGTTGTTAAAGGATGATTGATTTTTGGTTCCTATCACTAAGGATGAGAAAATGGCACTGATGAAGCAGTTCCCGCACAAGACGTATCCGCGCACGATGAAACAGGACTCGAAGCGCGGCCATTATTATTGCGTCGAAGAACCTAGACTTATGCGAGCGCTGAGAGCGTATCGACAGTCGAGAGTGATTGAGACGCATACCGCCAAGCGGCGTTGATGGGTGGTGCGTGTGTGAACCCGAAATATGCAAAGCATGAAAATGAAAACGATTATGAGTATGGGCTGAGGCTGATTTCTATTAAGGTTGAGGAATCGCCCGATGATCTCGACTGGCAGGATATAGTTGAAGCACTTGACCTCAACATTCACAGAGACAGCCTGCGCAAGGCTGCGTCCACGACTCCGTATTCCGGTTACTCTGTCATGCAGTATTTCAAAAAGAAATACGCCTGTGAGCAGGTTGCAGATGGCGGCAATTACGCTGATGAGATTGATGTGAAAATCGGTCAGATGCGCAAAGAGGCAAAGAAGCTCTTTGACCAGCGCCGTGAGTTTAATAAGCTCGTGGATAAGCTCGGTAGGGAAGAGCACCTTGAAGACCGACTTGTGGATGCTGCGAATCGTTTGAATGAACTGCAACCTCTTGTCGAGCAGAAAGAATTTATTCATTATGGTGATAACGAAGCTATTGTTGTGTTTGCTGATTGGCATTACGGTCTTGTGGCGGACAACATTTGGAATCACTATGACACAGATGTTTGCCGTGAGCGAGTTGAAAAGTTCGTATCTAAGGTAATGAATCGTTTGCTCCTGCACGAATGCAAACGGTTGCACGTCGTGCTCCTTGGCGACGCAGCTCATGGAGCGATTCATACATCTTGCCGCGTTGCGTCCGAGGAACTTGTATGCGATCAGGTCATGCAGGTGTCTGAGATTATGGCACAGGCAATTTCTCGTCTTGCTGATTGCGTTGATGAGACGGTTGTCCATGCGACATATGGTAATCACCTCCGCACGGTACAGGATAAGAAAGATAGTATCCATGCTGACAACATGGAACGGCTGATCCCGTGGTGGCTTCAGCAGCGCCTTAAAGACAGAATGGACATTGTATTTCCGTCTGCGGAGTATTATGAGTTTCTATATTTTGACGTCTGTGGCTACAAGGTTTGCGCGACGCATGGCGACCTTGATTCTGTGCGTGATGCTGGCCGTAAACTCAATACGCTGTTTATGAAGAAGTATGGCAGCGGGATTGACTATGTACTCCTTGCCGATAAACATCACATCGAAGAATTTGAGGAACTTGGCATTGACTCAATGATCGTGCCTAGTCTTTGCGGCGTTGATGAATACGCCAACAATAAACGTCTGTATTCTGTTCCGGGACAGTTGATGCTCGTGTTTAATGAACGCGAGGGCAAGGATGCGACGTATCAAATCAAATTAAATTGAAAGGTTGAACTAAAATAAAGAAAATTGATATTGTAAATAAACTTTACGATCTTGGCTATCGAAAATCTCAAAGCCGATATGTCATTGACGATATTTTTGAGATTATTTCTGATGCCATTATCAAGAGAGAGCGTGTTGTCATTAGGGGCTTTGGAGCCTTTGATGTGAAAATGCATAAGGGGCGTATGGGTACTGACCCGAAAACGCTTCTGCCTATGCCGTATGACGATTACCCGGTCATCACGTTTACGCCTGGCGATCTGTTAAAGGAATCTGTGAAAACTGGCAAGAAGGTCGAGCATATGTATTGCAAAGAGCCTGAGTCGGAATCTGAAAAGTAAATAAAATATTCCCGCCAAAGTTTGCGAACTGCCGGTGAAAGCTCAACGTCGCGGAATGAGAAAGGCCATTGACTTGAAATTCTTGACGCCGAAAGGTATTGTGCTGTCGTGAAGTATATGTTTGGAAATATCCAAAATGCATAAAAAGTTGTTGACACGTCGTGATTCTCGTGGTATATTAAATATGCAAGTTATCCGAAATGCATAATATATTTTGCGATACTGGGATGTGGTGTAATGGCAACACATCAGACTTTGACTCTGATATTGTGGGTTCGAATCCCGCCGTCCCAGCCATGCGGGTTTTTAGCTCAGATGGTTAGAGCGGCTGACTCATAATCAGCGGGTCGTGGGTTCGAATCCCTCAAAGCCCACCATACAGTAGGGCTGGACAAGTCCGAACTTAACGCTCGTGGAGATCATGCAAGACCTAGTAATAGGCAATGGTCGTTGAAGCGAGAATCCATTGGCTTTAGTCATTGGAAGGCCAAAGATAATCGGTCGATCTCGGTTCGAATCCGAGTGGGGGTTCCACAATCTGTGTGCTACGCATACACTGCGCATGGCTCCTATGGGAGAAAGGTGAGTATGCGGCTGGTTAGCGCTCCGGTCAAAGTTAAAAGCGAACAGACGGCAGCTTGACTGCCCGTCGTGGCCATGATGCAGTTAGCGGGATTGCCATCCGCATAACTGTTGAGCCTTAAACAAGGGTTGGGCGGTTTCCACAGGGCAATGTAGGCCGATGCCGAAAGAAAACGCCATTTTCCTGCTTCTATAGCTCAGTTGGTAGAGCGGCTGATTTGTAATCAGCAGGTCGGGGGTTCGAGTCCGTCTGGAAGCTCCAATGGCCGTTTGTGCCAACCCAATAAGCCTCTGCTAAAGTAAGCGTATCATGTTGGGTCGTGTGTAAAAGTAGCGAAATCGTGCTGCTTTTTTGGGAGGCTCATTGCTGAGATGAGCACAGTGATGACTCTTGTTTTCAATCGCGTATGGAGAGGCGGTTAGTTGCGTAGGCTCAATGCGCTGCTAATCGCCGAATTTGCCGGTGTGATGGAATTGGTAGACGTGCTTGACTCAAAATCAAGTGCCGCGAGGCGTGCCGGTTCGAGTCCGGCCTCCGGCACCACAACAAAGGAAGGATTGGGAACATGACTCGTGGCGAAAAGGTCTTCTGGGCTGTGATTGCATTTTTCGTGTTGCTTCTAATTTACGAAGGCGTGTATATTTTGGCAGAAAGCTGCTCTAGTGATGGAAAATGTCGGTCGTATACGCCGTACACATACGAAGTGCTGTCTGTAAATCAATATGTGTACACGAAAACAGATACTTTCGGAAGGTCAAAAGGAACCGAGTTGCGATATGCTTTCACCTATGTGGATGGGGATGGTGCGTTGCATACGGTCGATGATTTCGAGAATCTTGAGTATGGAAATATGAAGGTCTGTGTTGCCGATTCAAATATGTATGTCCATGACTATGTGCGTGGTATCATGTATTTGTATCTTACACGCGATACGTTAGCGAATTTTAATTAAGGCTCAAATGTGGAGAGTTACCGAAGCGGTCACAACGGGGCGGTCTTGAAAACCGTTAGGCGGCAACGCCACGGGGGTTCGAATCCCTCACTCTCCGCCATTCCAAATATTTTGCAAAGGGGATTATAATTTTTTGCAGTCGAGAGTCTTTGATATTATTGAAAAAGAAAAGTACCGTCAGAAAATCACTTGTGAGCTGATTGCAAGTGAGAATTTCGTATCTGAAGACGTTATGAGGGCTGTTGGCTCATGCCTCACGAATAAGTATTCTGAGGGCTATCCGGCCGTAAGAGCGTCTGGCAATAAAGGTCGCTATTACGGTGGCTGTCGGTATATCGATGAGCTGGAAGAGTATTGCTGTGATAAGTGGCGTGAGGCGTTTAACACTGACTATCATGTCAATGTGCAACCGCACTCTGGATCTCAGGCCAACATGGCCGCTTATTTTAGCGTGCTAAAACCGGGCGACACGATTCTTGCTATGAGTCTTGATAACGGCGGACATCTCACGCATGGCTCTGGCGTGAATTTCAGTGGCAAGTTGTTTAACACAGAGTTTTACAACGTGGATGCAAACGGTTTCATCGACTACGACGATATTGACCGAAAAATCAAAGAGTGTAATCCGGCTCTCGTTCTTGCTGGTGCATCTGCTTATAGTCGCATCATTGATTTCGAGCGCATCTATAATATTATTAAGGCGAACTCGACTGACGAGTATAAGCCGTATTTCATGGTGGATATGGCACATATTGCCGGACTCATTGTTGCTGGCGATCATCCGTCCCCGTTTGGTCTTGCCGATATTATCACGACCACGACGCATAAAACGTTGCGCGGCCCGCGCGGTGGCATGATTCTCTGCCGTCCTGAGCTTGCAAAGAAAGTGGACAGTGCTGTATTCCCGTGCTGTCAGGGCGGCGCGCTTCAGCACGTCATTGCTGGTAAGGCTGTCGCCGCCGAAGAGGCGTGTACTGATGAGTACAAAGAATATATTCATCGTGTGGTTCGCAACTGCAAGGCGATGTGTGATGAGTTTATTCGGCTCGGCTATAAGGTTGTGACTGGTGGAACTGATAACCATCTGTTTTTGCTTAATCTGACTGATACCGGCTTGACCGGTAAAGAGGTTCAGGACGAACTTGACCTGCATGGTATTACGCTAAACAAGAATTGCATTCCGAATGAGACACGTTCTCCAATGCAGACGTCTGGCGTGAGAATCGGAACTGCGGCCATGACCACGAAGGGATACGACGAGGACGATTTCGTGAAAGTGGCACAAGAGATTGACGTAGTCATCAAAGATATGATGCGGAGAAAGGAGATGCAGTCATGAAGGACGAAGAATGGGGTATTGTAATGCCCCAAGAGGACGATTGGGCGTAATGCCATGAAATAAGAGAGTTTGACCCAGCCGGTTATCGGCTGGGTCTTTTGTATTTTCCGAAACGAAAGGTGGTTTGGGCGTGGCGTACAAGGATTTGAAAGCTCCTGCAAAAAGGCCGAAAAGGGCAACGACGGCGAAAAAGAAGGTCGTAAAGAGTGCAAAGCCGGTTGAGATTGAACCGATTGTGGAAAGCGACGATGTATACCGGTGTACTTGCTGCGGCCACAAATACAAGAAGCAAGAGACAAACTTTTCTGCGTCAAAGTCTCCTATTTATAAGGGGAACAACGGGTATCTGTCTATTTGTAGAAACTGTATTGCGGAATTGTATGAGCAATATGTCAAGTTTTATGATGGAGATGAGGATGCTGCGGCGGAACGTATCTGTCAGATAACAGATATGTACTTTGACAAAGACATTTGGGCGATGTCGCGCAAAATCAGCAATCGCTCAGAGGGTAAGCCGCGAAATCGAGTCAGTGTGTATGTGTCTCGCTTGAATTTGCGTGCTGCGAGCGGTGCAACAACATATTCAGACACACTTGTGCGTCAGTGGGAAGCTGACGTCGAGAATGCTGAAACCGTAGAAGAGGTAGAGCAGAACGAAGATATTGAAATCCCTGTTGAGACTGTAAAGCGGTTTGGTACTGGCTTTAAAGAGGGTGAGTATCAGGCTTTGCAGGACGAGTACGACAGTTGGGTCACGAAATATGGTGAGCCTGAAGATAAACGTCAAGAGGAACTTTATGTGACGATCTGCTATATGAAGTTGAACCTGCAAAAAGCAACGCGCTCTGACGCCGGTGGTGTTGGTGCTCTTGCAAACTCGTACAAGCAGTTGATTGAGGCTGCGACTACGGAGATTGAAGACCGCAAGCGCAAGGTTGAAGCTGAAATGGAATTGAAACCGCTCGGTGTCCTATATCGAGATATTGAGCAATTTACTCCTGCTGAATTTTATAAGGACAAGAAACTTTATAAAGATTTCGATTACCTTAAAGAGTATGTTGAACGCTTTATAAAGCGTCCGTTGAAGAATCTGCTGACTGGCTCTAAGGAACTGGACAAGGAGTTCAACCTGTCTGAGACTGAGGGGTGATTTTGTGGCGGATAAGCAAAAGCCTCTTGACTATGAAAAACTTATGGATGATCGCCAAAAGCATCTGCATGAAAATTTCTCGCAGAATAGCTATCTGGGCGACCCGAACCATGTGAAGAAAGTGCTTCTGTGGATGACGTTTTGGAGGCGGAATCCAGGCAGATTTGTTGAATATTATTTTGGGATTACGTTGCATCTCTATCAGCACATTATTCTGATGCTGATGGATTACTATCCGAGCATCTGTATTGTAGCTGCCAGATCTGCGGCAAAGTCATTTTTGATTGCAGTGTGGGCGTGCAAGGAAGCTATTTTGCGACCGGGTACAAAGGTAGTTGTGGCGTCAGGCACAAAAGGGCAAGCAAAACTAATTGTTTCTGAAAAAATCAGAAAAGAGATTCTTCCAAATTCCCCATTGCTACAAGAAGAGATAGACGTAATTAAAGACAGCCAGAATGACATTGAAGTCACGTTCAAAAATGGGTCTTCTGTGTCGGTTGTCACAGCGAATGATAATGCTCGCGGCCGTCGTGCTACGGTCAATATTTACGAAGAGTTCCGTGTCATTGATAAGGAAGTCATCGACCGTGTTCTTTCTCCGTTTCTTGTCATTCGTCAAGTTCCGTTTATCCAGAAGCACAGCGATTATGCTTCGCTCGTGGAAGAGCCAAAGGAAATCTATATCAGCTCTGCATGGTATCGAAGCCATTGGATGTGGGGGTTAATCAAACTCTTTACAAAGAGTATGATTACAAATGATGATGCCATTGTAGTTGCTATGGACTACTCGATTGCTTTAAAACACACAATTAAAACGCGAAACTTCTTAATCAGAGAACGGAAGAAGCTAGATACGGTTTCGTGGCAAATCGAGTATGAAAACTACATGATTGCAGAGAACACGAATGCGTATTTCACATATGAGATGCTGAATAAGAATCGCGTCTTGAAACGACCGTTTTATCCGCGCCGTAATGTGGATGTAGCAAGCAGAGTCAAAAACAAATATATTCTCCCGAAGCAAGAGGGAGAGGTCAGAGTTGTTTCGTGCGATATTGCCCCAGAGGGCGGTAGTGGTAACGACAACTCTATTTTTACGTGCATCAGGCTTTTGCCTGAGAGCAAAGAGTATAAATCGTCTGACGTAAGCGGCGACCACGTTGCTGTCAAGCAAGGGTATCGCCGTCAAGTCGTTTATCTTGAAGCACAGACAGAGTTTGAAACGAGCAAGCAGGCAATTAGAATCAAGCAGTTGTTTACTGATTTTGATGCAGATTACTGCGTGCTTGATACCAGAAATGCGGGTGTTAGCATATATGATTCGCTTGCCAAGGTGCTTTATGATGAAGAACGCAATGTTGAGTATCCGCCGTGGACGTGCATGAACGACAAAGACTTGGCTGCACGTTGTGTCATTGCCGGACAGCGGCCGGTGCTTTTCTCAATCAAGGCGAGTTTGAAGATGAACAGCGAAATTGCTGTTTGTATGAGAACAACATTGCAGAATAAGATGTGTGAGCTGCTTATTAACCAGCAGGAGGGCATTGAAGAAATCCAGAGATATGTGCCTGAATATGCGACTGCGGATGTGGATACGCAGCTTTTTTATGAGCGTCCTTATCTTGAAACCAGCGCTCTTATCAATGAGATGATTGCGCTTGAGTATACGCTGATGGGGCAGACAAATGCCATCAAAATAGAGGAACGCTCTGGTATGTGCAAGGATAGATATACGTCCTTGTCGTATGGTAATTACTTTGCTGAGTTGTTGGAAAAGGATCTGTTCGCAGACAACTCGGATTATGAATTTTTGACACTTGTTAACTAAAGAATGGGGGTGAAATGCTTTTGGCAAACAGTTTTTGGGCAAGGCTTTTTGGCCTTGACTCTGAACCGGAAAAGGCTGTGCAGGACGTAAGCGAACAGCAGAGCATTCAGTTACCGGCTGACGGCAACAACTGGAATACAGAAATCGGCTCCGCCTATCTGATGATGGTTGGATACAACCGCCGTAAATCAGCACCGTATTCTACGGACGAGGTTCTGCGCATGGCGAAAAACCCGCAACATAACATCAAGGAACTTCGCCAGTGGTCGCAGTGGGCGTACTACTCAAATGGCACGGTCACAACGGCGATTGACAGCCTAGCAAGCCTCCATTCACTTGATTATGTCGTGGTTGCGAGGCCGAAAAAGCATGGTGCAAAAAGAAACGGGTATAAAGCGCAGGCGGATAAGATGAATAGCGTTTTGCGTTCGTTGCGATACAAAGAAGTAATTCGTGATGCGATTTTTCGTGATGCGAAAGACGGTATGTATGTCGCGTACATGGAGACAAAGACTGCGAATCCCGTGCAAAGTTCTATGCTGAGTGATGTTGATGTGAGCAACATCACAGAAATCAATGCAACTGGTGTAAATGCAACGGTAATTCCTTTACCGATTGAATATACGCGAATCGTTGGTCGCCGCAATAATTGTTATGAGTTAGCGTTTGATCTCCGGTATTTTGATGAAATGACCGACGAGGACACTCGTAAGCGGAAACTGCAAGCGTTCCCGAAACAGATTCGTGATGCGTACCAAAAGTATACTGCGCAGGAATTTGCCAATGGCGCTTGTTGGGTGCGCCTTGATTGGCGTAAAACGATTGCAACAAAAATCAAGTGTGAGCAGAGTGACCCGTATGGTGTCCCGTTCGCAGTAGCAGCCCTTGACGACATTGACTATGCCAAATACTTCGTTGATACGAAGCGGCGCGTGCTTGACACGGTGAATAATCAGATTTATTACGAGACGTTCCCTGAAGGCAAGGACAAGGGCACATCTGCTCTAACGCAGGCGCAACAGCAGGCGCAGCACGACACGGTAAAACAGGCGCTTACGCAACGTGCAAACGGCACTGGCGTTTCGTTCTTCTCGCTGGCATCCGGCACAAAGATGGACAGACTTCCTGTTGATATTTCTCTGCTGGATGAGGAAAACGAGAATGCAATTAAAGAGGACGTGAATGAGGACATCGGTTTCTCTGCGGCGGCGCTGAACGGTAGTTCAAGTGGTAACTATGCGACTGCGACGCTGAACATGGAAATCGTCGCAACGAATGTGTACACATGGATTGAGGCTATCGTTGAGGAACTGAACAAGTGCATCAACTACAATATTATTCAGGACAAGGCGTACAACATTGAGTTCCGCGTCTTGCCCGTTACTTTTATTAACCGTGACAAGATGGTAAAGAATCTTGCCGATCTGTATTCGAGAGGCAAGGGCAGCTTGCAAGCGTGGATTGCGTCCATCGGTATGAACGCGGACGATTATCTGTCGCTTATGGACTTTGAGCTGGCGGAAGACTTTGAAAACAAGTACCCGGTTCATAAGACATCGTTTACGGTCACGGGGAAAGACGCGCCCGATCATGATGTGGACGGCTCTGATGGAGAACCGGCTACGAATCCGAGCAGTGCGTCTACACAAGCCAACAACGGGAATGCAAGCCCGTCACCATCAAGCTAAGTGAGGGGGTGAGGGAATTTGCAGGATGTGTTGGAAAGGATGACGCCCATTTATGAGGTTGCCAATCAGCAGACGATTAGTGGGCGCAGACCGATTAAAGTTGTGCTTCATGAGATTCACCCGGATGCCTCGCATTATCAGCATAATGGCATCTCGTGGAATGAAGAATACGTCAAGGATAACATGGAGTCTATCAATGGTATGTCTATTGTGGCAGAGTTTCTGACAGAGGATAGGGACGCGCCGTATGGGCACGGCCTGACTGACATCAAAGATAATTTGCCTCTTTTTGAAGACGCCACGATGGTCGGACACTTTGACAGCTCTTACATTGACGACATTGAAATTGACGGTGAAACGAAGCGCGTTTTAATTGCAGAGGGTACGCTGGATGAAATGCGTTATCCGAAATTCGTTGAATGGCTGAGATGTAACACATGATACGTGTTGCAATAGGTCACGTTCATAGGAATATGTTCGAAAAATAAAAACCCATTGAAATGCTGGGAACCCCTAAAGGCAACCGCGCCACAACGTAAGAGTGAACAACTCTAAGCGTGACGGCGACGAAAGTAGAAAGAAGCGGTTGCATGGCGCAAGGTTAAAACCTAAACGCTAGAATAATGGGCAATCAGCAGCCAAGCCTCGAAAAGGGGAAGGTTCAACGACTATCCCGGAAGGGAGTAGGACGGCAAGCGATAGGCTGTCCGAAGTGGTGGGCATCCCATCAAGAAATCTCAAATTACCTCTTGACAAAGAAGGAAAAAGAAGGTAATATGATAAACTTATCCGAAATGCCTAATATTTTGGATGGCGAGAGATTTCTTGCGGATGAAGATATAGTCTGCGCCAGCGTGAAAGCGTTGGACGGCGAAAGCCGGTTGCGGTGTAGCGAACCGATAAGGAATCTCCCTTATAACTAACGAAGGGAGGTGCAACGATGATTAAGTCTTACAAGATAAGACTATACCCGACGAAAGAGCAAGAAGCTCTAATGTGGAAACACATCGGGGCTTGCCGATACATTTGGAACTATATGCTTGCGTATCAGAGAGAACAATACGCGAATGGCGAGAAGCATTTATCTGCATTCGACATGATAAAGTTGCTGACGCCGTTGAAGAAAGACGGAGAGCATGAGTGGTTATGCGAAGTGTCAAATGCGTCTTTAGGCGTTGTTTGTCGTGATCTCGATAAGGCGTATAAAGGTTTCTTCAAGAAGACTGCGCGTTTCCCGAAATTCAAGAGCCGCAAGTATAGCAAAAAGACGTATCCGGTCAAGGACGATAGGATATATTTTATTAACAGCAAACTTGTGCATATCGAAAAAGTAGGTAAAATCAAATACAAAACAGATTTCGACCTACCGCAAGGACGTGGAAGCAAGTTTACGAATCCTCGAATTTCGAATGTAAATGGCAAATGGATATTGTCTTTCGGCATGGAGTGCGAGAGCCAAGCGCCTGTGCTGACGGACATTTCAATGGGTATAGATTTAGGAGTAAAAGACTTAGCGATAGCGGAATTTAATGGGACGAAAATCACATATCGCAATATCAACAAAACGTCAAAGATGAAGCGTCTTGAAAAACAGATGCGGTATCTAAAGCGCAGTATTTCCAGAAAATATGAGCAAAATCGTAAAGGAAATACGTTTGTCAAGACGAACAACATAATGCGAAGTGAAGAACGTCTCAAAAAGATGTATGCACGAATGACCAACATTCGCATGAACTACATCCACCAAACGACGCATGATCTTGTGTCGCTGCTCCCGAAAAGAGTGGTGATGGAAGACCTGAATGTGACAGGAATGATGAAGAACCGTCATCTAAGCAAAGTGATTCAGGAGCAGTGTTTTGGTGAGTTCATTAGACAGATGCAGTATAAGTGCGAATGGAACGGAATTGAGTTTGTTCAGGTGGATAGGTTTTATCCAAGTAGCAAGACTTGTTCTTGCTGTGGTGCGATTAAGCACGACTTGAGGCTCAGAGACAGGGTATACGTGTGTGCAGAGTGTGGCGCGGAGATAGACCGCGACTACAATGCTGCTGTCAATCTAAGCAGGTATGTAGCCTAAAATGCAGAGGGGCTACAACCTCAAGGTGTCGTTGCACCTTCAAGCTGTGGAGCGTCAAACAAACCCAAGTAGTTACGACGAACGGGGACGCTGTGAAGCAGTAAGTTAGTTCAACTAACACAGCGGGAGAAAGAGCATGAAGGAATCTGTCGTAAAGGGTTCTGTCGAAATTGTTGGTAAGCCAGAAAATGATAATCACATTATTTACTCCGATGGTTGGAAAGAGAAAGGGCGTGTGCCGCAGTTTTACGATTACAGCGGCTATGCAATCCTTGGTATTAAACCGGCTGATGATTCGGCAATCATCATGGAGTTAAATAGCAAACAAACAAGCAAGGAGGGAGAACGAGAACAAATGGATGAGAACATGAAGAATGAACTGACCGAGATCATCAATTCTGCCGTTGTCGAGTCCAACTCTAAGTGGGACGAGTATATTGCAAAGGTTCAGGAGAAACAGGCTGAAATCGACCAATTGAGAGCCGACATTGCAGAGAAGGACGCGGAGATTGAGCGTCTGCACGCTGACTTCACTACTGCTGAGGCAGCTCGTGCGGCTCAGGAGGCTGGTCTTGCGGAGGCCAACGCGAAAATCGATGCGATGGAGAAGGAGAAGGCGCTGAATGAGCTGAACTCTGCTCTTGAGCCGTATACCGATGAGCAGCGTGAGATTGCTAAGGCCGAAATTGAGGCTTATCAGGCTGACCCGGCCAGCATCGAGATTAACAGCATCATCGGCAAGATTTGCACGGAGATGGTTCGCAAGTCTCGTGAGAAGAAAGTGAATGAAATCAATTCTCAGATCGACGTTTTTTCTATCGTCGAAGATACTAATGGCTCTGACGAGTCCGAAGACGCTTCTGTCTTTTAATTAAAACTGGAGGAATTTACTATGAAATACAAGACTATTGGCGCTTTCAAGGGCGTGCAGAACGTCCCGTATTGCAAGGCCGATGCTGACATGGCTGTCGGCATGGGCGTTATTCTTGACCGCGTTGCTAAGACCGCGAAACTCCCGGCGAGTGCCGAGGATGCGAAGGGTTGCTTCCGCATCGTTTCCAACATCAATGATCGTCCCGAAGCACACAGCTTTGAGGATTCTGTTGCCGTGCTCAAGGATGAGTATGTCCGTGCTGATGACCTGACATCGGTTGCCAACCTTGAGATTGAGTTTGCTGCTCCTGAGATTGCGACTGAGTATTCCAATCTGGCCGTGGCTGATAAGCTCGTGTTCGGTGTCGGCGGCAAGCTGGAAAAGGTTACTTCTGTTGATGGCTACAAGATCTATTTTGAGATCATTGGCCTGACTGCGTATCGTGGCGCTGGCGTCCTCGCAGTCATCCGCGTCGCTTGAGCGGAACAAAATTGATTGGGGGATAAGATTATGAACAGTGTTTTTGAAATCAATACTGTGAACAACGTGACTGACGTTGCCACTGACCGTGTGAAAAAGACCTCTCCTATCGTTGAGGTTTTCTCTGCTCTTGCCGCTGGCAAGACTCCCTCTGTTGACGGAAAACTCGTTGACAAGGCTGTGAATGAGATTAAGGAAATCAGCTCTCGTGCGATGGCTAACGATCCCGTGGCCGTCTCTGAGATGAACGCGATTATTCGTTTCGCTATCGAGCCGAAGCTGCTTGAGCGTATTCGTCTGTTCGACTTTATGGGTTCGTTTAAGCGCATCGGTTTCAACGAGGCTCCTTATATGAGGACATATAACTACGAGAGCGTTGATAGCCGCTTCCAGGCTTCTAGCGGCGATGTGCCGTTCGCGGCTCTGAACTACCGTGAGTACCCGATTGCCACCCAGTGCATCTCTGGTGGCTTTGCGGTTGACTATCGTGAGCTTCAGTCCGGCAACTTTGACGGTTCTGTTGCTGAGGGTATGGCTCAGGTGCAGACCGATATGATGAACAAGGCTACTTACTATGTCATCGCCAAGCTGTATGGCGCGCTGAAAAATGCCAAGGGCGTAAAGCACTTTGCTGAGTCTAGCGGTATTGCTAAGACTGCTGTTGACGATATGCTGAAGGTCATGCGTCGGTATGGCAAGGTTGCTATCTGCGGTGACTACTCTGTCGTGTCGCAGCTCAACGGTTTTGCTGGCTTCCAGACAGTTGATGCCAAGACTGCGCGTTTTGGCTCTGAGGCTCTGACTGATGAGATTAACAAGACCGGACTCATCTCCATGTACAATGGCGCTGCTGTTGTTGAGACGCCTAACGCTCTCAACTGGACGAAGCTGAATGCGGACAAGAGTTCTTACGAGCTGTATATGCCGGAGGGTCTTATGTTCTTTATCCCGAAGGGAAATGTGTCCCCGCTTCAGATTTTCCAGCGTGGCGGCATGACCACGATGACCGGCGAGGACATCGTGACTCGTCAGCATCTTACCCGCTTCGACATCGAGATTGGTGCTGGCGTTGCTGAGGGTATGGAAGACCAGATTGGCCTCCTGTCCGATACTAACTTCGCGGTTCCGACCCTCTAATCTTTCGTCCGTTTAACGGCCGTTCATTCAATGCGCGGGGCAAATAACCCCCGCGCAAATTTAATATTAAGGTGGATATTTCTTAATGGCAAAAAACAATGTGCGCGTGAATAATCTTTGCGATTGGCCGCTGTATTTTTCGAGAATTGATGGCGTTGGCTCTGTTATGATTCCTCGCAAAGCAAAGAATTTTGCTCTGCTGTCTTTTGATGAGGTTCAGTCCCAGATTCAGGTGGACAATAAAATGTTCACTGGCGAGGATGGTCTTGGCAGCCATGCAAGAATCCAGATTGTCGATGAGGCACAACGTCGTGAGCTTTTTGGCCTTGACGAAAGTGCGCCGCTGGATCCGGTTCAACTGGACGCCGAGGCGGTTAAGGGTCTGCTTGCTATCAATACAAAGGCAAAATTTCAGGCGCGGCTTAACGAACTTGTGAAGACAAACGCCGAGAAAAAGACACTGCTTGCATTGGCGGAAGAAGTTGGTTCTGATAGCGTAGCAGCGTGGAAGGTTGATGCTCTGCGAGAACTGGCATCGACCGCATCGCTGTAAGATTTCCGCTTAGAAAGGCGTGGTGTTGATGGTGAAATTTGAAGATGTGGAAGTCCAGTTCCATTCAATGCCGCAGACAAAATTCGATATTCCGGAAGGGCTGGAAAGGGAGTGGCTTTTGACGGCAGTGACCGACTATGAACTCAACGTCGGCATTGACCTTGGCTACCACCCTGACACTGGCGAGTTCTCCGGTAATGTCGATAAACTGGTCGTGAGAACGCTCGCCCAGATGATGTATGTCTCGTATCTTCAGCGCGAACTCAGCCGAGTCATGGCGCTCAATGGTATCTACGGCAAGGATGTTACGCTTACTGGACAGGATGCGACAAAGCGTGTGACCAAACAGGAATTGGACGATCAGATTTCTCGTGTCGAGTCACTTCTGCACCGTCAGAAAACACCTGCCTATCATTGAGGTGGCCCATGTCTGAAGAATCAAAGAGCTGGTACAAGATGATCCGTCCGCTTTTTAATAGCGGATACGAGGATGATGAATTCTGGGCATATGGTCAAGACGGTTTCAATGAAGTGCTCGACTCCTTTGTCGGGAGCGACGTTGAGATATACGATAAGAGTGTTGCGAAGACGCCCAAAGCTGTTCGCGCTATCATTCAGAATGTAACTGGTGATGCGCAGAGCAGTACGCTTGTCCGACAGATTCTTTGCAACATTGGTGTACTGCATTGCGGCCAATACATTAAGGCAAATGGTGCATGGTGGATGGTGAACTCGCTTCCTGACAACAACCGCATTTACGAGAAGGCGGTTCTCTGGAAATGCAAGTATACGATTCATTTTGTGTCGCCATTGACCGGCAAGATCGTGGATTATCCGGTGTATTGCCTGAACTCCACACAGTATGGTACGGGAGAACGTCCGAAAACCAATATGACGGTTGGCGATGCACAGCATCTTGTGTATGTGCCGATGAATGAGGAAACGGTTTTGTGTGATACGTCACTGAGAATTATCATGGACAGAAATCGCGCAAATCCGACCGTGTTCCGCGTGACGCAGGTAGACGCGACCTCTTATGCTGTCGGCGATGAATATGCGGATGACGGTATCCTTCAGTGGTCTGTCATAGAGACGCAATTCAACGAGGCGACAGACAGCAAGGAAAACATGGTCGCAAACTTCGTGAATGCAGAGTCCGACGAGGATTCGTCTGGTGGGTCTGATGCTTATACGCTCCGTCTGATTGATTCTGATGGGGACAACCTACTTGCTGTTGGCGAGAGCAAAAATATTGAAATCGTATTTAAAAATGCAGTCGGAGTTGATGCAGACATCTCCGTGCTGAATGTCGAGCTTGTGTCCGGTACGGATGCCATAGAGTCTTTCGACGTGCTCGGCAGAAAAATCATTCTTGATGCCAAGCCTGACAAGGCAAATGTGGGGGAGACTGTCGTTGTGCGTGTGTCAAATGAGGCACAAGGTATCAAGGCAGAAATCAATATTGAGATTGTTAATATGTAAGGGAGGTGCGTGCGATGCCGCATTTTGATGCAATGATCCAACAGAAGCAGAAATTGCGTGAGGCGATTTTGAAAAATCAAAAGGTGTGCGACCTACTTGTTAATACTGGAAATAACGTGGCGAATTTCGACCATGTTAAGCTGGGCAGTAAGAGTCCTGCGGCAAAGCTCGTAAAGACGCACTTCTATATCCCAGACACGACAACTGTGGATGGGAATTATATCACGATGCGCAGTCGCGTGGTTTACGCCGATACGGACGTCGTAAAAGAAGTGGCGATTATCGTTTATGTAATTTGCAACCAAGACCAGATTGATTTACTTCAAGGGTCACGGGCGGATTTGCTTGCAGACGAAATCGACCAGATCCTTAATAACGGCGATATGCCGCTGTTTGGGTACGGTGGCATTAAAATCGGAGTGGCAGAAGAGGTACAGTTCAACAACGGCTATTACGGCTGGGAGATCCCGTTTACCACTCATGAGATAAACCGGAGGGCAGAACTCCTGTGACGGACGATCTTAAAATATTTCGTGGCGGAGACTACGAAATCAACTCAAAGATAACGCTTCATCAACCGACGCTTGGTGAAATCAGCGACTACGGCGAAAAAGAATATTTCGGTCTAGTTCGGGCGATTTGTTCCACACCTGCTGACCACAAAGTAGATATTTATGAGAATCTGGGCATCTATTGGGATGCTGTTGATGAGTTTGAGTTATTCGTACAGTTGTCGTTTGCGTTTCGTGAATCAGATATGAGCATTTTATTTGGTGATTTGGACTGGACGTCATTTGTGCCAGCCATCAATCCGAATACAAAAGAAATTGTGTTGCGGAACAAAGATGGCGTGGTGATTGATCGGGCGATTCACTTTTTAATTACAGATGCTCTGCGAAAAATGCACTGCTTTGAAAAGAACGTCGATGTCGGATACGACGAGTTTACAAAAGACGCAATGATAGAAGACGAAAAGGATGAGCGAGAACTGGCGGCTAGAAAGCCGTACAGTTCTTTTTTATTACCTTTAATTTCATCGCTGACGAATTGCGCTGAGTTCAAGTATCGGCATGATGATGTCTGGACGTTACCAATCGGGGCGTTTATGGACTCTGTGCGACGGATTCAAAAGCGTGTTAACTACGACAATCTTATGCATGGCGTTTATAGCGGCTGTGTAGAAGTGAAAAAGATAAAAAAAGAAGAATTTAACTGGATGGGAGAACTGAAATAGTTCTCCTTAATTTTGTGTTTGAAAGGATGAGATATTATGTTTTCTGCGAACACTTTTGTTATTGATAAAGTGCGTCGTGTGACTCAGGTCAATCTTGAGACTGGCATTGTTGACTGGACGCTTACCAGCATTGAGAGTCCGTCTATCGAGTTCACCGGTGAGTCAACCGACAAGACAGATGCTCAGGGTGTGCTTATCGCTCGTTTTGATACCGCTAAGGGTGTGAACTTCTCTGGCGAGGGTTCTCTGCTGTCGATGCCTCTGATGGCTGCGCAGCTCGGCACTGAGGTGCAGACCGGCTCTAGCACCGCTAAGGTCACTGGCAAGACCTTTGAGATTCTGAAGGTTGAGGGCGGCAAGGCAACCATGACGCATAAGCCGAAGGTCGCTCCGACTGTCGTTTACAAGATCACTTCGGACAAGAACATCGAGTCCACCATCGAGGTCGGCTCTGGCACGGACAAGGCTTCTATTGCCGATACTGTTATCACTCTGCCTACTGGTTTTGTTGGCACTCAGATCGGCGTGCTCTATGAGTACGAGGCCGAAGATGCGATCAAGGTCACGGATGGTTCTGAGAATCATGCTGAGGCCGCTGAGTACATTGTCGATATTCTTGCTTGCGATGTCTGCAACGCTTCTGTCAAGCGTGCCGGTTCCATCGTGTTCCCGAAGGCCAAGATTGACAACAACTTCTCTATCGACCTGACTACTGAGGGTACGCACCCGTTCTCCTTCAGCGCTCTGAAGGATTACTGTTCCGACGACGAGGAACTGTGCTACGTCCTCTTCAATAAGTAATCGGAGAGCAATTATGCAGAGACGTTGCAAGGTCTGCGGCGCTGTGTACGAGACGTGTTACTCGTGCGAGAAGCAGCGTAGCTGGCGCGTCCATACTGACACCGCAGACCACTACTACATTTTTACTACGCTGATGACATACGAGTATGATCGTGATGCCAAGAAAGCGTACCGTGCGTTGCGCAAGCGCGGCGTAGATTTTCTGCACACGAGTGTGTATGAACCGACTGTAGAAATTCTGCTGGACGAAATCTACGAGAAAAATAACGCTGACAAGGCGAAGAAAATGCGCACTACCGTTGAACTTGGTGTCATTGATGATAAATCGGCTCAGGATGTTGAGGCAAAAACGGATTAAGTTAAGGAAGGGAGGACGAATGTCCTCCCTTTTTCTGAGCTTTCAGATTGGTGGTGAATACGATAAAGATTTTGGCGGTAGACCAAGCGCGTCATGGGGCGTGGGCGATGTTTAATTACGAGTCAAAAGAACTGATTGGGCATGGCACATGGTCGTTTGATAACAAGAAATATACATTTCCGAAGGCGGTTAGAAATATCGAGGTACTGATAGAAAATATCATGAACACGCAAGGAATTGATGCGGTTTTCTACGAGGACATTCAGTTGCGTGTAAACGCACAAGGCTTTAAGAGACTCGCACAGTTGCAGGGTGTACTCATCAATCTCGCAGAGAAAAATGAATACCTTTATGATTTGGTTCAACCGTCGCAGTGGCAGAACTACTGCATGGCACGTGGCAGAAGTGAGAAAGAAATCAAAGCCAAAGTCAAGCAATTGGAAAGTGCTACGCACAAGAAGCAGTCTAAAGTCCTTTCCATACAGGCTGTAAACGACTTGTTTGGCATTGAGACTGAGAACGATAATCTGGCCGACGCATGTTGCATCGGCTGGTATGTAGTAAACAACATTCCTATTAAAATCAAGGAGAAAACTTTATGAAAAAATCCGCCGATTTCATCGACCTGTTGGGTCTTGACGATGTAGAGAACATTCTCGGAGAACAGCTCCCAGACCCCGGACTGCTTGAATATTATCGTCGCCTCAAAGACCGTGAAATTCTTTGGAATGACGATGTTGACGAAAGTATGATTGAGGTGTCGATGTGTATTCGCAAGTGGAATATCGAGGACAAAGGCAAGTCGGTTGATGAACGCAAGCCCATTAAGATTTTCATTAACTCAGATGGCGGAGATCTCAATACCATCATGAACGTTGTTGACATGATTGAGCTGTCTAAGACACCCGTTATTACGATTGCGCTTGGCAAGGCGTATAGTGCCGGTGGTCTGCTCCTGATGGCAGGTGATACGCGGTACATTTTTAAGAATACGAGTTGCCTGATTCACGATGGCTCGTCTGGCATTTACGGTACGACAGGAAAGATGTTGGACAACCTTGAGTTCACGAAAGGGCTTGAGAAGCGTATTCGAGATTATATCATTACGCACACGAGTATTCCGGGCGATCTGTACGACAGTAATTATCGTCGTGATTGGTTCTTGTTCTCGGATGAGATGATTCGCTACAACGTCGCGGATGAAATCATTGAAGACATCGACCTGATTTGAGGTAGATATGGCGAAGAAGAATACGACTATGAATATCGGCGAGGCTCCGATTACGCTTAATGAGCATCCTTTTTATGGGCTGAAGTTGGATAAAGATCAGGAAGCGTTCCGCGATGCTATCTGGGATGAAAGTAAACGTATTGTGTTTTGCAATGCGAAAAGCGGTTCTGGTAAGACGCTGATTGCTACGGCTACGGCAAACCTGCTTTGTGCGCACGGTTTGTACGGCGGCATCGTGTACGTTGCTGCGCCTACGCAAGAGCAGAAACAGGGCTATCTCAAGGGCACTATCGAAGAAAAGTCCGAACCGTACTTTGAGCCTTTTTATCAAGCTCTTGACAAGATTGGTGTCAACCTGAATACAGCATTCATGGATGGTGGGCAGAACGAGAAATGTGGCATGGCCTATATTGAGTGTGTTACGCACACATTCCTGCGTGGCGTGAACTTTGAAAACAAGGTGGTCATCATCGATGAGTCACAGAATTTCTATTATGACGAATTAAAGAAGGTTTTGACCCGAATCAATGATAATTGTAAGACTATTGTCATCGGCCATGATGGACAAATCGACCTATATTCCAATCCTGAACGCAGTGGCTTTGTTGGATATATGGACTGGTTTGACGGCGACTCTCGCGTGGCTGTCTGCAAGCTAACGAAGAACTATCGTGGTTGGGTGAGTCAGCACGCTGACGATTTTGACTTTGCGGCGATGTATGCCAAAACTAAAGACTAAACTAATATCGAGGTAATTTGAATAAATGAGAAAACTTTCCGTAGATACTATGAAGAAATACATGAAAACAAAAGAAGCTCAGAAGAATGTCAAAGTGCATTATGAATTTGATGGCACGGAGTTTGATGTCGAAGTGCGCACAAACTTATCATGTGCAGAGCAGTCAGCTTTCATTGATCGCGTCCTCGCCGGTTGCTTTGATGATAACGGCAATTTCCGTCCTGAGTATTTTGACCCAATGTTCCATGCAACTGTGCTTCAGATGATGACTAACGTGCCGCCGATTCCGATTCGCGGAGCTACTGGTGATGATGGCGAAAAATTGCTTGACATCGATGCAATGGACGAGCTGTATGATGCGCTTTCGCTTGAGAGTGACGAATCAACGGATGATTTTTGCGGCTTCATTTGGTATCTGTATGGCCTTTGTGACAATGCTGCGGAATATCGTCGTGCACGAAATTTGGCCAATAACGGCGTGACTGGCGACTTGTCTGCCATTGTTAGTGGTGCACGTCGTTTTGTTGAGTCCCTTGTTGACAAAGTGGATAGCGTGGACACAGAAGAACTGCTTGCGTATGCTGGCAAACTGTCTGAGTTAACACATGGTGTTGATGCTGAAGGTGTGGCGGACGCAATGCTTCGTCTGTACAAAGCGGAGGAATCTGAATAACAACTGCCGCCTGTCGCCAGCGGCCAATAAGAGTGCGACTTGCTTACGATTGCCGCCCGACTGCGTGCGGCATACAAGTGCAGCCTTGCAACGGGAGCGCCATAAGGCGCTCCCACATTTTTAACATAAGGTGGTGGGTGCTACGAATATCAAAGAGGCGCTTGCTTATGCAAATAAGCAATTAAAACCTAAAATTGACTCCGCGCTTTCCAGAGAGGTATATCAGGTTGTCGTAGATGTAGAAGCATTCTCCATCAATGAAAATGTCTACGATACATATAGACCTATCATGTACGAGCGACGTGGCGACATGGGAGGTCTTGCTGACAAGGGGAACATCGTTATGAAGGGCGGCAAAGCCACGAATGGTATGTTGCGCGTTGTCAATATAACTGATCCTAATCCGGGCGGCGCGCTTAATCGAGATCGCGTTACGGTCGGCAAGAGTTTACCAGAGCTGATTGAGTACGGCAATAACAACCGGTGGGGCTATAAATACGATTTCCAGTCCAAAGGTGCGTACATGAAGCCAAGGCCGTTTACTGAGGCGACGATTCGTCATCTTCGATACGTTGGCTCTCATGTTTTGGCTCTGCAAAATGGTCTAAAGCGTCAAGGTGTCAAGTCGAGAATAACTGGCAACTCTGATGAAAATCTAGACGATTTATTTTTCTAATAAGGTGGTGATTTAATGAGCGATGAATTGGAAGTCGTTGTAACAAGTGTGCTTGAGGCAGATGAAGAAGCGTCATCAAGACGAATAGCGGCACAACTGCCAAGCATCTCCGACAAGGTAAATCAGTCGAGTAAAATTAAAGTCGGAATCGCGCTTGATGATAGCGCAGTTAGCGCGCAAGCAGGTGCGTTTGTACAAAAAATCAATCAAAAGGTCGCCGCCAATAAAGTCGGCGTTCAACTAGGTTTGGATCAAAATTCCATCACTAAATTACAAGCGGAACTAAATAATTTACATGTTGATCCGTCTATTACGAATAGCATGGTCGAGCAGATTGACCAGATGGGTATTCGTATCGACAGAGTGAGTGGCAAATGGGAGAAGTCCGTAGATGGAGCTAGAAATCTATTAAATCTCACAATCCAAGGTAAAGATCAAGCGGGTAAAGTAGTTTCGTATTTTCAGACATATGACGAGCAGACAAAGGAAATTAGCACAACAACAACAAATATTACGCTAGATTTGGAGCGACAGCGCAAGTCTGCGGCTGCGTTGGCACGACAAACTGAAAAAGACAACCAGTCTCGCTTGAATTTTCTATCAAAACAGCAAATCGAAATCAATAAAATCAATGCGTCTTATACCGGAGAGAGTTCACAGAAGCCGATTGTTGACCAGTCTAGGCTTGAATCGTTCGGAGAGAAAGTCACAGAAATCAACAATAAAATCGCTGCACTTAAAGCGGCAAATGGTGCGCTAAGTGGAGATCAGCAAAGAGAGATTGTTGAACTCATTGCAAATGCAAAAGCGCTTGGTGAGGCATACCGCACGCTAGAGCGCGCTCCGACAAAGTTGCGCACGAAAGACGTCGTGACTATTCGTGATGAGGAATTGTCTAAGTTAGATGCCTATAGAACGAAACTTTCAAATGTAGGAAATCTTACGCAAGACTTTGCAGCTCGAATTGATAAACTTCATAACGAGTTGAGCGGCGCTTCAGACGGCGCGGCACTGACAAAATATCTTAATCAATTTAGCACTTTGAGTGCTGAGGTCAAGAGCTTTGATGCTCAGGTTGAAGGTGTCGTTCAGAAATATAATTCCTTGCTTTCTGCTCGTGGCAGATCCACACAAATAAGAAAGAAAATGTTCAGCACGAGTCAGGGGACTGAAGAGTATCAGATCATGGCGGCTGAGCTGGCTCGTGTTGAGGCCGAGCAATCGAAAATCACGCAAGAGATCAGAATCCAATCTCATCTCATGCCTGAAGTGGTTGCTGCCGCCAAGGCACGTTCGCAACACGACGAGAGAGCTATTCAGCAAAACTATGAGCTTGCTGTTGCAGAAGGCCGCGTAAAAGATGCTGTTGCGTCTATCAATAAAGAGATGGCATCTATGCCGCAAAAGGTTGCTGAACTTCAGGCACGGTTTTCTGCTCTTGGGAATCCGTCAAAAGAACTCGCTGGAAATATCGCAGAATTGGACAGGCAACTTAAAACAGTTAACGGTGGCAAGCTAGATGACCAAGGCAAAATAACCGCTTATGAAAAGCTCCGTCAAATTTTAGAGGATTGCACGTCCGAGGTAATGCATTTCGAAAAATTGTCGAGGCTTGATGTTGCTGATTCTCGTTTCGAGTCTGGGCTTGCCAAAGCGAAGCAAGACCTAATCACGATTGAAACAAAGTGGAGCGCGCTTAAAAACGACCCCGGTCTTAACGCGCAACTCAACCAGTTGAAAGTCAGTCTTGGACGTGTAAACAGCCAAGCCGATTTCTCAAAGTGGAAAGCACAGTTAAGCGCATTCCGCGCTGAGGTTAAAGCCGCTGGTAAAGATACACTATCACTTGGTGATGTTTTCAAGAACAACCTCGCTAAGGTTTCTCAGTGGATTGGCGCAACAACTATTATCTTTAAGACGTGGCAAACGCTCAGAGAGGGATTCGATGTTGTTAAAGACCTCGATAATGCGCTTATTGACCTGAAGAAAACGACTGATGCGACGGAAGAGCAGTATCGCAGTTTCTATTATACGGCGAACCAGACTGCTAAGGAACTCGGTGCGTCTACAAAGGACATCATTCAGCAGACAGCAGACTGGGCACGTCTGGGGTACTCGCTTGACGAGGCGTCTACGTTGTCACGGAACTCTGCTATTTTCTCTGCGGTGTCTGAAGATCTTGATTTGACCGAGGCAACTGATGGTCTTGTCAGTATGCTGAAGGCGTTCAAGGAGTTGGACGTTAACGATTCTCTTGACGGAATTATTTCTAAGATAAACGAAGTCGGCAACAATTTTGCTGTATCGAATGCTGATATTGTTGATTCACTTACTAGATCGTCATCCGCAATGGCTGCGGCCAATAACACGTTTGAGCAGACTGTCGCGTTGGCTACTGCGGCTACGGAGATTACGAGAGATTCTTCGCAGGTCGGCAATGCCTTGAAGACGATTTCTATGCGCCTGAGAGGTTACGACGAGGAAACTGAAACATATTCTGATGACCTCAAGGAAATCACAGGCGATATTGCTAACTTGACGAAAGTAGCAAGCAATAATAATCAGGGAATCAGCTTGTTTGAGGCCGACGATCCAAACACTTATCGTTCTACTTATGATATTCTGAAAGATATTGCAGATATCTGGAATGAAATCAGCGATAAAAATCAAGCGCAGTTGCTCGAAAAGCTATTCGGCAAGCAACGCGCCCAGGTCGGTGCGGCACTTATCTCAAACTTTAAGCAGGCAGAGAAGGCTATGGACGCTATGGCTGGTTCTGCTGGTAGCGCATCAAAAGAGTTGGCGCGTGCTCAAGATTCCATCGTATTTAAGTTGAATGCGCTGAAAGAAACTTGGGTTGGTGTCGCTCAGAATCTTTATGATACGCGAACGATTAAGAATGCAATTGACCTCTTGACGGATATGTCTGGCGTTATCCAGACAATCACGAAGAGCCTTGGAACGCTTGGCACGGTATCTGCCGGTGTCCTTGGTGTTCAATTTATTCGTTCTGTGGGTAGACCCAAAATGACGGGTTCTCATGATGTGCCCACATATGCTCTGGTGGTGACACGGAACGAGCTTGCAGCGTGAGTTGCAAGTGAGGGAGCATTGGCAAAACAGCCGAAATTGGCCGAAAGGCGGGTGGTTTTGTAATTCCACTCCGGGAACCGAAAGGAATCCGCAGCGAAGCTCATGTTCGCATGAGAACGTTCAGAGAGTATAATGGCTGCACGGCTCAATGAGTCGTGAAGGGGTATTCCAAATCAGCGCGAAAGCGTAAAAATTACAGGCGGGTCACGCCGTTGACCAAAATAGTGACACACATACTATAGTGAGCCTCTGAAGCAGTGCTTCACAAACGCACGAGCCGTCTGCTGGAACAGACGGCTCACAAATTGGCAGAGAGACGTTGCTGGGAACAACATTTCTCTGAATGCCTGATGAGCCATCTGTTGCCGCAGGTGGCTCATCTAAATAAAGGATAGGTGTAACTGGTGGTATTGAACGATGCGTATGATGCAAGCGTGTTTGACAAAAGCGTTTGTGACGGGTATGAATCTGCATGGGCAGAATTTGAGAAGTTGGTTGAGATCGGCGTTGCATCTAAACGCGGATGCCAAATAGCATCCGTGCAAAAGAACGCGATTTGTGGCAATGTTTAGGTGTTGTATGATAGAAAATGAATATAAGTGGTTCTTGACTAATTATTCCGATTTATTTAAAGAGTATGGTGATTCTTTCCTTGCAATAAAAGATGAAGCTGTGTTGGGGACATATAGTTCCTATGCTGATGGTGTAATGGAAACGTCTAAAAACGAGAAATTGGGAACTTTTATTGTCCAGAAATGCAATGGTGACGAATCTGCCTATACAAATTATGTCGCTAATGACATATGCTTATAGCATGGGTTTTGTGTTAATTGAAGTGGTTGACCAATCAAACATAATAATGGTATAATGAATACACAAGACGGTATGTAATAACAAAAATCTCGAAAAATCCCACTTTTGTATTGACAATTTATAAAAAAGTTGTAGGTTATGGTTGTAATACTTAAACAAGGGGGATCCGCGATGATTTTGGTCGATGCCTGCGCTAGCAAAGTTGTTGACAAAATGAATGCCAGTATTCTACCCGAGATGAGACTCACGCGATGTGAACATAAATTCAAAATGTACTCTAATCTTGTTGTTGCATTTATGTTTGTTGCTCCCGTTACTTTATCTTTGTTGTGTTCGCTGTTGAGCTTGAACAATAATACTGCTCAATCATGGGTAGAAGGGGTCATTACTGTTCTTGTTATTCTTGTTGGTATTTTTCTTTTGTTTTGGCAATCTGTATACGACGAGGCAAGGACGGAGTTGCAAGGAGCCGAAAAACATCTACAAGATGCATATGATTTTTTTGTGTCAACAGCGATTACGATGTTTAAGAAAGTAAAAGACGGAGACGCCTCTTTTGAATCTCTGGCAAATGCGTGCGCAAGCGGCATTGTAAAAAGCTGCCAGCACCGTTCCGGTTCTAACGGGTTCGCCGTGTACATTTATGAATATGATAAAAACAATAGAACTGTAGAGATGGTCGCTGCTAGTCAAGATGAAATGGTCGATACGTTAATGGATAATCCTCTGTTTCTATACGGATTATTTAAGCCTGTGTTTATCGATGACCCTCTTATTAAAGACTACTATTTCACTTATTGTCTGCGAGATAGCAAAAAGAAGTATATCCTAAGCACATGGGAAGATATGCTTATAAATTATTATTGGGCAGGGTGGAACGAGTTAGATAAAAATGAGTATATCGAAAATTTAGACAAAGAGGCTTGTCGGCACGCAGATTTCTTTTATAATCAGTATATGGCGATTCCGATTATCAATCATAAATCAGGCGCTAATGGGTTGATCGAAATTATTGCTTATTATGATGCTGTTATAGACTCCCCACAAAAAATTAAAAAAGAATTTTCACAGTTGTCAGAGGCGTATAGAAAAATGATGCGTGTTGTATACGAAATTGCATATATTAAAGAGGAGGTGTATCAATGAAAAGACGGACACGATCAATGCCTAATGGGAGCAACAAAAGTCGTTCTGTGAAAGTCGTTTCTCCGGTCGGACAAACTCGTAGTGGGTATAAGATTTTTGTTAATATGGACGTCACTGATGAACAACTCCGAGCTGTTAGGGAACGGCAAGCAGAATCTGCTAGGACATTGGCAGATATCCAAAGAAACTACGATAGACTGTCAGGCAATGCTCAAAACGTGAAGATGAAAGCCTATGGAAGTTCCGATTAACATTTAGAAAACACAAACAAAAGGCGAGGCCAAACGGCCTCGCCTTTGTCATATCAAAACTTACTGCCACAATTATTGCATTTCCACGTCTTCCCACAATCTCCAAGTCCATAAATTCCCACCAGTGCAATTTTTGCAGCCTTCTTCATCGTGGTCAGTCGCGTGAGATTTTCAGATCCGCAGATGGGGCATTTGGGAACGTGCTTGGGACGAGAAGTAGCGTCCGGGTTTTGCGGAAAGTAATAGTTTTCAATTCCGCCATATTGCTTATATCGCTCTATGCTTTCTTCTGACTCTGGATACATGAGAGCGTAATGAAATTTGTATTCATCTGATTCTGTATCTAGTTGTGACTTGTCAAATATTGTTTCAAATACGTGTCTATTAGCTGCGTGTTTTGCTAGAATTTTTGCAGATGCTATCCATCTACTTGGCCACCATGTTTCTGTCTTATAATTCGAATAAAAAAGTTTGTTGTACTCATCGTATGTCATATCCAACTCAATGTACGGTATTTCGCATTCACATCGGTCGAAGCAAGTTAGCTTCTTAGGATCGGACATGAGCTTTTTTTTATCTGCTATTGACGGCGTTCGTATGTCTGCGCATCTTGGGCACGCTACAATCTTTGGAGAATAACCACAGTATGGGCATTTATGCCCCGGAACCCATGCACGCTTGCATTGTGGGCATACATCTCCTATTAAGTGACGGCTTATATTGCTAACAACATCTTCCCATGCCATAGTCTCACATCCTTTGTATTAGTTACTAAGATTACCACGTTTTCTCTTATTTGTCAACTCGCACATTAGTTTGAAACAATATAATGTTTGGTCGGCATCATATTGTAATGATTGGCATCACTTAAAGTATTAAAAAGTGCGAAGTCGCAAATAGAGGCGCTTAATAACGAATACACGGATAAGACACCGAATGCCTCTGGTGGAACGGCTGTTACCGGGTCTGTTGTTGATGAGGTTGATACTGCCAAGGTAAATGAATATACTGCTGCTTTGGCTGGCTTGTCTGCGGAGCAACAGCAGGTACTACTTAGCACGGCTGCACTCACAAAGGAAGAGCGAAATAGCGTTCAGTCCAATCTTGATTTACTTCGTAGCACAAACGAGCAAAAAATAGCTTTCGTCGCCAAAAAGTACAACCTTGATAAGGTTACTATTGCTCAACAACTTGGTATTGAGGCTGACAAAAAGTATGCTCAGGCTGAAATAGAAGCAAGAATCGCCGCGTCTGATTTTGGCAAGTCCCTGTCGAAACAACAACAGAAGCAAATGGCCGCTGAGTTGGCTACTAGAAGTCATTCCGCCTCTCTTAAAGAGTGGGCTGCCAATATGGCACTTTCTGTTAAGGCTGCTGCAAAGAACTTCATCAGCAGTCCTGTGGCAATCATTTCCGCCATCACAACGATTGCCTCTGTTGGCATCAATGCGATTCGCAATGCTCAAGAAAAAGCAAAACAGGCTGCTGAGGAAAACGAGCAAAAGGTCAATGACGTTGCTAGCGCCGCAAACGATCAGCGCGAACAATTGAACGACCTTATTGCGCAGTACAGCAAACTTGCTTCTGCCGGTGATTTTGACGCATCTTCTCGTGAGCAAGCCCGAAGCATCCAAGACCAGATTACAGAGTTGGTTGGCTCTCAGGCAAACAACCTTGACCTTGTGAATGGCAAGCTGGATGACGAGGTTTCCAAGCTCAAAAACATCTCTGCTGAACAGGCGAAACAGAATGCAAATGCGCTTCAGACGAAGGTGGAAAGTGCCACAAACAAGTACAATCAAGGTGCTCTTACTGAGGGCGCTGGCACTAAAACGATTGACAATCCGTATTCTATGGGAGCGGATATCGAGCTTGCAAATAGCAAGGCTCTGAACAAGGCACTTAAAGAAGCTAGTTATTCTGGTAGCGCTCTATTGGATGTCAACAACAAGATTGACGTGAGCTGGGCGGCAATGAATAAAGATGCGGCCGGTATGGTCAATATCTATAAAGAAATTCAAGATACGCTTTTAAGTTCGGATGAATGGCGTAGCTCGGATGAGAGCGAGAACTCTCAGCTCTTGAATGACATCCAGAGTAAAATTGATCTCTATCAAAGTATCGTTGATGAGTATAATTCTGCGGTTGCAAATCAGATGCAGAATGATGCTGTCATTGAAATATCTGATATGCTCAAGGAAACGACGGTCAATTCTCAAGAGACGTTCGATTCCTTTATCGCGTCTATCAACAACATGGCGGGTGCGTCAGATCAGTATAAGCAATATCTGACTGAAGTGGCCAATCAGACATTTCCGCAATATGCCGATGCGGCTCAAAATGCAACGAACGCGACTGACTCCTTCAGCGCTGCCATGTCCACCGTCAAGGATGTGATGAGCGAGGCATCGTCTACGTCTGTTGATGCTGCGAATAAGGCTGAGGCAGATGCCATTAGAGAAGAAACTGCTGCGCTTGAGGCATCCAATAATGAACTTCAAAAGCATATTGATAACCTGCAAAATGCCAATGATAAACGCAGCACTCTTGCGATTTCGGACTACACAGCCGAAATCGCAAAGAACAATGCGGCGATTGCTGAGAATAACCGGTTGTTGAATAATATGCCAAGCCCGTGGTCTGGCATCCTAAGCACTTTTGACACATGCTCTGGCGTACTTGAGCAAATCGCGTCGATTCAGAATACAGTCGCGGACAGCTTCACAATTTCTGCCGACAAGGCGCGTGAGTTTGCTGAGGCGTACCCTGAGATTCTTGCGAATGCAACCGTATCCGCTGATGGTCAGGTGACGTTGAATCAGGGCGTCGTTGATGCGTTTATCAGCGGCAAACAAGAACAGGTTAATGCGGCCATTGATGCGGAGATTGCAGACCTTCAGGCTAAGAAAGCATCTCTTGAAGGCAAAATGGCGTTTGCTCAGGCAGAACTTGAAATTGCACAAAATGTTGGCGAAGGCGAGGGGCAAATTTCCAAGGAAGTCGCTGAGTATCGTATCAATACCGGTAACATAATGGCTCAAGCACTCATTGACAACGGAGTACAAGAAGCAGATGCATGGCGTCTTGCGGCTGCTGCTATGGCTCAAAACACGGAAGAGTTTGACCGTGTGGCGATGGAAGTTTGTACGGATGTCAATGGGAATTTCAACGCTGCTGCTTATAACGCGGCGCAGTCCATTTATCAGAACATGGCGTCTGGTAAGTCGAGCGTAGCATCTTTTGCAAGACAGTGCCATGAAGCCGCAAAGGCTTTTGCTGGAATTGGCAGTGGCGAAGAAAGAGGTATGGACGCTGTAGTCGGTGGAGCGACAGGCGCTGTATCTGGCAAGTCGATTGATCTCAACCTAACGAGCGGTAGTTTTGACGGAACTAATTACACCTATAAGGCTACCCAAACGTCGCTTGATGATTTCACCTCAGATTTGCAGCTTGATATTTCAAAATATCAGCAACAGATTGCTCAAATTGATTCGCAGATTGCCCTCCTTGAGTCTTTGAAGAACAAACCGCTTGGTAGCTATGGCAACTCTAGTGGTGGCGGTGGCTCAAAAGGTGGTTCTGGCGGAGGATCTAGCTCTAGCACTAAAGAGGTTGAGGAATACATCGCCAGCATTGACGAGTATCGTGAGGCTTTGGAACGTCTTGCTCGTACTCAGGCAAAGGTTGATGAGATTCAGCAGAAAATCAATCTCTCAGACAATCTCGAAGAGCAGTTGCTCATGCAACAGGTGCTCATTGGAGCATACGAGCGTGAGCAGGATGCGCTTGTCAATCTGAATAATCAGCGCAAGAAAACGCTTGCATCCGGTGCAGAGGAACTGCGCAACATGGGATTTGCGGTTGAGTATAACGCAGAAAAGAACGAGTTCTTTGTGGAGAACATGGAACACGTCAACGACCTTGTTGCGGACAGCGCCGGAGAGTTTGACACGTTGCAAGAGGCGACGAACGACCTCCGCAAGAGCACAGAAGAACATATCAAAACGCTTGAAGACCTGAATAAGTCAAATCAGGATAGCGCGAATGATTTTGCCGACCTCAAGACGAAAATCAAAGATGCTCGTGAGGAAATCCAGAATCTCCTTGAGACGATGGTCAAGAACAAGTCTGAGGCCGTTGACTCCATTCAGGAAGTGTACGAGACGCTTCATAATGCGGCGGACGAGTATGCTAAGAGCGGGTACATTGCCATTGACACCTTGCAGAGTATTATCGACCTTGGTATGGAGTACGTCGCTTATCTCATGGACGAGAACGGCAACCTTGTCATCAACGAGGAACGTATCAAGAAAGTCATCGCGGCGAGAACGCAACAGATGGCTGTTGAGACGGCGCTCACTTATGTTGAGTCCTTGAGAATTGCCAAGCAGAACGACGATGTAGAGACGATGAATCGGTTGCTGAATGCGACCGAGGAAACGACGAACGCAACGTGGGGGCTGGTATATGCCAATCTCAGTATGCTTGACCTCACAGAGGAACAGCGCAAGGCAGCTCTCGCTAATATCAATGCACTCCGTGCTCTAGCTGACAGTGCGGTTGATAGCATCGGCAAATCGTCGGATGCTTTGTCAGACAGTCTGAACAACATGAAGGACGGTCTAGACAGCATCTTAGATTATGTTATCAGCATGCTGACGCAACAAATCAATGACCAAATTGATTCTTTGAACGACATGAAAGACGCTTACTCTGAGATAATTGATCTTAAAAAGGAGTCTCTTGAGGCTTCTAAAAATGAGAATAATTATCAAAAAGAGCTTGCCGATAAGATGAAGGAGATGGCGAAGCTCCAAGCTCGTATCGACATCTTGTCTCTTGATGACAGCCGGTCTGCACAGGCGGAGCGTGCAAAGTTGATGGAAGAGATGCAAGAACTTCAGGGCGAAATGTCCGAGAAGCAGGCAGACCATGCTCGTGAGGCTCAGGAGGATGCGCTTGACAAGATGAACGAGGCGTATGGCAAGGAAAAGGACAAGGAGATTGAGGCACTTGAGGAAAGCATTTCGTCGTATCAGAAAAAGTATGACATGGCGATAAAGTATATACAAGAGCATTGGGATACGCTTTTTGATGAACTTATCAATTGGAACACCGAGTATGGCAACGACCTGAACGAGACTGTTGTTAAGGCGTGGGAGAACGCTCTTGAGGCTGTCAAGAAATATGGTAGTTATGTTGACGCGCTCGACAAGGTTGACGATGACATCGGCAAAAACGATTCATCTGGTGGTAATTCCAATACGACCATTGGCAAGACAGAGTACGATGAGCAGTACACAAACGGAGAAAAAGTCCATGCTATTGTTAAGCAGATGAATGCAAATTCAGAGGCGTGGCATACTGCTGATGAGGATGAGCGTAAAAGGCTCGCTGATGATAGTGCCCGGTTAGGAAGAGAACTTGAGAAGTATGGTGTATATGTTTATCGTGATAACTCTGGCACTTGGCGTATAAAGGGGACAGATGAAAAACTGTTTGAGAAATACGACAAGTATAAGTACAACAATGGAATCGGAGAACTTGATGAAGTCGAAACTGTCAAGAATGATTCTGGTAAAAAGTTAAAAAACGGCTGGTTTTATAAGGGGCTTGCCGCTTCCGTGCAACGAATCAATCGTGGTCAGGCTGCGATGTCAAAATTGTCTGGTAATGGTACGTCAAAACTGTATTCGAATGACGCAAATGCTGCTACAAAGTATGTTTCGACCGACAACAGTCAGACGGTTAATATCGTATTTGGAGATACGAATATCACGAACGCCGACCAGAATACGGTTGAGCAACACGCGAAGGTTACTGAGGATCAGGTCAATCAGATTGCTAAGATTCTTGGTGTTAGAAGGTAGTAAGATGCGGGAGCGCCATTCGGCGCTCCCGTTTGCGTAATCCAGTGAAAGGATGGTTGAATGTTTAGGACTTACGATTTTTCTTTCGCGGGTTATCCGGCAAGTATGTATGGGCTGTTTGTTGCCGATATCGGCAACAACAAAATGGCCGATGAGAGTTTTGGCAACAAAGCAAATATTGTTGAACAGCGCATTGCTAACCGGATAACACCGCTTCATTTTGGCGTCAAGTATAATGAGACGCCGCTTCAATATCCGCTGATTTTTGGTAGCGATCATTTACTGGACAAATATGAATGTCAAGAAGTGTCTAAATGGTTAACCGGGCATCAGGATTATCAGTGGCTCTCTATTGACCAACCAGACCTCGATGACAAACAGTTTCGGTGTTTGATTCAAGAACTGACGCCAATCAGTATTCGTGGGCTTGCAAATTCGTTTAAGGCAACTGTTATTTGTGATTGTCCATATGCTTATGGATTGCCTTTTGATGACAATTATACTGTAAGAGGCACATCCAATATCATTTATTATAATGATGGCAGTTGTAGGGAACTTATGAAGCCGCATATCACGATTACGCTGAATGCTGGATGCACGGAATTTTCTATTGATAATAAGACAACTGGAAAAAAATTCGAATTATCTGGCCTTCCCGGCGACGCTATGACGATAGACGTCGATAACGAAAATTGCATTATGTCCGAAAGAACCGGAAGCGTCAATATTTATAATTATTTTAATTTTAATTTTGTTGGGCTTGCCAGCGGAGATAACGAAATGATTATAACAGGCGACGCAGATGTTCGCATACAAGGGCGTTTCCTTTATAACGTGGGGGCGTGATATGCAACACCATTTTCAAGAAAGGTAGGTGAGGCTGATTGTATCTAAACTATTCAAAGATAGAGTTTGATAAAGCCGGTTATCCCGAACAGCCGATGTTGCAGTTGCGCACGTTGTCCGGCATTAAGCAAGGCGCAATCCCGTTCGCCTACAATGTCAAATTCGATATCAAATATGCGGAACTGAGCACACTCGAATTTGATGTCCCGTATTTTGTAGACGGCGTTGTCAATCCGGTCTATAAGAAATTAAACGGGTATGCTGAGGTCTATACAGATCACTACGGCATTTACGTGCTCATGTCGCCGAAAATCTCTGGCGATGGTGTGTCGGAAATCAAGCACGTCACTGCGTATTCGATTGAGCAACTTTTTGAGCGCAAGCGAATCTTCTTGGAAGATGGCACGTATAACTTTTGGAATCCTGCTTCGCCTGACGATACAGTCCTTGGTCGTGTGCTTGAGCTTGACCCGACGTGGCACGTCGGATATGTTGACCCGAAGTTTATTGGGATGTATCGCACGTTCGATGAGTACGAGAATGACGGCTTGACATTTATTTACAATGACGTGCCTGAAAAATACGGTTGTACTATTGTGGTTGACCCGTATGAAAAAACGCTTAATGTATATGACGCATATACGAGCAGAGGCACGCTACCTATCTATCTCAGCTATGAAAACCTCGTGAGCGAGGTTGGCGTTGACGAGCTGTCGGATGATATTGTGACGAAGCTCCATGTGTATGGCAGTGATGATATGTCTATACGTGAGGTAAACCCTACCGGCGCTGATTACATTGTTAACCTCGATCACTTCATTTCTCGCGGCGATTTGGATATTGAGATTGATGGAGTTAAACTGTCTGATAAGGTTAAGTCGTGGCAGAAGGAGATTAAGGCGAACCAGCATTACTATACCGGTCTTGTGGCGTTGCGTGCCTCTGAAACTGCTCAGAAAATCGCGTATGAGACGGAATTGACCGAACTGAACGGCGAAATGGATACGCTGAAGGCGCAACAGAATGTGATTATTCAGGCGTTGGCACTTGAGACTACGGACGCTGGAAAGCAATCGCAACAAGCGCAACTCGACGATGTGAACAAGAAAATCGCTACAAAAGAGGCAGATGTCGCAAGTTGCGAGGCAGAAATTAAGGAAACAAAAACTCGTATTGAGAATTATGCTTCTGAGATTGCGACTATCAGCAAAACGCTTTCTATGGAGCAGTGCTTCACCGAGAAAGAAATGTCCGCGCTTCGGCCTTATCTGATTGATGAGACGCTGACAGAAGAAACGTTTGTTGCTACAGACATTGACGCTAAAGCGTCTGGTGCGTTTCAAAGCATTACGGGCACGATTGCAATTTCTGAGAGTGATGTTGCGCGAGTGGATATGACACAACCGTATACGAAGCAGTTATATACGCTGACAGGCGGCAAGTTGGAGATCGCAAGCGTACAGATTTCGGCGACGATTATTCGAGGTACGATTGATGTTACTCCTAGTGATAGTACGTTTGTGCTGTCTCTGTATCTTGGCGACGTTGTTTATGGGAAACACGATTTCGCAAGCGGAATGCTTACAATGTCGGGCAATTTTTCACAGTTAAATAGTGATGTCGTGGACGTTACAGAGAACGAAATCACAGAGCATAAAGGACATTCGGTTTCAATTACGACGGCAAATTGCCAGTCTTTTTTTACTGTTAACGTAAGTGAATATCAGCAATATGTTATCGCCGAAGAACTGTATGATTTCGGGGCAGATTCGCTGAATGATTCTGCGTATCCCGAATACGAGTTCTCACTGAGCAGCGGTAACTTCTTGTTTGCTAAAGAGTTTGCTCCGTTTCGCAATGCGCTTGAACTTGGTAAGGGTGTTCATTTGAGTCTTGGTAGCGAAGGGCATCTCGTGGCGAACATCATTGGCGTGTCTTTGGACTTTGATGACAAATCGTCTTTGTCGTTGACGTTCTCGACGAAATTCCAAAAGCATAATGGCGCTCAGGCGCTACAAGACATTCTGCAAACATCATATAGCGCTTCGCGCAGCTTCGATGCGTCGAAGCATTTATATAACCTCACGGCGGGACAGGCTAGTGAGGTTTCAAATTATATAAATGGTACGCTTGACGCTTCTGTGAATCGCATTGTTGGCGCGTCGAATCAGTCTGTCAATATCAGTGGAGCTGGTATTGAGGTCGGAAGTGATAAATATCAACTGCGCATCGTGGACAATATGATTGCCATGACGGATGACAAATGGCAGTCGGCAAACCTTGCTATCGGGCGATTTGCAACGCCGGAGACTGGTGAGCAGTGGGGTGTCAATGCAGAGTTGCTTGCTGGTAAACTTATCATTGGAAACAACATGATCCTTGAGAATCCGAAGGTGGATGCGCAAGGTTTGCCGACTGGCACGATGCAGTTCAAGGTGGATTCGACCGGCGTGTGGCTAAATAACAGCACCATGATTCTGCAAAAGGATAATGGCGGTCGAATGATCCTTGATTCTGACTACGGCATCATGGCGGGAACTGATCTTTTGTTTACCACGAATGGCACACAAGTAACCCCGTCGTTCATTGGTGATGACGGAGACATTGTTTATGATGATATGGGTATGCCGAAGAACGCGAACTTCTTCTTGGACATCAACGATGGAAGCGCGTTTTTCCGTGGTAAGGTTGATGCTGAATCAGGTCACATTGGTGGCTTCACGATTGAAGAAGACTTTTTGGAAGCTGGCTCCAATATGAACTATGTCGGCCTTAATGGTTCAGGTAGCAATCAAAACAGTTTGTATGCATTTTGGGCTGGTGCAAAAGAACCGGAGAAAGCAAACTTCTGGGTTAAGAAGGATGGCACTATTTACGCAAAAGAGGGTCAATTCATTGGCACTATGAGTGGCGTTCTTGATGGCGATCTGATTGCGAACCAACAAAATGGCTCATGGGTCATCGGGTGCGGATTAAAAGTAAATGATGGCAGATTCTTGGTCGAGCAAAATGGCGATGTAGTTATTGCTGGAGGCGTAAACATCTCCGGTGCTGGTTCGATTGATGCGCATTCAGTGTTGTATAAATCCGACGAGTATGGTGGATTTTGTTGCGATGATAGAAACAACGGTGTGGAGACTACGCATGGTGCGGTTATGTACAGCAAAGATAAATCCAGTTATCTTATGGCTACTAATGCAAGCGCATATATCAAATCTAACGGAGAATATATGGCCGTCGCAGGCAGTGGAGTAACTGTAAGCAAACCTGTCAGAACGGTTGCAGATAAGCGCTTGGCATCGAATGTATCGAGTAATCTTGCGAAGTATGATGCGTTTTATAACGCTCTCGCTCCTAGCTCTTTTAAATTTAAGAGCGATGAGAACGGAAGTACGCATATCGGGTTCTCCGCACAAGATGTTGAAACGGCTTTGAAAAGTAATGGGCTGACGCTCGGTGATTTTGCTGGCGTTTCTAAGTGTGCAGGCTCAACAGACGTTCATTCTGATTATACGGATCAATACTATCTTCGTTACTCGGAATTTATTGCGCTGAACACGTACCAAATCAAAAAACTTATGGAGCGAGTTACGGCTCTGGAAGAAAAGACATGATACATCAGGGGGAACAATTAGATTGAATAACGATGTGGATATCTTGATTGCTGTTTTGAATACGATGGACGAAATCAGCATTAGCGGCAGAAAAAACATCGAGAACTTTAGAAATTGCGTCATTGCGCTTGAAAAGCTGGTTGCGAGCATGAACGAACGGAATGCAAACAACGTTGACGCATGATTTATGGGGGGTGACTTCGCTCTTGGGAAGTTGTGTATATAATCAATACACCTTGCCGCAATTTGATTTTATTGGCGGAACGACGCAGAAATATACTATTCCTGTTTCGAGTGTCGCCAATATCTCTGATTCAGAAGCAAAGTCGTACCGTGCCGCTTTTGCTATTGTTAATTATGTGAATAGAGATTGTGCCCCAATCATATCTAAGGAAGCTACATTGGACACGACTGGAAAATTTATCACTATCAGTTTGTCTCCAAATGAGACGCTTAATTTGACTGGGAAATTTGTTTATCAGGTATCTTTACGAAACGAAAATAGCAATAGCGAATACCACGGTCAAGGCTTGCTGATTGTGGCAAGAAATATTGATAGGACTGGAACTGTGCTGAATCCTTATCGGAATAAACCTATTACATGGGGCAATTTGAAAAATGGCTTTAGCACGGCGCAGACCGTGACGATCGCCGATGGCACGGAGGTGGCGTATTGATGAAAAAGCTCTACGAAGAAATGATTAAAACAAAAGGTGGTGAGCGCATATGTCTCAGGCATATTTGGGCAGTTTCAATGGGACTGTCACTCCGAATGTGAATATGCTAAAGGTTTTTAAGGAAAATGAAATCGCAGCGAATCAGAATAGTATTTTGAATTACTGCGATATGACGCTCGTGAAATTCGGTATCTCTGCTCCGGCTGGCACGAAAGTGAAAATCAATGGCAGAGAGATCCCTTTGTTCACTGGCATTTTTGAGCTTGGCATGAACCAGCTCGACATTACGTCGCTCGAATTTGAAGAGGCGGTAGATGTGAATATCTACTATATGTATTAAGGCGGTGGGTCAATATGTTTTTTGTGGAAGACCCCAGATGGCGTGACGCACTAGTTGCAGGCGGCGGCTCTGATGGCGTTGCAGCTTTACAGGCTGAGATCGGTCGTGTAAAAGAAGATATGAAGAAGAAGGCTGACGGGATCACTTATGATGATAAAACGCGCAAGGTGCAATTGAAATCTGGCGATACTCTGATCGGCGCTGCAATTACCGTTCCCTCAGATAATTACGCAGACCAGATGTCCTCTGGCGGCAGTGAGGAATGGTCGGGCATGGACACTTCCGGCTCAACTGGCAATGGCGAGAAATGGTCTGATATGTAATTGCGCAAACCTCCGCATGGACGGGTTGCATATATAATTTCAAGAAAGGGGGAGGGATATTTGGGCACGAAGGTTGTTTATAAGCAAGGCTCAAAGCAAACTTATCTTGGGCTTACAAGCCGTCTGAGTAATGCGCTTTACTTTTGTACAGACACCAAAGAACTGTACAAAGGCGATGATCTTTATTCGGACGGCTTGCGATTTGTTTCGAGCATTTCTACGTTGCCTGAGTTTTCTAAGGCGTCTGACGGCATCCTGTATTACTGTCAGGCCGAGGAAACGTGCTTCGTTCTAAACGAGACGAGAGATGATTGGCTGTGTTTGTTTCCGCGAGATAGATTCCCGACGTTAACAGAGGCACAGGCATGGATTCAAAAATACGATTGTGCAGGCCGAATTATTACCGTGCAGAACGGTGAGGAATGGACTCCGTACATCGTAAAAAATGACAAGACACTGTCTCCGTTTCAGTCAGCACCTATTGATATTAAGGTAATCGACGGCGGGACAGCTTTTGTTTAACTAAAATTGAAAGGGAAAAGTTATGTCTGACAAAACTTTGAAAACTACCATTCAATTCAGACGAGATACCACTGAGAATTGGGTGACGAACAAAGACGTCGTGCCTGCCGCTGGCGAGCCTTGCTTTGACAAGGACACGGGCGTGCTGAAAATTGGCGACGGCGTTGCTACCTATGAAAATCTCCCGCGTGTCGGCGGTGTTTCCGCTGCGCACTATGAGGGTGTTAAGGGCGATGGCGAGAGCGATACCGCTGTTATCGAGCGTGTGCTGGCCGCTGCTGGCGCTGAGGCGAAAGTGGATGACATTTTTGTTGTCAAGACGCTGATTTCTGACGGGAAATATTCTTACACTGCGTATGTTTACAACGGCACTGCTTGGGGCGCGATGGATGGAAACTATAATGCTGAGAACGTTTATTTCGCTGATGATCTCACCTATACTGCGGCCATCGGTGTTATGACGGTTCCGTCATCTGGCTCTGGAACGATTCGTGCCGCTGGCAAGAACGTAAAGGACGTTCTGGCTTCCATTCTTGCCAAAGAGAAAAATCCTACGGCTACTCAGCCTGCGGTTAATGTGACCTGCGCGCAGCTCGGCGCATACGAGGTCGGTACGTCTGTGACGCCGTCTTATAAAGCTGCGCTGAGTGCTGGTAGCTATACTTATGGCCCGGTTACTGGTATCACTGCAACCAAGTGGAGCGTGAGCAATGGCGCTGACACAAAGGAGACGGCCGAAGGCACGTTTGATGCTATCATCGTTGCCGACAACACGAACTATGCGATCACTGCGACTGCGACGCACGGCGAAGGCGCTGTCCCCGTGACGAACCTTGGCAATGCGTATCCGGCTGGCAAGATTTCTGCTGGTACGAAGTCCGGCACTGCTTACAAGAGCGCGTCTGCAAAGGCCACTACGAAGATTACCGGTTATCGTAACTCCTTCTACGGCACGCTGACCGAAAAAGATGGCGAAATCAACTCGGTGCTTGTGCGTGGTCTGGCTACCAAGTCCAACAAGGCTCTGGCGAATGGTAACTCGATCAATCTTACGATTCCTGTTGGTGCGAAGCGCGTTATGTTTGCATATCCCGCGACTCTGCGCGATGTCAGTTCCGTGCTTGACGTGAACGGTCTGAACGCTGAAATTAAGTCTGGTTTCACAAAGAGTGTTGTCTCTGTTGAGGGCGCTGCTGGCTATCAGGCGATTGACTATAAAGTTTACGTTCTCGATTACGCAAACGCGAACGATGCGGCGAACACTTATAAGGTCACTATTTGATTAGAAAGGAGGAAAGGATAATGGCTGATTTTGGTAAACTGAATTTCTCCGTTGCTTTCAATCCTACTACTGCGTTCCCTCTTGACGCACGTTACTACTTTGCGACGCTTGCTGAGGCGCAGGCTGCTGCCGCTGCCGCTGTCGAGGTCGGTAGTTCTGATGGCACTTATTTCTTTGGCGAAATCGTTTGCATCGTTGCTGATGGTGTTGCTTCTCTGTACATCATCCAGCCTGATAAGACGTTGAAGCCTGTTGGCACTGAAGTTCTCGGCGATGGCAAATCTATCGAAATTAAAGATGGCAAGGTTGCTGTCAAGGGTTCTGATGAGGCTACTGCTGGTCAGCAACCGCGCATCAATGCGGCTGGCAACGCCATCGAGTGGTATACGCCCGATACGAGCACCGTTTCTGGCCTTGCTGATACGGTTGCTGGGCATACGACTGACATTGGCAATCTTCAGAGTGGCAAGGCTGATAAGGCCACTACGCTTGAGGGGTATGGCATCACGGATGCTATGACCGCTACTGCTATCAGCGAAGCGATTCAGGCGGCTATTGCTGGACTGGCCACGCTTCGTTCAAGAAGGTAGATGATATCCCTGCTGTCGAGGCCGCAGAGGATAACATTCTTTACCTTGTGATGAATGCGGGAACAGGTTACTACGACATCTATGCTAAGGTGGATAATACTGTTGTCCGTCTTGATGACGTGTCTGTTAACCTTGATGCCTACTCCACTACTGAGCAGATGAATTCTGCCATTACTGAGGCTATCAAGAATAAGGTTGATGCTGAGGTTGGCAAGAGTCTGTCGAGCAACGATTACACGACAGAAGAGAAAGAGAAACTTGCTGGTATCTCCGCTGGTGCCGAGGCAAACGTTGTCAAGTCTGCGTCCGATGAGTTTACCATTTCTGATGCTGGCAAACTGAGTCTTGCTAGTGTTGAGATGGCAAAGGTGACTGGCTTGCCGGACGCTCTCAAGGCTAAGGTTGATGCCGTTGAAGGAAAGGGTCTTTCTGCTAACGATTTTACCAACGAGCTGAAGGGTAAGCTGGATGGTGTCGAGGTTGGTGCGAATGAGAACCTGATTGAGATTGTTAAGGCTAATGGTGTTGCACTGAATATCTCCGAGAAGGCTGTTGACATTCCGCTTGCTGGTGAGACTGCTGGTTTGGTTGTCAGTTCTTCTGCTGAAAACAAGGTCGCTGTTGCGGCTGATGGCACGATGGAGGTTAACTCCGTCAACATCAATAAGCTCGTTCAGACTGATGGCGACACTCTGATTCTTGACGGCGGGAGTGCTTCTGTCTAATTCTTAATTTGTGTTATCGAGGTTGGAAAGGCTCCCGACGCTCCTCTTATGAGGAACCTGAGATGCAGGATACGCCGCCCTGCCGACAACAAACTGAATACTAAATAGCCGAGTGCTAAAATGCGCTTGGCTTGTTAATAACTGAAAGGTGGCCTATTATGGCAGATAAGACTTTTAATACGAGAATTTCTCTGAAATATGATACTTATGCAAACTGGATAAACAAAGACCCTGTTCTGCTTGCAGGCGAAGCGGCTGTTGTCGTTGTTCCGGCAAAGTCTAGCGCAGTCCAGCAGGAGCCTGCTGTTCTGTTTAAGATCGGTGATGGGGCAAAAAAGTTCAGTGAGCTGTCGTTCGTCTCCGGTCTTGCCGCGAACGTCTACTCTTGGGCGCTTGCCGAGACGAAGCCGAGCTACTCTGCTACTGAGATTTCCGGCCTTGCCGATTACATCTCTGGTGAGATCCAGGACACTGATACACAGTATAAGCTCGAAGTGGACGGCACGAATAATCGCAAGTTCCATCTGTATTCTAAGGCAAAGGGTGTTGCGGAGTGGACGCTTCAGGATACAATCACGATTCCTGATGAGACTGTCCACACGCTTGTGGAGGGCACCACTAATGGCACTGTTAAGTTCGACGGTGCTGACGTTGCAGTCCATGGCCTTGGTTCTGCGGCTTATGTTGACACAGATGCGTTTGATGCCGCTGGTTCTAAGGACGAAGCAATTGCTGCCGCTAAGTCCGCTGGTGACAATGCGCAGACGGCTGTTGATGCACTTTCTGGCAAGGTCGGCACTGTCACTGAAGGCAAGACTGTTGTTGAGATGATTCAGGATGCTCAGGCCGCCGCTACTTACGATGACAAGGACATTAAGTCGCGTATGACTACTGCCGAGGGCAAAATCACAACGCTTATTGGTGAGGACGCATCAAAGTCTGCTCGTGCGATCGCGGCTGAAGAGGTTGCTAAAATCGTTGATGGGGCTGATAGCTCTTATGATACACTCAAGGAAATCGCTGACTGGATTTCCGGCCACAAGACAGATGCTACGGCCATGAACAGCGCGATTATTGCGCTGGAGGGCATCGTTGATGGTATTGGTGGCGATGGCGAGAAGGCCACAGTCGTTGCTTATGTGACCGATGCGATTGCGGCACTGAAGATTGGCGATTATGCCAAAGCTGCCGACCTGACTGCACTTGCCGGACGCGTTGATACGCTGGAGGGTACGGCTCATGAGCACGCGAACAAGGCTGTGCTTGACGGCATTACTGCTGAAAAAATCACCGCTTGGGATGGCAAGGCTGATGCAAATCACAAGCATGACATTGCGGACTTGAATCAGGCCGCTGGATACATTGTCCTGAACTGCGGGTCTGCATCCGTGAATATCTGATATAATTTAGTGTAACCGCGTCGTGAATTATCACGGCGCGGTTTTTGCATATTCTCGTGCGCATATGGGCTTTTGTTTTTCTAAATTTGTATATTGTTGCTGTGTAAACACAACCTACGATACCTAGAAAGTATATGTAGATACATGGCTTTATGTAACGGAAAATCCTGTGGATATGGGTTTATCGAGTTTCATAAAGGTATATTGAGATATAAAACTGACACTTAACCTATAAAATAGATGGCTTTCCGATCTTGGCATTGCAAATTTGCGACAATTTAACTTGTACTTGGGTTGAACAAGCAGACTTGCCAACTATATTCTCTGGCGAATTAAGCGAACAACTTCTAACTATGTATATAGCGGGAGTGCATAACACAAATGAACATCGAATCAGAACCGCGCCGTTACGAAACGGCGCGGTTTATTATAAGGAGGGATTTGCTTGTCTGATTTATATAACACAAGGATCAAATTGAAACGAGATACAGAGGAAAACTGGACTAGTAAGAATCCGATTCTTTTAGACGGAGAAATGATTATTGTTAAAACCAATGATGGTAAAATAAGAAAAAAATCGGAGACGGTGTAAAAAAGTTCTCTGAGTTGCCGTATGATGAGATTACAATTGATAGTGCAATTTCAACGACGTCTACTAATCCGGTTCAAAACAAAGTTATCACGTTGGCGCTGGACGGCAAAGCGGGAACAGCAGTGGCGACCACATCAGCCAATGGCCTGATGTCTAATGCGGACAAGGCCAAGCTCGACGGCATCGAGCTTGGGGCCAACAAGACCACCGTGCCCACGGCGCTGAAAAATCCAAACGCACTGACGATCGAGATCGGCAACACCACCGTCACCTATGACGGCAGCACGGCGCAGACCGTGACGATCGCCGATGGCACGGAGGTGAGCTACTGAGATGAAAAAGCTCTACGAAGAAACCGCCGTACAGGACATTGCAGCAGCTATCCGCGAGAAAAATGGCACTGCAACGAAATACAAAGTCGCGGAGATGGGCGATGCTGTGAGGCGCTGCT